ACAACACATAACAATATTGGAGATGATTTTTCATTTAATACTTGTTATGGTTCATTCTCATATAACACAATAGGAACTTATTTCAATTCTAATGAAATACAAGATGGATTTGGTTTTGGTGTTGGAAGTTCTCAAGGAAATAGAATTGGAAATAATTTTAATGATAATACTATTGGAGAATACTTCTACAATAATACGATACCTGATAACTTTACCGAGAATACAGTTGGGGATTATTTCCAATGGAATATTGTTAATGCCGAAGTTTTTGGTACTTGTTTAAGTACAGGTATGTTATATGATATCACAACAGTTAATGTATTTAAAAATAAAAATGGTGATAATAGATTGTCGTATTACGATGAAGTGGATGTTCTAACAATAGAAACATTAACTGAAGCACCTTGTTTAGGTGGATTAAATGTGTTAGACATACCAGAAAATGATTTGAATTTCGGATTAATATTATAAATAAATAAAAAATAAAAAAACAAAAAAAATGATACAAGGAATTAGAATAACAAGCACAAATTTATCAGGACTAACGGCAAACGTTACTTTTTTACCCACAACTGGTGGAACCATTAATTTAGGTACCGAAGTAATACCATTTAATAATATTTCGGTTTATCCTTATGGGACATACGAATTAGAGGTTCCTTTATATGATAGAACATATGAAATAATTGTACCAGCACCATTAACAGGTCAGAGTGCATATACTCAAACGGTAAGAACTGTTACTGTTGATGGAGGATATCAACCATTCTCAGGAGCGGTATTATCTGAAGTATGGGGGACATACACAACACAATATATTACAGATGAAGGAATACCATCAACTGACATTGTTTTAGCGGAAGGTATTTGTTCTGATGATGTTGATGCGGCATATTTACCAGGAAATATCGGTGGATGGCCAACAAGTATTAATTCATTTTTAGGTCCGTTTATGTCCGGTGGATTGGCAGGTTATCCGTTTGTTGGTAGTGTTGGATTTGGGGCATTTGCAAGTCACGTAGCAACAACTCTTGGTGGAACCTTGTTTGTAACAAGTACACCACACATTGGTGTTACTGAAGATGGTCGTTCAGGTAGAATGTTAAGAAGAGGTAAAGCAAATAGTTTAACAGATAATACCTGTGGAGCGGTTGCGGGAGCGATTGATCAAGTTGTAAATCAACTAAGTTCAGTGCCAGATCAAAATAATGCACCTTTTAATAATGAAAATTATTCTTTTTGGAAATTGACAGATATTTTATGGCCATTTAAATCTACTTTAAGTGGATTCACAGGAACTACTGAAGAGGTTTATAATAAACAAATGATATTTACCACAGAAACTATTAGGGATTCTGCTTATGATTATATTATTACAAATTTACCAAGCCAAGTAACCGCTAATACCACAAACGATGTATATTTTTTAAGTGGTATTTTTATTAATAGTGATGTTAGTTCCGGTACAACACAATTTGAATCATACGTTGTTGTTGATAAAGTTATGAAATACGAATTTGGTATTGGGTGGAGTGATATAACAGTTGGTTATATGGCTGGATTACCGATTGATTAAATAAATTAAAAAATAAAAAAATGTCGACAAAATACATTGTAGATAATTTAAGAGGACAAACCATAAATGGTGAATCAATTTTACCTAAATATAAAGTGTACACTGCTTTATTAACACAGATTGGTGTAGATGACCCAAAAACCATTACAGGTGGTAAAGTTGGTGAGGGTGTATCATATCAACTTTTGGATGTGTTTGATAGAGGTACTTGGGATTTTAGTAATGTGGGGGGACCGGTTCATCCAGAATATTATTCATTTGTTGCCACATCAAATAAAGAACCTAATAGTTGGGACGGGGTTGGTATGTTGGGATACAACACAGCGGCTCCAATAGTAACAGTGTTAGAGAACACTATTGGAAATATTTGGTTTACTTATGATGGAGTTGGAAATTACAGTATTTATTCAAATGGATTATTTACAGAAAATAAAACTACTTTTAGTATTATTCTGATGGGAGATGATTTAGAAAATGGATATTTATGCAGAGGGTATATGTCAGAACCTAACAGTTGCGGAATTGTTACAGGAGATATATCAACACCTTATAATGATGTATTATATTGGAAAACCCCAATAGAAATAAGAGTATATAATTAATAAATAAAAATTATGAGAATCTGTATATTGTGTGAAGAATCTAAAGTTTCACAAGCAAGAGAAAAGATGAAAAATGATAATATCTTAAAAATAGATTTATCACCAACAGGAGAATTACCAGCAACCCATAAATTATGTGTTATGGCAGTAACGGAAGAAAGGGCGAAACAACTTATGGATTCTGCGGAATTAACAATAATTGAGGCGATGAACCCAAAAGAATTTTTAGAAAAACACAACTTAAAAAAAATTGGAAAATACAGAAACATATAAGATAAAAAAAAAATTTATCACAAAAGATGAAGTAAACCAAATAGTAAATTGGATTGATTCTGTTAATCACAACGGTAATGATAGTAACCATCACCTTACAGAATTATCTAAAACACTTAATGGTAAATCTTATATGTTTGATATTTCTAAAACACCTTTAACAAATTACATTACAAAATTTCAATCAATATCTGACGTTTCAAATGAAAACCTACCTGAATTTATTTATAAAATTATAGATAGAATATCAGAAGAGTTTAATTTCCCAAAGGACAACATTTTCTTACAGTCGGTTGATATGAATAAAGGTGGAAAAATAAATCCCCATTATGATGCGTCAATTGATGGATATGTTAATTACAAATGTAACATAAGTGTATTGTCAGAAGATTACGATCTATTTTTGGATAAGGAGTCTATTAAGATACAAGAAACCGATCTTTATGGTTTTGAAGCGTCACTATATAAACATTGGACAAACGAGTTTAATTCAAGAAGGATTTTTTTGAGTTTTGGTTTTATTTTACCTTATGAAATTTTAAATAGAACAGAAAATGATCCAAGAGTTAGATTAAGTAAAAGAATTGAAAAATACTTTCAAAATAAAAATAAATAACATATTTATATAAAAAACAAATAATTACATTCTATGGAATTTTTTATACAACAAGATAGTACATTACCGATTTTAAAAATGGATATTGTAAAAGACGGTAGAACCGAGTCTTGGAAGGAATTTTATTCTATTTTAGATAATGCCAGATTAAGATTTTCTATGGTGAGTGAAGAAGACGGTATACAAAAAGTTTTTATGGATAATGCTTATTTGGTTGAAAAAGAAAGAAGAAATCCTGATTCCCCTGTAGAGTATTACATATATTATAAGTGGAAAAACAAAGATACAAGTAAAAAAGGTAGGTTTATTGGTCAATTTTTAATTACTCTTGAGAATGGTGATTTAGTTACACCAATAAGAGAAAATCTTTATATAAATATTGTTTGACATTTGATTCCATAACTTATATATTTTAACAAAGGGAAATCACAAATGTTTTGTGAGCATAATAACCCAAACTTAAATTATACAAATATGGTACCTCAAGAAGAAATTGAACACTTTTTACATGGCGAAGACGACGAAAAATATATTGTTGCATTAGAATACGATTACAGATCAGATAAAATTTTCAAGGTAATACAAGACCCAATCAAAGGTAAACTTTTGAGAATGGACACGTTTATTCCATTTGCTTGGGTTGGGGATCTTAAAGATAAAAACTTCTATAAAGGTAATAAGGAGTTTCAAAAGAAAGCAATGTCTGAAAACGGCATAATCATAGAAAAATTAGAAGACAGGGGAGACGAAAGGTTAAAAAACGGATTAACGTTTTTAGTTAAAACAACGAAGTCCTACTCAAACCTTGTAAACTTTTTTAAAGGTGGTGGTTTAGATCCGTGGAATAGAGATAACTCAGACGCAATTACCATTATGACACCGGTAGAACAATACCTCATCCAAAAAAGTAAAAGACTATTCAAAGGGTTTGACGAATACGATGAAATTCACAGGTTTGTATTTGATATTGAAACCACAGGTTTAGATCCTAAAACAAGTAAAATGTTCTTAATAGGGATGAAAGACAATCGTGGTTTTATGAAATCTTTATCAGCACAAAATGAAGATGAAGAGAGGAGAATGATTATTGAGTTTTTTGAAACTATAGACCAACTTAAACCATCCCTTGTTGGTGGGTACAACTCATCATTCTTTGACTTCCCGTTTATTTTAAAACGTGCAGAAATTTTAAAATTAAATATTAAAAAAATTGCAAAAACTTTAAATCCTGATTACTCTTTAAAACAAAAAGACGGGATGTTAAAATTAGCAAACGAGATGGAACCTTACGTTCAAACACAAATGTGGGGTTACAATATCATTGATATTGCTCATGCGGTTCGTAGAGCACAAGCAATTAATTCAGACATTAAGAGTTGGTCCTTGAAGTACATCACCAAATTTATTGAGTCAGAAAAAGAGAATCGTGTTTACGTTGCAGGGGATAAAATCGGTAAAATTTATTTTGACAATGAGGATTATTGGATGAATAAAGAAAACGGTAACTATAAAAAGGTTGGAACCAATGAAAAAATAGATGAGATATGTTCAAGAAGAGATGATATATATTTTAAAACTAATGGTTCAAAAATAATTGAGGATTATCTTGATGATGACTTATATGAAACTATGATTGTCGACGAACAGTTTAATCAAGCAAACTTCCTACTTTCTAAACTTGTACCAACAACATACGAAAGACTTTCAACAATGGGTACGGCAACACTTTGGAAAATGATTATGTGCGCTTGGTCTTATAAAAATAATTTAGCGTTACCTAAAAAGAAAGAAAAAAGAAAATTCACAGGGGGACTCTCTCGTTTGGTTCAGGTTGGTTATTCAAGAAACGTATTGAAACTTGACTATTCATCACTATACCCATCTATTCAGTTGGTTCACGATGTTTTCCCTGCGTGTGATGTTACAGGATCAATGAAGAGTATGTTAAAGTATTTCCGTGATACTCGTATTAAATATAAAAACTTGGCTGGAGAATATAAATCAATAGACTTAAAGGCATCAATTTCATACGATAGAAAACAGTTACCAATTAAAATATTTATCAACGCATTCTTTGGTTCGTTATCCGCTCCTCACGTATTCCCTTGGGGTGATATTGATATGGGTGAGCAGATTACTTGTACGGGTAGACAGTATCTTCGTCAGATGATTATGTACTTTATGAAAAGAGGTTACGTTCCATTAGTTATGGACACGGATGGTGTAAACTTTGAAACCCCTAAAGAAAGAGAATCATATACGTATGTTGGTAAAGGACTAAATGGTTTGGTTAAAGAAGGTAAAGAATATGTGGGGGCGGAAGCGGATGTTGCAGAGTACAATGACTTGTTTATGAGAAATGAAATGGGACTTGATATTGACGGTGTGTGGCCGGCAACAATTAACGTGGCTCGTAAAAACTACGCATTACTTACAGATAAAGGTAAAGTAAAACTTACAGGTAACTCTATTAAATCTAAAAAACTCCAAACTTATGTTGCAGAATTTTTAGATAAAGGGTTAAGAATGTTACTTGACGGTAAGGGTGGTGAATTCTTAGATTTCTATTACGAATATGTTAATAAAATTTACAATAGAGAAATTCCTTTAGCAAAAATTGCAAACAAGGCTCGTGTTAAACAATCAATAGACGATTATAAGGTTCACGTAAAAAAAACAACAAAGTCAGGTAGTTTAATGTCAAGACAGGCACATATGGAACTTTTAATTAACAACAAAAAAAATCCTGGATTAGGGGATACTATATATTATGTTAATAATGGTGAAAAGAAATCACACGGTGACGTTCAAAGAAAGACAACCAAAATGACAAAAAAACAAATAGAAGATTACACAAACATTCACGGAGCAGTACCACCTGAGATGTTATCAAAAAGTGAGGTAATTTTGAATTGTTATATGATTGATGAAAAAGAAATTGAAGACAATCCTGACTTGTTAGGTGAATACAACGTACCAAGATATTTGGCAGCATTTAATAAAAGAATTGAACCATTACTTGTAGTGTATAGTCCTGAGATTAGAAATGACATTTTAATTGAGTACCCTAAAGATCAACCAATATTTACCAAAACACAAACAATTATGGGTAGAGGGTTCCCGATGAAAGAAAAAGATCAAGATAATTTAGATGAGGTTTTAACCTTATCGGATATGGAGATTAGTTTTTGGCAATCTGTTGGCATTGATCCGTACTATATGTACATAGATGATACTATTGATTTAGTAGATATAGATAGGGTTAACCACAATAATAAATTAATGATTGAAACCAAAAGAGTTGAAAAGGTTGATGTAGATGATATCTTTGAGTATGACGTAGATGGGGACTTAATGAGTCACATTTTCGAGACTTAGTAACTAAGAGTTTTTTAAACCATCTGAAGAAAGAATATACCAATCACCCCCAATATATTTGAACTCGACACAAGAACCTTTGTCGAGTTCAACTTCATTATATTCACCATCTATTAGTTTATCCGTTTTAACTAAAACATGTGTTAATGATTTTACTACTACGTGATCTGTAGTGTTTTCGTCTAATGTTAGTTCACAAAAATCAACATCTTTTATGACTATAACATACTCACCATCGGTTTTGTAACTTTTATTTGTAACAACAGAAGAATCTGATGTTACAATTTCGTTTCCGTTTATTATTCTTTTTGATGGTTGTGATCTAAATATTGCCATAAAATTATATTACGTTATAAGGACTTGTGAATGCTCTAAATTTTAATAACTTATTAAGATTTTCCGCCTGAAGGGCCTTTGCCTCCATAAGTTTTTCAGGACGCATCCTTTCAAGTCTAGTTTTTAATTCTTCTTGTAACATTGTCTTTTCGTCTTTGGCTTCAGTTTGTAAACTTTGGTATTCTAAGGTTAGCTCTGAGTCAGGGGTTTTTAAGTTACCACTAAATTTACCACGAACTCTTGCTAATGTTTCTTTACAGTATGCGGTAAACCATCTTCTAACCCAAGTTTGTGCAGGATAATTTAATTTATCCCATCTTAATCTTTCAACCGAAACGTCGGACGGTAATCGTATAACGTCAGGATTATTAGCCAAACAGTCCTCTCTATCACAAGTTTCGTAATACCAATACCAAACTTTGTATCCTTTATTCTTTATAGTACCAAAATCAAATTTACCGCCAGGAACGTTATAAAGATGTAACGCCTTTTTACCTTCAGGTAATGCCGTTATTCTGTAGGTTAAATCTCCTGTTATAATTCTTTTTTTAATATTTATGTCAGACATTCTTAAAAGAATATCAAATGCTGATGTTACAAAATAGTTACCCGAATTTCCCATTTGTGAAAATCCCGCACCACCACCTAAACCAACACCACCCATACCACCAAAACCACCCATAAAAGGATCGAAGTATGCAGCATCTAATTCTGATCGACTAAACCATAAAAGTTCATTAACTTCTCGACAAGCAGGTATTTCATATACTTGTTGGTTTGGTACTAAATCTATGTAGTCTTTTTTTAAAACCCATTCTCCTCCAGCCTGCAGCCCAACTATCTTTGAGTATGCGTAGGTGTATTGGGTTTCCCAATTCATATCTTTTGTTGTAAGAGCTCTTGCTATTGATTGTTCCTCAACATTTAATCCAGCAACAGATGCCCATTGGGACTCTATTAACCAATCTTGAACCGCCTGTTCGTAGTCTTCAATTGAAAGTTCTAAAAGGGAATCAAGTTGTTCGTCCTCTAATTCCACTGAACGTAAAGGGGCACCCAAAAGATTTCTAATTCTTTTGTACATCCTACTTCTTTCTGGTTCTGTAATAATTACGGTAGTTGCCATAGATGTTTTATTATATAAATATCTTTGTATTTAAAAATACGATTATTATATCTTCTTTTTTGTTTGGGATACATACACATCACAAACAAAATCCCAATTCACCACTTTCCAAAAGTTATGAATATACTTATCTCTTTCGTTTTTATATTTTAAATAATATGAGTGCTCCCATATATCTAAACCAAGTAACGGATAACCCCCATTTTTTTCAGTGTCCATTAATGGGTTATCTTGATTTGGGGTAGTTACGATTTTTAATGTATTATTTTTAGTTAATATTAACCACACCCAACCTGAACCAAATCTGGTTTTTGCAATTTCCTCAAACTTTTCTTTAAACAATTCTACAGATTCAAAAGTTTTTTCAATTTTAAACAATAATGGATTTTTAAGTGTTGTTTTTTTAGGTGTCATCATTTTCCAAAATAATGCGTGGTTGAATGCACCACCCCCATTGTTTTTAACTTTTTTATTAAATCTTGATATTTTTTTTATTATCTCTTCTATGTCCATATCTTTACCCGATACTTTCTCTAACTCAAGATTTAATTTCTCAACATACCCCTTATAGTGTTTAGTATAGTGGGTTTTCATAGTTTCATCATCTATAAATGAACCTAAAGAATCGTAATCATAGGGTAATTGTTCTATACTTATTTTTTTTATTTCTGAAATGATTTTACGATTACTTGGTATCTCTTCATTTAAAATGTTTTCTATTTTAGAAATTTCCTCACTAAATCTAGAATATATAGTTTTTTCTAATTTTTTATTTGTTTTTTCAAACTTTTTTACCTCTTCTCCGGATTTTGCATTGGCTTCGTTCTCATTCTCACTCCCAACGTCTTTTTGTTTTTTTCTTTTTAAAACGTTCCTTTGATATTCGTGAACCCACTCATGGGCAACCGTCCTTAAAATATCTCTATTAAGTCTATCCTTAACTAATATTTTTAATTTATGTTTATTGGTTCTAACTCCCGTTGTCATTTTTTCTGATCTTTCCGTTTGAAAAATAATGGTTACGTCATCGTTAAGAGGATGAGATTTCTTAAGATTATTAATAAAACGATTAATTAGTATTTTTTCTTCTTTAGTTGGGTTACACCCGTCATATTTAATTTCAACATCCATGATATATAAATATCACCTACCATTAGAAATTATAGTTAACATTTCTTCTATTGAAGATGCGTCGTCTAATAACATATCGTCACCCATAACCTTTGATATGATTTTTTTCTTTCTACTAAGGATATCGTAAATTGCCCCTTCTATTGTGTTTTCAAAAAGAGGATAGTAAACTGAAGTTGATTTTTTTTGTCCAATTCTGTGTGAACGATCCTCTGCTTGTGCATGTTCAGCAGGGACAAACGATAAGTCATTCATTATTACCGCTTCCGCCGATGTTAAAGTAATACCAACCCCTGCAGCTTTTAAGTTACCAACAAACACTTTAATTTTGTCATTTTCTTGAAAGTCGTCAACGGATTTTTGACGATGAGGTTTTGAACAAGACCCGTCTAAATAAACTGCCTGTTTTCCAAAATGTTCATAAATGGTTCGTAACGTATCAGTAAAATTAGTAAATATGATAACTTTTTTTCCTTGTTCAATAATATTTTCTGCTAACTCAATAGTATTTTTAACTTTCTCTTCAGCAATCACTTTTCTAACTTTCATTAATTTACCAAACTGTATTGTAAGTGAGGATGACTCTTCTGAATTATTGTCGTACCAATTATAGTATTCACCCATGAGCTCTTCATAGTCTTTAGATTTTAATCTTAAATAAACGGGAGTAATGATTTTATCAGGTAAATCTAAAACTTCTTCCTTTAATCTTCTAAGAATATGTGATTGTGTTCTTTCTCTTAGTTCATCTAAATTGGATGCTCCTGTAACATTCCATACTTTTCTTTTCCCCACACTAAACTGAAACCCATTACAGTACCTTCTAGCGTAAGCCATCCAATTAGATGCTACAGGACTCTCAACTAAACTTAAAAGATTATAGTAATTCATTGGTCGTGATGTCATCGGGGTTCCTGTCAATAACCAAACTCTATCAACCTTATCACAAATATCATTAACTATTTTTGTTCTTTGTGCTTGTGGGTTTGATATCATATGTGCCTCATCCATAATAACTAAATCAAACTTTGTATTTAAAATTGTTGACTCGTCTTGTTTTTTTGGATCGTGAAAGTTTTTTAATATGTCGTAATTTATTATAACAAAATCATGTTCATTTGAAAATTTCTTTCCTTCGGCAATATATATGGTTCTATCTGAGTAATTTTCAATTTCACGTTGCCAATTAATTTTTAAAGATGCTGGACAAACTATTAATATTTTTTTTGCACCTGTTTCTAATGCAGATATGATTGTTGACGTTGTTTTTCCAAGTCCCATATCATCCGCCAAAATAAACTTTTTATTCCCGACTAATTTTTGAATAGCGTCTTTTTGGTGTTCCATAGGAACTCTATGTTCATATTTCGTGTAATCGACAACAATATTTTTAACTTCATTGTCTTTTATGATTGCAGATTTTGGCATCCAAAAATCATGTATTGTATCACCACTAAATATTTTACCCCATATATGGTACGACTTATCCTTCTCAACCAAAAGTTTTTCAACATATATCTCTGTTGGTTCTTTTGTATACATTTTCTCCTCCATCATTTTTTTACCAAAATACGAATCAAGTTTAACCCATTTTTTAGCAACTTTTGGTGTTCTTCCGTGAAAGTTTATAATGTATTCGGACTGAGCCCTTGTTAAGGTAAAAGACTTACTATTTTCTTTTTTATGTTTTAAATTAAGTATATAGTTATTTGACCCAACATAATTATCTAATAAATATTGAGCTCTTGATTCAGGAGTTTTTAAAATTACGTCTTCCATATCGTTATAAATAAAAATAACAAAATAATTATAAAAAATCAATTAAAGTATTTATAATATATGAGTGATAATAAAGTTCCAATTACTAGATTAAATAAGTTTTTTTCTGAACAAGATTTTGACTTAGACATATCAATGGGTGAAGAGTGGCTTGTTGGGGATATGAATTTTACATTAGTTCTTTATAGAGTTGATAGACAAAGGACCAATAACGACGATGTTTATGGTGAGGCGTTAGAAGATTCAATACAATACTTACCTCCTGTTGAGTTTAGGGGTTATGTTCAAATTGAGACTCCTACAAATGCAGATTATGGTTCTTCTAAACTATCACAAACAGAACCGGGTAATATTAAGATAGGTGTTTACCAAAAAGAATTAGATAACTTAGAAATAGAAATTGCTTATGGTGATTATATTGGTTACTACGAAACGGAGTCAAAAGTCAGATATTATTCCGTAGTTAACGATGGTCGTGTTGTTTCGGATAATAAACATACCTATGGAGGGTATAAACCATTTTATCGATCAATAATTGGGGCACCTGTAAATAATAACGAATTTAATGGATTATAATAATGGCATTACCTAAAAAAATAAAAAAACATTTACCTTTAATACCTGAAAAAGTCGGTAGGGAAAGAAGACAAGAAATGTTAGACGACATAACCGATGACGGTACTTTTTTACCTAAAGGGGTTCTACACGCAGATTTAGATTTAGGAATGTTAGATTTTGTTAAGGACAGATTACAATTAGTTGTAAGTGAAAAAAAAGTACCAACAATTAATAAAATAATAACAAACCAAAATTGGTCTCAGTTTACCGAAACTTGGAATTTTCAAGATTTAGATAATAACGTTTCATTACCATTTATTGCTACGGTTAGGATGCCGGAAGTAAAATATGGAACATTTCAAGGAGGTGCAGCAAACATACCAAATAGACGACAATTTTTTTATTACACGGTACCTACTTGGGACGGACAAAGAAAAGGGGCTGACGTTTATAAAATACCACAACCAATACCTGTAGATATTACTTATAATGTAAAAATATTCTGTAATAGAATGAGAGAACTCAATGAGTTTAATAAAATTGTAATGCAAACATTTACGTCTAAACAGGCATACCAACAAATAAAGGGACACTACATTCCAATTGTGTTGGATGATGTTTCCGATGAATCAGCAAAAGATTTAGAAAAAAGAAAATACTATATTGCAAATTATAAGTTCACAATGAAGGGACTTTTAATTGACGAGGAGGAGTTTCAAATTTCTCCAGCAATTACAAGACAAGTAACTATGTTTGAGGTTGACACAAAAGTTAAAAGTAGAAGAGTAACGATTGAACCGCCTAAACCTAATTTTTTTGATTTAGATATTAATTTTTTAAGTGGTGTGACACAATTAAGTGAGGTGTTTAGGTATAGTGTTGATTTGAAAGTTACAAATCAAGAAAATTTAATTAACTGTTATAACGTAACATACAGTGCGATAACGAATACAAATTTAACATACACTAACTGTTCGGGTAACTCAGTAACATTATCATTAACTACGGGAAACACAAATACTATTTGTGTTAAAGGAGGGACAATACCGTCGTTTACTAACCCAACAGGGGTGACATACAATAATGGATCGTATTGCGCAAGTGCGTATTCTGTTTATATTAATAATAATTACGTTGGTGATAATTTAGATTTAATTCAAATTAATGACGGGGATACTTTATTAATAATCTCATACAAAGATGACATTACGAAGGCGGCGAAGATAAGTACGACAGCATACTTAGTCTAATCACTCCCCGTATATATCTTTTTTTTTCTCACAATTCTTTTTAATTAATGATTCTAAAAACTTATACATTTTTAAATCATTATCATCACAATAGTTTTTTAGGATTTGGTGAGCCTCAATTGATATTTTTATGTTTTTTATCTTTTTCATATTTTTCTTTTAAGTGTGGGTAGAAAAAAGGCAGAATTTTTTCTCACCATATAATAAATATTATTTAAATGTAAAGTTTTTTGGTTTTTTTCAGGGTATTTATATAAAAAAATAAAACGCTTAATAAAACAGAAAAAAATGGCATCATCAAACAAAGTTTTCGTTTCACCTGGAGTCTACACTTCAGAAAGAGATTTAACTTTTGTTGCACAAAGTGTAGGTGTAACAACTTTAGGTGTAGTTGGTGAAACTCTTCAGGGTCCCGCTTTTGAACCAATATTTATCACAAACTTTGACGAGTTTCAAGTATATTTTGGTGGCACAAGTCCTGAAAAATTCGTTAACACACAAATACCTAAATATGAATTAGCATATATTACTAAGGCATACCTACAACAATCAAATCAACTTTTTGTAACAAGAGTATTAGGATTATCAGGATACGACGCAGGACCATCTTGGTCAATCACAACAATAGGTAACGTTAACCCTTCCACAGTTGCGGCAACGGGAGTTTCTTCAACTATTTTAACATTTACAGGAACTACGGGTACAAGTGCTAATATTACTTACAACATGACTGTACCAAGTACAATCAATGTTAATAATAATTTTTACAATACATATACAGAATTTAATGGGGGGACATCTACTATTGATTCTGATTTAAGAGTATTCATATCAAGTCAAGTTAATGCATTTGCAAATGCTTCACCATCCACAGGATCTACCGCACTATTTTGGGGTACCGTAAGTGGAGGTACATTCAATTTAGTTACAGGTACAACATTAAATGGTACTGGTACAATTACAGCATACACAGAGTCTTTTGGTGTAAATAATGTAAATTTATCTTTAGCTAATTTATCGGCAACAACTAATGATGCTTGGTACTATGCATTATTTAATTATTCACAAAACCCAATTACTGATATTAGTTCATATTATGGACAAGGTTTTGGGGCTGCACTAAGTACTTTAACAGGTTCAAGTGGTAACTTCTCAGGTTCTTGTGTTTTCTATAATACTAATTATTCAGGTACACCATTCTTAGATTACGATGATTTAGTCGTTGCGACATTAAGATCAAGAGGTATTTCTAATTATAACTCAACTCAGTCAGGACCATCTTATGAAGTAACAGGAGTTACCGACGTACAAATGATTTGTACAGGTTCGTATTCTGCGGTGACTAAAAACCCTTATTTACCATTCTCAATTTCAGGAGTATCGTCCGACGGTGATGTGTTTGAATTCCAAACGTCAATGTTGTCCTCAGATAAAAACTTCATTTCTAAAGTATTTGGAAGAAATAACTTTGGTAAAGATAGAACTCAGGTTCCTTTATTTGTTGAAGAAACATATACAAGTCTTTTAACTACAGGTTATAGATCAGGAAAGATTAGAGGATTATATTGTGATTTGATAGATTTACCAGGAGCAAGATCGTTAAATAACGATTCAATAGGATTCTATTTAGAACAATATCAAACACCAGCAACTCCGTTTTTGGTTTCAGAACTTAGAGGTAATAAAGTTTACAAGTTATTTAAATTTGTTTTAATTTCCGATGGAAACGCAGCAAACAGACTTGTAAAGATGTCGATAGGTAACATATCCTTTAACTCAAGTACCTTTGATGTATTCATAAGAGATTTTTATGATACTGATCAAAACCCAAGAGTTATTGAAAGTTTCACTAATTGTTCTTTGGATCCGTCTAATAACAATTACGTGGCTAATAAAATAGGGACATCAAACGGAGAATACAAAGTTAATTCTAAATATATAATGTTAGAAATGAGTGAGGAATCACCAATAGATGCTCTTCCTTGTGGATTTGAGGGGTATATCAGTAGAGAGTACGCCAACGCAACTCCTCCATACTTAGTTTATAAGACTAAATATTTCAAACCTGGTGATGTTGTTTATAACCCTCCTTTTGGTTCTTCTAATGGTGGAGACAATCCCGTAATATCAAGTGGTGAAAACCCAAGAAAGGCATATTTAGGCATATCAAACATATCAGGAATTGATTATGATTTCTTTGAATATAAGGGTAAACAATTACCTCCTAATTTAGGTACCGACACTACAGGTATGGAATGGGGATATATTACTAAAGGATTCCACATGGATAGTGGGGCAACTGTAGTAACGATTGCTAATGGTTACGCAACATCAGGACAATCAGCGTTTGAGGTTGGCGTCGGATCATTTAATTCTGAACCAACAGATACTTCTAGTCCTTATTATAGATTAAACACTCGTAAGTTTACTTTAATGGCTTACGGAGGTTTTGACGGATGGGACATATATAGAGAATATAGAACAAATGAAGACACATATGCATTAGGACAATCAGGTTTTAAATATGGTGCTGAACCAAGTATTACATACCCAACCGCAACAGGGTGGGGAGCATTCAAAGCAATATCAGGACCTAACCAAGAAAATTGGGCTAATACTGACTATTACGCATATAAATGGGGACAAAACACATTTGCAAATCCTGAAGCGACAAATATTAACATATTTACTACACCAGGAATTGACTATGTGAACAACTCAAATTTAGTTGAGGAGGCTATTGATATGATTGAAACGGATAGAGCGGATTCAATTTATATTTGTACTACCCCTGATTTTAATTTATACTTACCATCATACAACGATATTGAAGAGGGACTTATTTATCCACAACAAGTAGTTGATAACTTAGAAGCAACAGGTATTGATTCTAACTATACAGCATCATACTACCCTTGGATTTTAACAAGAGATGCAGTTAACAATACACAAATCTATATTCCACCAACTTCTGAAGTGGTTAAGAATTTAGCATTAACCGATAACATTGCGTTCCCTTGGTTCGCATCTGCGGGGTACACAAGAGGTTTAGTTAACGCAATTAGAGCGAGACGTAAATTAACACAAGACGATAGAGATACACTTTATAAAGGTAGAATTAACCCAATCGCTACTTTCTCCGATGTAGGTACGGTAATTTGGGGTAACAAAACAATGCAAATTAAAGAATCTGCACTTGATAGAATCAACGTTAGAAGATTGTTATTACAAGCACGTAAATTGATTTCAGCTGTAGCAATTAGGTTATTGTTTGAACAAAACGATCAAAAAGTACGACAAGACTTTTTAGATTCTGTTAACCCAATATTGGATAGTATCAGAAGAGATAGAGGTTTAATTGATTTCCGTGTGGCGGTTTCAAACACACCTGAAGATTTAGATTCAAATACTTTAACAGGTAAAATCTACTTGAAACCAACAAGAGCGTTAGAATATATAGACATCGAGTTTGTTATCACACCGACTGGAGCATCTTTTGATGACGTATAAATAAAAAAATAAAATGGGGGTTTAGAAATATTCCCCCATATATATATATTATAATAAAAAAGATATGAAAATTGAAAAAAAATTAATTAAGGAATCTTTAGGTGATAAACAAGTGAGCCCTAAAACGTTTTCTCAAAAAAAACAAAACATCATTCTAACTGAATCTCAATTAGAAAAATTATTATTAAAACTTCAAAAGTAATGGATGTTAAAAGACATGTATTTAATTACCTAAAACGTAAAAATTTAAATGAGGGTGTCACATTAGAAGGGACTCCTGATTGTAAATACTATGCTTTTGATTGGGATGATAATATTGTTTTTATGCCAACACATATTATTGTGATGACAAAAAATAACGAGGCGGTTGGTATGTCCACTGAAGATTTTGCTGAACATAGACACCAAATAGGAAAAGAACCATTTTCATATAAGGGAACAACTGTAATTGATTATGCTCCTGACCCATTTAGAAACTTCGGAGTTAAAGGAGATAAGAGATTCATTATTGATACCATGTCAGCAAGTCCTGGACCTTCATGGAATGATTTTGTAGAGTGTCTTAATGGTGGTTCTATTTTTGCAATTATTACTGCAAGAGGACATAATCCTGAAACATTAAAAGAGGCAACATTAAATTACATTCTTTCTAATCATAATGGTATTGATAGTAAAAGAGTTGTTGAATCGTTAAAACAATATAGGAATTGGGCAGAAAACCCAATAGATGAGTCTTATAATATAAACTTCGACGATAAGACTATTATTACTGAGTATTTAGATTTATGTAAGTTTGAACCTGTAACCTTCGGTGAGGGTACTGCGGCTAATCCTGAAGAAGGAAAAATTGTTGCAATGAGAAAATTTATTTCATATTGTAAACAGATGGCTCAAGAGATAGGTAAAAAAAGTTTCTTTAAAAATGACATTATAAATGACGAAATTATCCCTTTTATTGGATTTTCAGATGATGATCCTAGAAATATTGATAAAATGAAAGATTTTATAGAAAAAGAATATAAAGAAAAACCAGTAAGAATGTATTTAACTAAAGGAGGAGTAAAAAAAGAAGTTTAATAATTAAGTCCGGTCTAGTATAAGGATAATTTTAAACCAAAAAAAAGTAAATAGAAAAAAAATAAACGAACAGATATTTATTAAATAAATAAAAACAAATTAAAAAATAAGACATGGCTGATTTATTAATGAAAATGCCCTTTCAATACGAACCTAAAAGAAAAAATAGGTTTATATTGACATTCCCTTCTTCTTTGGGGATTAACTCTTGGTATGTTGAGTCAACTACAAGACCTAAAGTTACAATTAAAGATGTTGAGATACCATTCTTAAACACTTCTACATATGTTGCAGGACGATTTAATTGGGAGTCCATGGATGTTACTTTCCGTGACCCTATTGGACCTTCAGCGTCACAAGCGTTAATGGAGTGGGTTCGTCTACATGCAGAGTCTGTAACAGGACGTATGGGGTATGCTGCGGGATACAAAAAAGACGTTGACTTAGAGATGTTAGACCCAACGGGAGTAGCTGTTGAAAAGTGGATTCTTCAAGGAGTATTCTTAACTAGTGTCGATTTTGATTCATTAGGATATAGTGAAGACGGATTAATCACTGTTAAAGCAACAATGAGACCTGATAGATGTATTTTAGTATATTAATACAATTATAAAAATAATTTTAAGAACCTCACTAACAAAGTGGGGTTTTTTTGTTTACATACACCATTAATCATTTATTTTTTAATAAAAAATTATTATGGATCAATCAGCAATTTATGGACAACAAGATTTTAACTTACCACACGACGTTGTTAAGTTACCGTCAAAAGGGGTATTTTATAAACCAAAAAAAGAATCATTAAAGGTTGGATATTTAACTGCCTATGATGAGAACATTTTAATGTCACAAAATATCCCAATAGACGGATTAATTACTACACTATTAAAAAACAAAATCTACGAACCTGGATTTGATGTAAATCAATTATTAGATGCAGACGCAAAGGCAGTCTTGTTATTTTTAAGAAACACATCTTTTGGTCCTGAATATATAGTATCATCAATCGATCCACAAACTAATAGAAAATTTGAGTACTCACTAAAATTAGATGAAATAAATTTTACAGACACTATTCATAAACCTAATGAAAATGGATTATTTGAATTTATTTTACCATCGTCTAAATCTTCAGTTAAATGTAAATTGTTAACTTTAGGTGATACTAATGAAATTGATAAATTAAAAGACTCGTACCCACAAGGCATGATTGCTCCAATTATAACAAAAAGATTAGAAAAACATATTGTTGAATTAAACGGTGACCCCGATAGAATGAAGATTGCCACATTTGTTAATCAAATGCCAATTTCAGACTCTAAAAATCTAAAAAAATTATTAAACGAAGCTGAGCCATCGATAAATCTTAAAAGAACTATTATAGCCCCGTCTGGAGAAAGAGTTGATGTTGACATCGCTTTTGGGGTTGAGTTTTTTCGTCCTTTCTTCTCAATATAAACAATCGTTATTAGATGAAATTTTTTATTTAGTAAGTAAATGTCATTTTTCTTATAGTGACGTTATGAAAATGCCTTCATTTGAAAGAAGGTACTTTATAGATAAATTGATTGAAAGTTATAATAAATAACATTATAACCACCTATTTATATAAAAAATAAAAAATTATGTTTCTATATTCCGTATCTTCTGATTCTAATGTTGCAAGTACCGCCGGAGACGGCGGTACTAGTCAATACGCGAATACCCAAGGAACTATTGAACAAATAGAAGACTTAAAAAAGGCTTTAACTAACTTTGTTGTAAGTACAAGTTGGAAAACCATTTTAGAAAACGCAAATAAAGAACTTATTTCTATGAACGATCAGGCGTTATCGTTACAGAGATCAATGGGTGGTGTTGCTATGGGTACTGATAAGTTCAGAGAAAAAATGTATTTAGCGTATACCGCTACTATGGATATTGGTTCATCTTTTAAAGATGTTACAACTGCTGTTGAGGGATTATCGGAAGGTATGGGAAGAATAGTAAATCCAAGTACCCAAGTTTTACAAAATATTGTGGAGTTGTCTAAAGCAACGGGAGAGTCCACAAAAGAAATCGCTATGTTAATAACCGATATGACAAGGTTTGGTGGTACACAGGAGGAAGCAACAAAAAAAATACATGATTTATCGGTAGAAGCAAGACAGGCGGGGTTAAGTGCTAAATCCTATCTTAAAGAAATCGGAACAAACGTAAAGGCGGTTAGTGGTTTTGGATTTAAAACGGGTATTGATGGTATGAAAAATATGGTTAAACAAGCCATGTTGTTAAGAACTACCGTAGATAAAATAGGGGCTAAAGGATTCGCTAGTAATCTATTGGATCCAGAAAAGGCTATTGAGGCGGCAGCAAGTATGCAAATGTTAGGTGGTGCGGTTGGAAAGTTAGCTGACCCATTTCAACTAATGCACATGGCACAAAGTGACATGGCTGGATTACAAAAAGAACTTATAAACTCAACAAAGGCGGCATTTACATTTAATAAAGCGACGGGTGGGTTTGAAGCGTCAACAGAAGATTTATATAGATTAAGAGAACAAGCTAGAATAACGGGTCAAAATTTTGATGAATTACTTGAAGCAGGAAAAGAAGCATCAAAAATGGATTATCTAAAAGATAAATTTGATTTAGGATCAATGTCTGAAGATACACAATCATTAGTTGCGGGATTGGCTGAGATAGGTAAAGACGGAAAAGTCTCAATAGATATACCGGGATTTAAAAAAATAGAAGCGGCACAACTTCAAAATGCGGACACACAAAAAGCATTAAAAGTTTATCAAGACAAGGCTGCGTTATCAGAAAAAGATTTAGCCGTCGCTCAAATGACAATAACCGAAAATCAAGCAAAAGATGTTAATATTATTAAAGAGGCGGTTATAAAAAATATTCCTGATAGAGATAAATTCCTTAAAGATATAAAAACAACCAACGAGGGTTTAGGTAACACATTTAAAGATGCTGCCGATATGGCAGCACCAACAACTGTGCGAGGACTTGATGGTCTTAACCAAGCGGCAGCAACAGGGGCATCTAAAATTAACGAAATTGTTGGAGCGGATAGAACGAAGACACCAATGGAAACGGAAAACAGAAGAGTGGATCTGGAAAAAAAGAAAAAAGAAATAGAAGAAGGTAAGCCTATGTCTGATGGTTTTTTACCATCTTCAGGTGCAGCAATTATTAAAGGTAGAGGTGAAATGTATAAAACATTACCTGATGATCAAATTGCTGTCGGGACTAATTTAGGAAATTATTTAAATCAAGTTGGTGGTGGATCAGGGAAATTAGATATAAATATAAATGTTGGGGGTAGCGTAAATGGAGATGGAGGAAACATTTCAAAAATATTTGAAGACCCTAAAGTACAAAAACAAATAATGGATACAGTGTTATATAAGTTAGAATCGTACAAAAAACAACAGGGTGTAATTGCATAAAAATAAAAATTTATCTATTTATAAATAAAATAGAGTGAATGGAAAGTCCGTTATCGTTTAATTCAAGTGAGAATTTTAGAAAAAAATTACTTTTAAGAAATTTACCACCATATAAAGTAGAAAATGTGTTTTCAACTGGAGATGTTCCTGCAACAAATGATTTTCTAATTTTAGATTACGCCATCATAGATTCACCAAAAATTGAAGTTGTTGGTGATGTTCAAGAAAAAATTCTTCATACTAAAAACCAATACACGCCTGAAAACAAAACCTACTATGGTGATGTGGTACAAATAAATTTAAATTTAGGAACCAAATCCAATGAGGGAGAATACGGATATCCTGATAGTGTGGGGAGTAATTTAGAAACTATAGGTGATAACCAAGAAACATTACTGTTTGTTAAAAATTTATACGGACCGATTGGTTTAGGTACAAATTACGGTAACACCGTAACCATTAACACCACATTACTTGGTAATACTAATTTAGGTAATTACGGTTATCCACTAACTATAGGTAGTAAATTAGAGACAATAGGTGACAATCAAGAAGTTGTACACAAAGTTAGAAACGTATATAAACCATTTGGTTTAGGTGATTTTGGTAATACTGTTTGGTACATTAATAACGATCAAAATATTTTAACTATGGGCGATGGTGAATATACCATTCAAGACACCCTTAATAGTTACCTTTACCAAATTGGAAATAATCAAGAAATTTTTCATAAAGTAAAAAACCTATATAAACCGACAAGTCCTGATGACTATGGTAATACTGTTTACTCAATTAATAATGATCAAACTATATTAAGTACAGGTTCTGGAATATACACCATTGACGACACGTTTAACAGTTATCTATACCAAATAGGGAATACTCAAGAAGTGTTTCATAAACTTAAAAATGTTTATAAACCATCAACATCACAAGATTACGGAAATACCGTTTGGTATATTAATGATAACCAATCTATATTAACGACAGGTAGTGGATTATACACAATAGACGACACATTTAACAGTTACCTATACCAAATAGGTAATGTTCAAGAGACAGTACTAATAGTTAAAAACAAATATTCACCTGAGAATAGTACGCAATATGGTAATAGTCGTTACGATATAAATAATGTTTTAACATTAGGTTCTAATGAAGGTAATTATAATTTTTGGGATACGTTTGGTAGTGATTTAGAAACTATTGGGGGGGAGACTAAAATAACTTTAATAGTTAAAAACATATATAGACCTGAAGGAGGGCAAAGTGAGACGGAAGTTTCACCGTTTGCGTTTATACCAAAACCAATCCAACCAAGAGGTAACTATAACTACGGAGACACAATAAATAGTGATTTATATCAAGAGGGTAAACTTGATAGACCGATACTTATTGCAACAAATCAGTACGGACCTCAGATTATAGATAAAGATTCTGTTATTATTAATCAAAATTACCAAGTAAAAACTAATGAAGGTGAGTATGGGTTTCCTGATACTATTGATAGTGAATTAGAAAATGTTGGTGATGTTGAAGCAAATGACGCATATATAATAAACAAATATGTCACAGGTAACGGTAAATACCCAATATTAACAATAGACGATTTAGAAATACCAAATACGGGATTACCATATGCAAATTCTGATAATACGTTTATATTTCTACCTTCTACATATAGTCCTGCAAGTATACTAATAAGTAATGATCCAAGTGGTTCAGATGGTAATTTATCACAAGATTCGGCACTTGCAAATCTTGCAGCAAAACAACTACAAAAAGAATTTAAACATAGAGTAGCGTTAGAGTTACTACAACAAACACTTGGTAGGGTAAATTTATTAAATTCTCAAGTTAACCCTGATACGGGACAAATATCTGCAGAACCAAACTTAGATCCGTTTAACGCTCTTGGTATATTATCAGGACAAATACCTATAATATCTAGAAATTACTCAATCACTAACCCTGTTTTATTTTTAGGACAAGCGATAAACTTTGCGGCAAAATTAGCGGGGACGTACTCTCCGTATTCTTACATACCTGGAGAATATTTTGATTATCCAGATAAGAAAGGTTCTGCTATATTCAATAACCCATTATCGGCAATTGGGGGTGCAATTGGTGGGGTATTTAGAATGTTACAACCTAAAAACCAATCGGCATCAGAATTATTCGTCGAGTTCACATCTGTTGCCACAAGGGATTTATTATATGATCAGTTAAGATTAAATAATTTTAGACCTGATTATAAAATTGGTAATAACCTTTTAGCACCACAAGGAAAATATTATATAGGAAATAGAAAATCTTCAATTACTGAGATTGTTTCACCCGATGGTGAATTACCTGAAAGTAAAATTAAAGGTATTGCAACAGACAGAAGTGCGGTATTTTCATATGGTAAAGTTGGTGAGGAATATGAGGGGACAAAAATAAGTGAAATATATAGTGGATTAAATAGTCGTCCATATTTTGACGGATTAAATGGTGTACAAGCAGGATTTACTTGGATTTCTAAAGCAGGTAGAGGGAGTAAAAATTATATATTACCTGGAGATTTTGCTGGTCCTGGAGGAGAAGCGTTTAAAGATAATAGTAAATATAATTTTTCAAACATTAGTTCAGTATATGAACCAACAAAGTCCACTAATTATGAATTTACGGAAAATTCAATATTAGATGTTACACAAAAATTAATAGATGCTGGAAATAGATCAGCAAACAAACTCCAACACGTAGGTAATGCAATAAACCAAGTGTCTAAAGTTTTTAATGATGGGTATATTGAGTTAACTAAGGGGTCAAGAGTTGTGAGATACACAACAAAAACATCGTTACCTAAAGAGGATAGAACCGCAACGGCAAAGGGATATGAGTATTGTAGGGTATTCACTAAAGATCGTCCATACTATTCACATGATGAGTTACAAAAAACCGATGGTATAACAACGTCGGGTCGTAAATTTACAAATTCAGTGTTGGATAACACATTTAATTTAAATATTGCTCCTTGGAAAGGAACCGAATCGACAAATATTCAAGGAGGAAAGGTGAAAAAATATATGTTCTCATTAGAAAATTTGTCTTGGAGAACATCAAATAGACCTGGATATACGTATGAAGATTTACCTGATTGTGAAAAGGGACCAAATGGAGGTAGAATTATGTGGTTCCCACCATACGATTTAAATTTTGACGAATCAATTAATACTAATTGGACGGATAATACGTTCTTAGGAAGACCTGAACCAATATATACGTATAGTAATACAACAAGAAAAGGTAATGTAAGTTGGAAAATTATTGTGGATCACCCATCTATTATGAATGTTATTTTAGATAGAGAGTTAGAAAATTTAACACCTGAATCTGAAATAACAAAAGTTTTAGATTCATTTTTTGCTGGATGTACTAAATACGATTTATATGATTTAGTTAAAAAATTCCCAATGTTTACGCCTAATGATGTTTTTCAGGTAATGGAAGAAATAATCTATCCGGAAGATATAATAACGGTTACTGAAATGTTGCCTAATGAGACTGTTGAAAACTTGGTTGATGAGGATGTAATACCTAATCCAACACCAACACCAATACCTAACCCAACGCCAACACCTACAGTATCAACTATAGATGTGTTTACCGAACCACCTGAGCCAGAAGTATTAAAGTTTACCGAACCATTATTTTTTTTCCATAACGATTTCCCAAGAATGAAATCATCAACAGAACCAACTAAAGCTGGTAAATCTTACGATCAAACACTTATAGCATATAAGAATTTAAAACCACTTTATGATACAGGGGGTAGTGATGGTATAAGAAATTTTGGAGCAGCAAGAAAAAAAATAATTAAATATGGTGATGCAACTTATGTTGATTATGTTAATACAATTATAAACGGAGCAATAGAATTACAAGAAAAATATTTAGGAGACTATATTGAGACAAGAATAGACTCAATTAATGAATTTTTTGGGTATATTGATGCTGAGTTTGAAGAAGTAAAGGCGTTTTTAACGCAGGTTTGTATTGCATTAAAACAAGGAGGTAAAATATCTTTCACTTTAAAATCATCAGCATCAGCAGTAACTAACACTGGATACAACTTAGATTTATCAAAAAGAAGAATAGATTCAGTATTACAATTTATATCTAACTTTGAATATGATGGAGTAAAACTAAAAAATGAAATAGGAAAAAATTTAACAATAACACAAACACCCGAAGGTGAGACGACTAATATCATCGATCCAAAATACAAATACATTGATTGTAGTAGAGATTATAAAAGTGATAGTAATGAGGGTACGGTATCAGTAAATGCTATGGCGTGTAGACGTGTTAGGATACTTGATGTAAAACATGAGGCACCACCACAGGTAGATGTTGAGCAACCACCATCAACGCAAACAAACGATAACCCGCCTAATGAGGAAGTATTTACTGAACCTGAAGAAAATCCGGGAAATGGTAGTACCACAACATCAGGAATCCCAAGTAATGATCCTGCAGGTTATACAACAACAAGACAAAAACAAGACCCTATAGTAAAAAGAACAACCCAACCAAGACAAGACTTAACCAAAAGACTTGCAAGAAAATTATTAACCGAGTGTAATTATTTTGAATTAGTAAAACAAAGGGATCCTATGATATATGATGGTTTAAAAAGTAAACTTAAACATTTTCATCCGGTTTTCCATTCAATAACTCCTGAAGGGTTAAATGCTAGATTAACGTTTTTACAACAATGTATGAGACCCGGAGACACGATACCTACAGTATCAAAAGACGGAGAAAACACAAAGTTAATTTACAACGATGTAACAAACAGTGTATTTGGGGCTCCACCTATATGTGTTTTAAGAATTGGGGATTTCTTTCACACAAAAATAGCAATCGACTCATTAAGTATTAAATATGAAGATGCAAAATTTGATTTAAATCCCGAAGGTATTGGTGTACAGCCAATGATTGCTGACATTAGTGTTAGTTTTAATTTTATTGGTGGACATGGATTGGCAGCACCAATAGCTAAACTACAAAACGCACTGTCTTTTAATTACTACGCAAACACTGAAATCTATGATGAAAGGGCTGACTCCACTGAGGATGCAACATCACAATACGATGCTGAAATCTTGGCAGACATAAAAGATCAGTTAGGTATAAAAGATGATCCTGTAAAACAAAGAACAAATGATGCTGGAGATACTATTGGAGCTATAAAAACAAACTCATATGATTTAAATACTCAAAAGGCTTACGGGACAATATCATATCAAGATATTATGAAAACATTAGCTGATCAAACAAAATCGTACGCTGACACTACAATTACCAATTTAGAAAAAATTAATGAAAATTATCTATTAGGGGGGCTTTTAATGTCGACAAAAGATAGGAAATTCACTGATGGGTTATTTGACTATTTAACAGGTAACACAACAAACACTGCAAATATATACGGTAAATCGGAATCAATACAAAATAAAATTGAATTACTAGTAAAAGAAGCAAAAAACGATGTTGATGATGGAACGTGCCCTTTATTACCTGAAGTACAATACCAAAATTTTGCAGATTCAGATATAAGAAAAATAAAAAGACAAATTAAAAAATTAATTGATGATAGGGGTTCCGTACTTTTGGCATTATTAGAAAATTGTAATACGACAATTGCAAATGAGGAATTAAAATTAATCAGTACAATTGATAAATTAAATTTTGTAACAAGTGCTAATGACGGTTATATCGCTAAAAACGGTAGTGTTGTTATGTATAGTTTAAGTGGGGGAACAGGTGTTGATCCTGCAAGTGTTGGTGTGACTGACACCTATTCAGAACTTGTACAAGATTTCTTAAAAATACGTTCAGATTTAAATGAATATTATAACAAACTATACGAAACAAAAATTATCGCATCAGGGGATACCGATTCGTTTAATGATACATTTGTGTTTAATACATATATTGCAGATGATCCGTCATATACAACACCACCTGAAAATAGATTTTTTATGTTATTTGGAAAAGATATTGCTTTAGACGCTGAAGGGTTTAGTAATGATGTTGTTGATAATGGATTGAAAAATGAGGATACTCAAACGAAAGATAATTGGAAGGCATATTTTGGTGTAACATTCTACACTAAAGATACGGGATTAGTTGATAGTTATAATAAATCAAAAACTAATGTTGATAATAGATTTAAGTCATTCAATGATAATTTCTATAAAAATAAATACAACACCTATAATCCATATAATAAGGAAAAAACTAGGATTTTAAACTATGAGACTCAAAACCCTATTAATCCACCTAATGATACTAATTTAAAAGAGGTGTGGTCGGATCAAAACTCACAGTGGAATAAATTTAATTTGAAAAAAACGTTTAATTAATATGCAATATTATGATAGATATGGTAATTTTTTAATTAATGGTAAACAAACCGTAGTACCATTTTTAAGTTTACCTGCAAGATCGTCAGATCAAAGATATATTTATAGAAAAAATCAAAGTAGGTTAGATAAGATAAGTTACGAAAAATATGGAGCACCATATTTTGGTTGGTTAATAATGATGGCAAACCCATTATATGGAGGATTGGAGACGAACATACCCGATGGAACAATATTAGTTGTACCTTTTCCGTTAGTTGCTGCCCTGCAAGACTACAAATCTGCCCTGGATACACATATTTTTTATTATGGCAGATAAAAGACTAAAACAAACAAAAAAAATATTTGTTGAAATGGAGTACGATAACATACTCTTAGTAAACCCGAACCAAATTTACGACGAGAATAATCAGGCGGCACCAAGATTGGTGGATCATGAAGATTTAGTTTATTACGCTAACTTAGAAACATTTATAATCCCACGAACAAAATTGGCGATAGGTGAGACATTTGATTCGCCAGTTGTTAATACAACCGTTGCAACATTATTTCAAGGGGATGACGATTTAAAAATAAACTTTTTAAAACCAAAAGGTAAAACCTCGTTTGATAGTAGTTGGTCTGATCAATTAACAGGGTTTGAATCAAGATTAGGTAAGGGGGCAAATCAAAAAACCGAACAAGTCGTAACCATTGACGGTAAATCAAGATTTAAAAATTCAATTACAAGACACGAAGATACCCAAATGTTGGGTATTAAATCAATTAGGGTTAATGTTAAAGGGACGGGGGTTCCTGAAGTTAACATTGAAATGACAGACATACAAGGAAGGACACTTTTTGAACAAGGGGATAGTTCTATATATTCTGCATTCTTTAATTTTCCATACCCATTATTTTATTTAACACTAAAGGGTTATTACGGAAAGGCGATTAGATATCGTTTATCTTTACTATCCTTTAATGCTAGGTTCGATTCAAATACCGGAAATTATGATATCAGTTTAAAACTTGTTGGTAAGTTTACTGCACTATTATTTGACACTCCTTTACAATATGCGGTAACTGCCCCTAAAATGTATAATACTGAAATCACATATAGGGATAACAGTAACAATACGTTACAAACAAAAAACACATATAAGGGTAGACAAAAATTAGATGAGGTTTATGAAATATATAAAAGAAAGGGATTAATACCCGACGATTTTCCACAACTATCTATAGATGAGTTTAAGTATAGAGTTGAAAATTACGCAACTAAACTACAACAAGATGCCGCTAATCAGGGGGATTTTTCACAACTAAACGACATACAAGATTATAGAGAAACCCTACAATCATTAAGAAAAAGTGTATACACAAATTCAATTGATAAGTTTTTAGATAAAAGTAGTTTTTATGTTAGTGGTGATCAAAAATTAATTTATTACCCATTTAAAAAAGACATTGAATATCAAACAAAAGAAGATTATAAAACAAAAATTGAAGAAAGAATTAAATATTATTTAGATAAATTAAATAATAATAAAACTTTTGGTAAAGGAGGTAAAAGAGAAATACCATTAAAAATTAAAAATAAAAATGACGTATTAAAAAAATTAAATTTTGAGGCGTGGATTAATAATACTAACGATTTACAAAACACATATTTTTTTAGATTTAATAAACCTGTAGACTTATCAACTGAACAAGGAAAAAATGATTTTGAAAAGTTTAAGTTAGATGAGGATAAAAACAAACTACTTAAAGAAAAAGTATTAAACGAAAAAAAAGAATGGGTTGATGATGATACCACTTACTTTGTTTTTGGTGATAAAACAGTATCTGATGGGTCATATGTACCCAATAGTTTTTTAGATGATATTGATGACGCTGAAAAAACTTTGGCAACAAATGAGGAGATAATTGAAAGGAATCTTTCTCAAATATTAGCGGACAGATCATTAAAAAATCCAGCACAAGGGGGGTTAGGGTTTAAACCAACAATAAGAAATATTTTTGCCATTATTTTTGCAGGGGCAGACGCCTTTTATAGATTAATGGAAGACACACACCAAGCCGCTTGGGACGTAAGAAATGAAACCGCAAGACTATTAGCGGTAATACCACCCGATAAAAGTTTTTCAGTTGACGGACTCAACTCAATACAATCATCTAGTGGAACGTTAGATAAAGATAATGTTATTTATCCTTGGCCGTTATATTTTATTAAAGAAAAACAGGCTGACGGTAGAGAACTATATACAATACAATACCCTGGTGACTCTAAAGTTATTAAACAAACAAAGGCGTATGACTATAGAATATGGCCGGAAATTGGTTTCGTTGAAGCATATTTAAAAGGAGCGACAGAAACGTCTAAACCTACATCTGCTAATGTATATAATAATTTGGCAGATTACAGTAGTTATGTTTCGGCTAACGCGATTGAGTTTCCATTTAAAACTGCACCATACCAAGACTTAGTTGCTATCCCTTTCTTTTATGAATTATTTGAAAGAACATACCTATCTTCGTATTATACTAAATTTATTAACGAAGAAATATCTAAAAAACAAATTGATAAATTTTATGGTGACATAGAAAGTAAAAATATATCAAACTCTATTGGTAATAATATAGAATTAAATCAGATATTAAAAAATTATAAATTTAATTATAATGATTTTATTACATATCTTAAGAAGATATCAAATAGTGGGCAAGGTGAAAGTTGGCAAACATACATAAGAAGTAAATATAAGACTGAATATATTGATAATTTATTAAAATCAACAAACGACATATATAGTATTGATACATTATCTAATAGATCTATAAAAATTTCGTCTGATTTAGAATTATCTAAAAATTTAAAAGAATATTTAGAAAGTACGGACTCATCTAAAATTAGTTTTTTAGATACGTACCCATTCACTAATTTAAGTTGGGTTAGTGGAAACACATCTAACGGTAATACCGTAGGAGGTGTAGAACAATTCAACGACACAACAAAGACGTTCATTTATTTAGATGACAAAAAGACTATTGCAAGAATTAATGAGACTGAAAAATATACAAACTTAAGTTTATTAAGTGATTTTAGAACACTAAATAACGGAGCACAACCATACTTAGCAACAACAAACGCACCAATTAATAGTCAGTTAGCTCTTAAAAATTTTTATAGTGGAAGGGAAATCAAAGATTTTTATATTACTGAATCTTATGTTAATTATGGTAATTCATATTCAGGAAATGTTGGAACTCAAATTCAAACAACCTCTTTACTTAACACTCCATATTTTATTAACGCATTAGTGAAGGGTGTTGATGAAAACAAAACAAACACAGATAACGCATTTACAACATTAGGGTATCTATTTTTAAATTCATTACCACTAATAACCACAAAAGAAAAAATAAAATCAATAGAGAATGATGTTGCGACTGATTTAGATTATTTAGCGTCAACACTTAAAAAATACTCAGCGGTACACCAAGTACCATATGCTTGGGTTTTAAAATATGGATCTATATGGTATAGATATAAAAAATATGTTAATGAAAATGTAGACATATTAGATTCTGTTTGGAAGAATTTTGATTATGTTGGTTCGTACGATCCCGTAACTTCAGGATTAACAACGCAGTACACCATTCCTGATTATAGTGGTAATAGCCAAACTATGGTATTACAAAAAACTGAAAATTTCCCAATACCATCAGTACAAAGCAAGGACTTTATTGGTACGGGGTTTTATCCTAAAGTAATAAATTCTGTATATAATTTTGTTAATGGAAAAGACTTATTTACAGGATACACAACAAATGATTTTCAAAACGCGTACAATGATAATAATTTTAGGGTAGGTAAGAATAACCAATCAAGTAATTATTTAAATTTTGGGTTTGACACTTTAAATCCCGACAGATCACTACAAAAAACTAATTACTATAACTACGCAGAAAAAAGTGGAACAACACAACAGTATATTATGTTATTCCCTTCTATGGGGGGGATACCGATTGATCAATCAATTTATGAGTGTGTCAATTCTAATAACATTTTAACAAAGGAATTAATTAATAATAATTCATTATATAATGGTTCAGTAAGAAGTTTATGGTCGGCACCACACTTTGGGTATTTTGATAATAGTCTACTTAAAAAACCAACACCTACACAATATTTAAAGGCTATTAAATTAAATACTGACTCACAAACACCATTTGATTTAAAATCCGCACAATCGGAGTACTCATCTATTGAAGAAATATTTTCAGTTTTTACTCCTGAGATGTTAGATAAATTTGAAGAACAATTTATTGGTTTTTGTAATTACAAACCATTATCTAAAAATTTAATATTAAAAGAAGAGATAATTGATCCATCATATACTAACAGTAATAAAGTTGCAAACATCGCACAAAAAAGATTATACAATCAGATACTAAGTTTATTTTTAGTTAATAAATCTGGAATTACTTTTGTGAATGAGGACGTTGATGGTAAAACATTAGCACAAAAACAAATGGCAACATTTACCTCATCTCTAAAAGAATTTTTAAATTTTGATTGTGTACTTAAATTAGGTAATCCAGGTAACTTTGATAGAAGGTTATTTAACTCATTTTCAAATCTTAAGGAATTTGTTCCTGAATTTGAAAAATATACATTTAATCCATACGTAAAAGGAACTCTTCCTGGAGATGGTACAAATGTTACTTTATTACAAAGTGTTACCCAAAATCAGGATGCTTGGAATACTCTAAGGACGTATTTAGGGTTCTCATCGATATACGGTATAGATTACCCCGGACAACCGAATCCTGCATTTCCTTCAACAACGCCAAGTGCGACTACAACGCCAAGTGCGACTACAACGCCAAGTGCGACTACATCACCAACATCCGCGATTACACCATCAACACATTACACGTTCCAAAGTTGTTGTTCACCTAATGAGATATTTAATGTTGTAATACCACTTAATACATCTGATGTTGTTACTACTGGTAGTACTTACGTGGAGGGTGAAGTATATTATCTTGAGGCGATAGAGTCTTTTACTCCTAACTCCACAAATTTTTGTGCTAGGAAAATCGCAAATACAACAACATTTAATCCGCCGAACCAACCACAAACGTTATTTTTAATTAAGACATATACTTTGGATTATGATGAATACCCATACCCAAATGATACAAACGCTGCGGTTAAATGTTTAACATATAAAATACCTAGTCAAAATTGTTTATCACAACATCAACAACAACAAAATTTAACACCTCAACAACAGTTACCTGCAAATCAACCACAACCTGTGGTTCCGTTGTTTGGAACACCTAAGTCTACTGTTGCGGATTTCTTTATTGATAACGACATTGAATTTACAAGTGATAATGTAATAAAAACATATCCACTTATAAGGTTATATGCACAAAAGAAGTTAGATAACCCAAATTTAAATAAACAAACATTTACAACATTAATAAATCAGTTTTTAACTGATCAAAAATCAATACAAGAAAAAATATTAAATCAAACATTTTTAAATTTAAATAAAGATTTAAATAATATAACCGTAAAAGATAATACAACAAATTCAGTTACTGGGGATGTTGGTAAGTTATCGCTTTACAACACATTAAAAGGGTTTAACGATAAATGGATTGCTGGTTCTGATTTAAAATATGTCACATTATTTGAGGACTTTTTATTTATGGATAGGGCTAATAGTGATGTTGGTGATGTTTACGTTGTCGATGTTGATAAGATAGTGAAAAGATTAGATACTCAGAATAATCCAGACATGAATCTAATGACGGTAGTAAGTAACATTTTAGGTGACAATCAGTTTATGTTTTTTGCAATGCCGGCATATATAAATTTTTATGGTATACAAACAGCAATAAAAAACGGACAATCAATAGATATTGAAATACCTAACTCGTTATTTGGTACATACTTAGAAGTTGATTACACTAAGTCGAGTCCTAAGTTTTTATGTTTATACATGGGTAACCCGTCTGAATACCCAAAACCAAAAGAAAATTCATTTATTAGATTTGATGATGATAGTTTTGATTTAAGAATTACTGATAACCCGTTGAGAATCTCAGACCCAAAAAGAGACTACTCTAAAACAAATAGGGTTGTTGGGTTTAGTGTTGATTTTGGAATACAAAATCAAAACATGTTTAAGAATTTAGATTTAGATATGTCTGAAATGAAAAACACTTCAGAGTCTTTTAAAGTATTTGCTGATATTGGTGGTTCTGTGGCGGGGGATAAAGTTGCTCAGCAATCAGTTTCTATGTATAGTATCTATAAATCTAGATCTTATAGTTGTGGAGTTGAATCAATGGGTAATGTAATGATACAACCAACAATGTATTTTGTATTAAGACATGTACCATTATTTTATGGTCCTTATTGGATTTATGAAGTTGATCATAATATATCTGAAAACGGATTTACAACTAAATTTAAAGGAACAAGAATACCTAAATATAGTTTACCTAATGTAGATAACTTATTAATTAACGTTAATCAAAAAATATTACAGTCGTACAAAGAAAAAAATAAAAAAACAAACACCCCTACATCAGGAGAAACATTAATCAATACCGATCCAACTATAAAAACAACTAAAACGGGTACCGATGCGTGTAAAGAAAAAACAAAATACACGTCATTACCGTTTGTTGATGTAAAAAGAACCGCAATAACATATGAAGAATTATTACCAATCATTAAGGCGGAAACAACCAATAGTGCGTTAAGAGCATTACTTTTAGGTATTGCTCTTACAAGACCCGTTAATAGTTATGAGACTGATTTGGCGTTATTGAATTCAATAAATAATAATTTATACGAGATATCAACAGAAACAAAACATAATGGTAGTTTAGATACATATTTAAAAGAGCAGACATGTGTTGACATTATGGGTGTCTCGGTGGCTTTAGCGAGTTTTTTAGATACAACAACATCTACTAAATTTATGGTGTCCTTTTACCAATCAATGATACCATTAATAGAATCATTAAAAACATTAAATATTGATACTAATGAATATAAACAGTATGGTAAGGCTTTAGCTCAAATATGTTATACAACTTGGAATACTCCGGTGGCTTTTGGACCACCACCCTTAACTGCGGAACAAATTAAAAACGAAGTAATTAATAACACAAATACAAAGGTAATTAGTGTATATAATAATTATGTTACCATTTTTACAACGCTGTATGAAAATTTTGTTCTAAATCCAAACTAGAATATATTTATATATAAAAAATAAGATTATGAATGTTAAAAATTTATTAGACGATTATCTTAGAAAAGATACGAGAGTAACCGAAAAACAAGTTGAGAACGGTTATAAAGAAGTTTGTGATTTAGATACTGGTGATTGTTATACTATTAGAATGAAAGATGGTTTAATAGAAAGAGTAGATAACACTATGAGAACAAATAGAACATTAAAAGTTGAAACACCTACAGGAGTTAAAACATTATTAAACGGATAAAAATTAAAAAATGGGAATAGATAATAAAATATTGGAGGAACTAAGAAGATTTAATAATATTAATTCATATTTAAATGAACAAGATGCTCCACCACCGCCAGTAGATCCAGCGGCACCTGCACCACCTGCTGACCCAGCGGCACCTGCACCACCTGCAGCTCCTGCTCCACCGGCAGATGGGGCAATTCCTGAACCAATAGACGTTGAAAACGATCCTGATGTTGAAGAAGTTGGTGACGATAAAGGTGATGGTGATACCTCAGAAGAAATTGATATTACAGATTTGGTTACGGCACAACAAGATATTAAAACCAAACAAGACGAATTTATGGATGGTATTTTTAGTAAGTTAGATGATTTAGAGTCAAAACTATCCCATATGGATGATATTATGGATAAAATAAATTCATTAGAAACTAAATTTGACAAGTACAGACAAAAAACCCCTGAAGAAAAGTTAATGTTAAGATCTTTAGATTCTTATCCTTATAACCAAAAATTAACAGATTTCTTTGATGATAAAAAAGATGAGATGGAAGAGACAGGTAAAAATGAATATATATTAACATCTGACGACGTTGAAAATATATCACCAAACGAGATTAAAAAAACGTTTAATAATTACCAAGAAGAAGAATAAAAATAATTCCAAAATAAAGATTTAGGAAGTGGAAAGGGTTCAAGTATTTGAGCCCTTTTTTATTTGACATTTTAGAAAAATCACTTATAATTGTTATAGATAAAAGAGTATAAATTAAAAACAAAAATCTATGGCAAATTCAATTGATGCAGTACTAGCACAGTACGAAAAGAACTCAACACCGAGTTCACAAAAACAAAACATTTCACAAGAAGACAGATTGAAAAGATACTTTTCAGCAATCCTTCAAAAGAATGAAAAATCCGGACAACGTAGAGTTCGTATCCTACCAACAAAAGATGGTTCATCACCATTTGTAGAAGTTTGGTACCACGAAATGCAAATTAATGGACAATGGGTAAAGTTGTACGATCCTGAAAAAAATGACAACGAGCGTTCCCCACTAACAGAAGTTTATAATGAACTTATGGCTACAGGGAAAAAAGAAGATAAAGACTTGGCGGGTCAGTACCGTTCACGTTTATTTTACATTGTAAAAGTAGTTGATCGTGATAACGAACAAGACGGAGTTAAGTTTTGGAGATTCAAACACAATTACAAACAAGAAGGTGTCTTGGATAAAATCCTACCTATTTGGAAAGCGAAAGGTGACTTAACTGATTCTGAAAAAGGACGTGATTTGATTATTGAACTAATCAAAGCAAAAACACCACAAGGAAAAGAGTATACAGTAGTTCAAACGATTATGTATGATGATCCAGCACCTATCCACACTGACGGTGAAATTATGGAAGGTTGGATGACAGACGAACTTACTTGGAAAGACGTTTACGCTAAAAAACCTGTAGAATATTTAGAGGCAGTTGCAGTTGGAGAAACACCAATGTGGAGTTCTGAACTTAAAAAATATGTTTACGGTGATGAATCTGAGATTTCTCTTGGTGGTGGAGCTGAAACAAAAGTAGAAACACCAATCGTTGATCCACAAGTAAACGATGTTGCAGATGAGGATCTACCATTCTAATACAAACCTATAAAGTTAGGTAGTGATTTACAAAGTCACTACCTTTTTTTAACTTTTAAAAAAACAAACAAATATATGGCAATTAAAAAAACCGACTTCGGTTCATTAAAAAAGAAATTTTCTACGTCTGCAAAATATAAACCACAAAGATTTTTTGATCTTGGAGAACCATTTTTAGACGCAGTTGGATTACCAGGTCCGGCGATGGGGCATATTAATATGTTCTTGGGACATTCTGATACTGGTAAGACAACTGCCTTAGTTAAAACCGCAGTAGACGCACAAAGGAAAGGTATTCTTCCTGTGTTTATTATTACAGAACAAAAATGGAGTTTTGAACATGCAAAACTTATGGGTTTTGAATGTGAAGAAGTTGTTGATGAAGAGACAGGAGAATTAGATTGGGACGGATTTTACATATTCAATAATAACTTTAGTTATATAGAACAAATTACCGATTATATTAATTCTTTATTAGATGCACAAGAAAAGGGTGAATTAGATTATAGTTTATGTTTTATGTGGGATTCAGTTGGTTCTGTTCCTTGTAAAATGACTTTTGAAGGTAAGGGTGGTAAACAACATAACGCATCTACTTTAGCAGATAAAATCGGTATGGGGATTAACCAACGTATCTCAGGATCACGTAAATCAGATTCTAAATACGAAAACACCCTAATCATTGTTAATCAGCCTTGGGTTGAATTACCTGACAATCCTTTTGGACAACCAAAAATTAAAGCAAAAGGTGGTGAAGCAATTTGGTTAAACTCATCATTGGTATTCTTATTTGGAAATCAAAAAGGAGCTGGAACAACTAAAATCACAGCAACCAAAGACAAACGAACAATTAAATTTGCATCGAGAACAAAGGTATCTGTTATGAAAAACCACATCAACGGACTTGGGTTTGAAGATGGGAAAATAATTATAACACCACATGGATTTTTACCTGGAAAAGAGGCAACGGAAGAGAAGGCGTCAATTGAACAATACAAAAAAGAATACGCTGAGTATTGGAAAGAAATTATCGGAGTTGATGGTGATTTTGATTTGAAAACAGAAAAAGAAGAATCATAGTAAGAACCCTGTAATAATACAGAAATGACAAAGACGTTATTGGTTGACGGAAACAACCTATTAAAAATTGGATTTCACGGAGTTAAAGATTACTTTAACAAGGGAGAACACATTGGGGGTCTTTGGCACTTTATAAATACATTACGTAGGTTTATAGACGAAGAAAACTTCAGTAAGGTAATTGTATTTTGGGATGGAGAAACAAGTTCTTCACAAAGAAGGTTAATCTACCCAAAATACAAACTTAACCGAAAGGCTCCTGAAAATGAAATGAAGGAGGAATCATTTAACAAACAAAAACATAGAGTTAAGGAATACCTTGAGGAAATGTTTGTAAGACAACTTGAGTTTCCAAACTCAGAAGCAGACGATTTAATCGCCTACTATTGTCAAATATCTAAAGGAGAAGATAAAACCATTTTTAGTGGAGATAGAGACCTTACACAACTTATCTCTGATGATGTGACAATCTATTCACCTAATACCAAGAAGTATTATAAGAAGGGAGATAATATCAAATTACACGATATTGAGATACCTCACTATAATGTAAAAACATTTAAGATACTTTCTGGCGATAAGTCAGATAACATTGATGGTATCTATTATTTTGGTGAGAAAACTTTCGTTAAATTATTTCCTGAGATACTTGAAAAAGAAGTTTCTTTTACCGATATTTTAACAAAGAGTGAAGAACTTCTAAAAGAACAAAAAGACAATACCGTTTTAAAGAATCTTTTAACGGGGAAAACTAAAGAAGGTATTTTTGGAGATGAGTTTTTTGAAATAAACAAAAAGATTGTTGATTTATCAAACCCATTAATATCTGACGAAGGAAAAGAATTAGTTGAATCATATTACTCTGAGTCATTGGATCCTGACGGAAGAGGGTATAAGAATCTAATTAGAATGATGATGGAGGACGGCATCTTTAAATACCTTCCAAAAAACGATGAAGCATGGGTTTATTTTTTAAAACCATTCTTAAAACTAACAAGAAAAGAAAAAACAAAATTTAAAACAAAAAAGTAAAATTATGAAAGAACAAAATGACATTACTAAAGTTGAATTCTTAATGACACTTAACAATAATTTTGTAGTCCAAAGATTCTTTAACGTAAAAGGATTTAACCCTAAAGCTAAAAATAGTGCGGAGTTAACTGAATACATTAAGGATTTGGATATGGAGTTACAAACGAAGTTAAGAAATAAGACAGTAGTATACATGTTAGAAAATAGATTTCAAATTGAAGAGGATGCGTCAATCCTTGAAACGTCAAACACTGATGGTCCTGAAACATTTAACATTATTTTAAAACTTGGAAATGAGACAATTTGTCATAGAATCTTTGATGCGAAAGTATACCCACCAAAGGTAAGATACACTCTGGACATACGCCCATCCATAAAAAACATTTTAAGAGAACTAACTGACATTTTTTCAGAGAAAAATTTATCATTTGAGATGATGAACTATTCATTAGATTAATAGTATTTATTAAAACACAGAACAAAAATCTATAAAATATGTCAGACAAAAAGAACTTCGGATACTTAGGAAATACCTTTCAAATACAACTTTTAAATAATATAGTAACATACAAAGATTTTGCTAATTCCATAATTGAAGTTATTGATCCTCACTATTTTGATAACCAATATTTTAGAATTATTTGTCAAATGATTAGAGAATATTATACAAAATATGAGCACACTCCGACATTTAATACCCTTGAACAATTAACAAAATCAGAAATCAGCTCACCTATGGCTCAAAAGAACATTTTAGATACGTTAGAACAGGTTAAGAATGTAGCTGATGAGGGTTCTATATTTGTTCAAGAAAAAGCCTTAAAATTCTGTAAACAACAGGAACTTCAAAAAGTTATGGTTAAAACTCAGTCAATCATTGATAAAGGTGATTTTGAGAGTTACGATAAGTTAGAAGAAATGGTTAGAGGAGCACTTCAAGTTGGTGAAGTAGATAAAGGAACTGCGGATGTGTTTTTTAACCTTGATGAGGTATTAAATGAGGATTACAGACATCCAATACCTATTGGTGTCCCCGGTATAGATAATTTATTAAAAGGAGGATTAGCCAAAGGAGAAATTGGCGTTATTTTAGCCCCTACCGGAGTTGGTAAATCAACATTCACAACCAAAATTGCAAACCACGCATTTAACTTAGGGTATAACGTTCTTCAGATATTTTTTGAAGACAACCCTAAAATCATTCAAAGAAAACACATAACACTTTGGACTGGAATTCACCCTGACGATTTAACTGAAAATAGAGTTGAGGTAATGGAAAAAGTTAAACAGATTCAAGAATCAAGAAAAAATAAGTTGATTATGAAAAAGTTGTCTTCCGATACTGTAACTATGAATCAGATTAAAAACCAAGTTAGAAAAATGATTGCTGAAGGGACAAAAATTGATATGATAATTTTAGATTATATTGATTGTGTAGTACCAGACAAAAATTTGGGTGACGAATGGAAAAGTGAAGGTTCAGTTATGAGAGGGTTTGAGGCTATGTGTCACGAGTTGGATATTGCAGGATGGACAGCAACACAAGGAAATAGAAGCTCAATATCAGCAGAAGTGGTAACAACAGACCAAATGGGTGGATCAATTAAAAAGGCACAAGTTGGTCACGTAATCATTACGGTGGCTAAGAGTCTACAACAAAAAGAGATGAATTTAGCAACCATCGCAATTACTAAATCTAGAATTGGTAAAGATGGAGTTATATTTGAAAACTGTAAATTTGATAACGGTATGTTAGAGATTGACACAGAACAAAGTGTAACATTCCTTGGTCACGAGGAACAAAAAGAAGAAAGAAACCGTAGCCGTATTAAGGAGTTATTGGAAAGAAAAAAACAAAAAGAACAAGAATCTTAAAATAAATTATTAAAATAAATTAAAAATGGATATTTCGCAAAAAATATTAAGTGACATTACTGTCTTTATGAAATACGCTAAGTTTCAACCCGAAAAGAACCGGAGAGAGACTTGGGAAGAGTTGGTGACTCGTAACAAAGAGATGCACCAACGTAAGTACCCTTATATCAAAGATGAGATAGAAGAGGTATATAAAATGGTATACGACAAGAAAGTATTACCATCAATGAGATCATTACAATTCGGTGGAAAACCAATTGAGATATCACCTAACAGAGTTTATAATTGTGCATATATACCAATCGACCACGTTGATTCGTTTTCTGAAACAATGTTTTTACTTTTAGGTGGAACAGGTGTTGGGTACTCAGTTCAAAAACACCACGTTGAAAAATTACCAGACGTTAAAAAACCAAACCCCGATAGAACAAGAAGATACCTAATTGGTGATTCTATTGAAGGATGGGCAGACGCAATTAAAGTATTGATGGAATCATACTTAGGTTATAAATCATCAACACCAATATTTGATTTTTCAGATATCAGACACAAAGGGGCAATGCTTGTAACATCAGGAGGAAAGGCTCCAGGTCCTCAACCATTAAAAGATTGTATTCACCACATTACAAAAGTGTTGGATAACAAAAAAGATGGTGAAAAATTAACACCAATTGAAACTCACGATATCGTATGTCATATTGCAGATGCGGTACTTGCAGGTGGTATTAGAAGGGCAGCACTTATCTCTTTATTCTCAGCCGATGATGAAGAAATGATTTCTTGTAAATCAGGAAGTTGGTGGGAACAAAACGCACAAAGAGGTAGAGCTAATAACTCGGCAGTACTTCTTCGTCACAAAATCACAAAAGAATTCTTTATGGATCTTTGGAAACGCATTGAGTTATCAGGGGCAGGAGAACCTGGAATCTACCTATCTAACGATAAAGATTGGGGAACAAACCCTTGTTGTGAAATAGCACTTCGTCCGTTCCAATTCTGTAACCTATGTGAAGTAAATGCATCTGACATCGAGTCACAAGAGGACTTTGAAAAAAGAGTTAGAGCGGCTGCGTTCATTGGAACACTACAAGCAGGATACACTGACTTCCATTATCTAAGAGATATTTGGAAAAGAACAACAGAAAAAGACGCACTTATTGGTGTTGGAATGACAGGTATTGGATCAGGAGTTGTTTTAGGATATGATATGAAAAAAGCGGCTAAGGCAGTTAAAGAAGAAAACGAAAGAGTTGCAACACTTATTGGAATTAATAAATCAGCAAGAACAACAACTGTTAAACCATCAGGTACCTCATCATTGGTATTGGGTACTTCATCAGGAATCCACGCTTGGCATAATGACTTCTATTTAAGAAGAATCCGTGTAGGTAAAAATGAATCGATATATTCTTACTTGGCGGTTAACCACCCTGAGTTGATTGAAGATGAGTTTTTCCGTCCTCACGATACTGCAGTTATTGGTATACCACAAAAGGCACCCGAAGGGGCTATTATAAGACACGAGTCTGTATTCCAAATGTTGGAAAGAGTTAAAAAAGTATCTCAAGAATGGATTAAACCTGGACATAGAAACGGACAAAACTCTCACAACGTATCTGCAACGGTTTCAATTAAAGAAGATGAGTGGGACTTAGTAGGTGAATGGATGTGGAATAATAGAGATTTCTACAACGGTTTGTCAGTTTTACCTTACAATGGTGGTTCTTATACCCAGGCTCCGTTTTCCGATTGTACAAAGGAAGAATATGAAAACTTAGTAAAAACATTAACTAATATTGATCTTACTAAAGTAATTGAGTTACAAGATAACACTGACCTACGAGGAGAAGTGGCTTGTGCGGGTGGAGCATGTGAAATTGTATAAATAAAATAAAATGAATGTAGGGGCATCTAAAGATTGGATACAAGAGTTATATGTGAAGGAGTTTATTAACCCTAAACTCCTTCCTACAGACTTTTATTACGATAAAAACGGTAGAATGGTAATGACTGAAGAGTATCACAAAAAACGAGGCAAGTGTTGTGGTAATAAATGTTTACATTGCCCATTTGAACCCAGTTATGAAAAAGGTAATACTAAATTACAATAATTAATTACATAAATCCCAACGGTAAGTTGGGATTTTTTATTTTATATCTATTTATTAGAAAATTAGCAACACTATATTTATTAGATATGGCAGATGGTAGAACATATGGAATAAGTTTTCCTTTTAGACAAAGTAATGTCGGGGATTATTTACTATTAACTCAATTTTCAGATGAAGAGATAAGAACAAATCTTTTACATTTAATTTTGACAAGAAAAGGTAGTAGGTATTATTTACCTGATTTTGGTACTAGAATTTATGAATTCATATTTGAACCATTAGATGGTGAAACATTTGAAAACATTAAATCAGACATTGAAGAACAAGTTGCAAAATACATACCTAATCTTTTAATTAATAGTATAACGATTGAACCCTACACTGAAACTGATGAGGTTGTTGGACAATTGGATTACGAACTTTTGGGACAGGCTAGTATATATAAAATACCCGGAGCAAACACTGCAGAATACACCGCAAAACTAAAAATTGACTATACTGACGAAAATAAGGCTTTTGGAAGTAAAGAATTTGTAATTATAAACATTTAAATATGGCTAATCAAAAAATTAATTATACTAATAGGGACTTTCAGGGTCTAAGACAGGATTTAATAAATTATACAAAACAGTATTATCCTGAGTTAGTACAAAATTTTAACGACGCTTCTGTGTTTTCAGTATTAATGGATTTAAATGCGGCAGTTGCCGATAACTTACATTTCCATATAGACAGAAGTATACAAGAAACGGTTTTACAATATGCACAACAAAGATCTTCTATATATAACATAGCAAGAACTTATGGTTTAAAAATACCGGGTTATCGTCCTTCAGTCGCTGTGGTTGATGTTTCTATTACTGTACCACCACTTGGTGATAGTGAGGATTATAGATATTTAGGTATCTTACGTGCTGGATCACAATTTAATGGTGCGGGGACAACATTTGAAACAGTTTACGACATTGACTTCTCAACACAATATAATAATGAAGGATTTGTAAACAGAACAAAAAGACCAACTTTTGACGCTAATAATAAAATTATAAATTACGTTATTACAAAAAGAGAGGTAGTAGTTAATGGAACTACAAAAGTATTTAAAAGAGTTATTAATCCAGCTGACGTTGTTCCATTTTTTAATTTTTTTTTACCTGAAAGAAACGTTTTAGGGGTAACATCAATTATACAAAAAGACGGGACAAGTTATCCTAACATACCAACATACGGGGATTTTTTAAGTTCTCAGAATAGATGGTATGAAGTCGACGCTCTAGCCGAAGATACTGTATTTATTGAAGATATAACAAAACCAACGGACAAAGCCGGGGTAAAGGTTGGTAAGTATATTAAAACAGAAAATAGATTCATTACTGAGTATACACCTGAAGGGTTTATGAAAGTACAATTTGGTGGAGGAACAACGACACCAAATCAACAACTTGCTGATTTTGCAAGAAACGGTATTAAATTAGATTTAGCAAATTATCAAAATAATATAGGATTAGGTTTAACAGTACAACCAAGTACAACTATATTTGTACAATATAGAATTGGTGGTGGATTGGCGACTAATGTAGGTGTCAGTGTTATAAATCAAGTGGGGACAATAGATTTTGCATTAACGGGACCTTCTGATATCGTTAACACTAATGTATTACAATCATTAGCAATTAATAATGTAACTGCAGCAATAGGTGGAGCAAATCCACCAACAACCGAAGAAGTTAGAAATATGGTTACATTTAATTTTGCCGCACAAAAAAGGGCGGTAACAGTAAATGACTACAAATCTATTATTGACACAATGCCTGGTAAATACGGAGCACCAGCAAAGGTTTCAATAACTGAAAATAACAATAAAATTAAAATCCAAATATTATCTTATGATACTGACGGTAAATTAACACAAGTCGTATCTAATAATTTAAAATCCAATTTAGCGACATACCTATCAAAATATAGAATGATTAATGATTATATCTCTATAGACGTTGCTAAAGTTATTGATCTTGAATTTGATATTTATGTGGTGATGGAATCAGATAGAAACCAAGGACAAGTGATTACTGAGATTATCAATTCCGTCTCCAACTATATGGAGCCAGGAAATAGAGAATTGGGACAAAATGTAAACGTTTCAGATGTAAGAAGGTTAATACAAAATGTTGCAGGGGTATCAACACTATCAGACTTAAAGGTTTATAATAAAGTTGGTGGGCAATACTCTTCATCTGAAACTTCTCAAAAATATCTTGATAAAACAACAAGAGAAATTGCATTAATTGACGATACAATATTTGCAGAACCCGATCAAGTGTACCAAGTTAGATTTAATAACAAGGACATTAAAGTGAGAGTTAAGAGTCTAAAAACCGTAGACTTTTCATAAGATTCTTTATTTTATTTCTATAACCCTTACTTTTTAAAAGTAAGAACATAACTATTTATTTTTAAAAGACTGATGACTAAAAGTTATAGAATAAGAACTCAACCTGGTGTTGACAAAAACATAAGAATTAATGTTAATCAAGATTTTGATTTTTTAGAAATATTATCATTAAAATTAAGACAAGACGATGTGTATACACGTTTTTGTGCCGACTATGGGGTTATTGCTGGAAGAGTAATAGTTAATGGTGGATACGGAATACCAAACGCAACAGTTTCGGTGTTTGTACCGTTAGATCCTGAAGACGAAGATGATGTTGTAATATCAACATTATATCCCTATAAAACTTTAGATATTAAAAATGATGATGGATATAGATATAATCTATTACCATATAGACAAGAATATGGTGGACATACACCAACAGGTACATTTCCCGATAGAGAAGACGTATTAACAAGAAAAGAAGTACTTGAGGTTTATGACAAGTATTATAAGTTCACCGTTAAAACAAACGAAAGTGGTGACTTTATGATTATTGGTGTTCCGTTAGGAATACAAACTGTAGTTTTAGATTTAGACTTATCTAATATTGGTTGTTTCTCTTTACGCCCTGCCGATTTAATTAGAATGGGTATGGCTGGTCCTGAACAATTTAACGGAGATCAATTCAAGTCGTCAACAGACTTAGCATCATTACCACAGATAGTAAACATAAAAATAGATGCTGACGTGACATCTTTTTGGGGAGAAGAGGAGTTATGTGATGTTGGTATTACAAGAGTAGATTTTGATTTAAGAGATATTGGTATTGAAGTTAAACCTCACTCCATATTTATGGGGTCAATATTCTCAACCGCAGAAGAAGACTTCTTAAAAACTAATTGTAAACCTAAAAAAGATTCAGGTAATCTTTGTGATTTAGTTTCATCGTCAGGAACAATTTTAGCAGTAAGACAAACAATAGATTATGATACCAATGGTAGACCAATATTGGAACAATATAGTTTACCTGAAGGAGGTAAAATAATTGATGACGAAGGGACATGGTTAACTGAGGTACCTATGAATTTGGATTACGTAACAACAAACGAATTTGGGGAACAAATACTTTCAAACGACCCGACAGTAGGTATTCCAACAAAGGCAAAATATAGATTTAGAATCCAATATCAGAATGAAGATGGGTTAGAAAATAACATACTAAGGGCAGATTATTTAGTTCCTAATATTAAAGAGTGGGGATGGTCGGCAGGTAACACAAGCCAACCAACAGATTTAAACGCCCAATTATTTTCATATGGGTTTAGTTTAGATTGGAACGACTATGGAGATACGGGAACAACAATCGGCTTACAAATGATTCAAGAAGCAATAAATTGTGAGGATAGATTTTATGAATTTCATTTTAATAAAGTTTATACTATTGCAAATTTTATTGATAGGTGGAAATGGGGATATAATAGAAGTAGACATTTAGGAATAAAAGAAATTACGGATAGGACTTGTACAACAACAACAAATAGATTTCCCGTTAACGATGGTGTAAGAAATTTTGATTTTATCTTTTTCTTATTTAATTTAGTTGTGACTATTTTTAGTCCTATATTATACGCACTTATACCTGTCTTACATGTATTAGCTCTTGTTTGGCCGATATTAAAATGGGTTATTGCTATATTTTTCCCTGTATATTTGTTGTATTTGGCGTACCAATACATTGCAGCGGCAATTGTTGCCTATCCCGCAATTGGGTTAATTGTTCTTTATAGTTTAGCGGCAGTTGTCTTTATAGCTGCAGCAATTCTATTCGCAGCTAAAGTATCACCAATGTTAACTAAGTTTAACTTTAAAGGGATTAATCTCCCAATGATGTCATATCCTGACTGTGAGGCGTGTTCTTGTGACTCGCCTGACTTGGAATTGGAAGAGATAACCGATTCGCCTTTGGGAGGTAGCGCAAACGCTGAAACAAAGATAGGTAAGTATACTGTCAATACAAGAGGTAATAATTCGTTTTTGGCGAATGTTAACTCTAACGACTTTTGGGGTGGGGTACCAAACGTTAATATTTGTAACTTTGATTCTAATGACGATCAAATCACACAAGGTGCGTACACGTCACCAACCCCTGGACCAACGTATTTTTGTGAGTTAAGTCCGGATCAATATTCAGGAAGTGACACTAAGAAAAACCAAAAATATCAAGCAGATAGTTATGGTATTAGATATGGTATTGCGGGGTTCCCAACATCTCCTGAAATTGGGATGCCAATAACGAAAGATTTTACAGAGACAAATGAAAAATACTATAGTCAAGAGGATATTACGTATTCACAATCTTTAAATTTGGCAAATATAAGAAGTAGATATTTTGACACAACGGCACCTAATGTTATTACTACAACGGTAAATAATGGAACACCATTTACTGATAACATTATAGTGTTACTTTGTGATCAATCTACATTAGGCACATATCCGTCAGGTACGTTAGTAACATTTACTAACCCTAATAATATTAATGATATTAATATTGTCAGTGGAGTAACAAACCAATTCGGTTCTAACACAATAACGGGAACATCATATACTGCCGTTACAAATACACCATTAACATACGTAAACCAAATTGGTAATTCAGTAACGATTAATATACAAGTATCTGGAACCTCATCAGAAAAAGAATATAAGTTTAAAACAGGGTTAGAGTATTACCAAGTGATTACAGGTATGACAGCATATAATGCGGACATTTTAGCGAGTGGAATAAATATTAATAATAACCCAAATACGGCAACACAATATGACACATCATCATTGATAAGAAAATATGTTTTAAATAAATTACAACTTATAAGATATAGGAATGGAAATACATCAACGTTTACCGAACGAATTAACCCATTAACACTTAATGGTGATGGTTGGAAAGATATGAATGTTTTAATATTGGTTAGAGGGGTTGATACCTATTCAGAAAAACAGGATATTAATTATGACTTATCTAAAATTTTTGGGTATCCATTAGGTTCAAACACTGTTAATGTTAGAGGACAATTTAATTTAAATGTACCAATACAACCAAACTCAGGTTCAGGTGCTTGGTATAATAACAATAGATCACCAGAAGCACATACAACACCATACGCAACATCTAGTATATACCATCAACCGTTTAACTTTCAATTAAGCGGAACTCAGTTTAGTTCCGTAACATCAACATCTATTAGATATTATTCTTCATTGGATAAATCATTAGGTGGTGGATGGAATCCTGGTTCAGGTAATGGATTAGGAACGTATTACTCAACAGTTGCGGTTTCTGAAAATGGTATTAACACTATAAAATACTATAACACTACAGGTATTTTACAAGGTAATACAGAAGGTGGATCCTATATGGCAACAACACAAAATCCAAATAACGATTTTAACCCATTATCAAGTTATAATGGTAGGATATATTCTCCCGCATATACAACAACGTCAGGGGCTCTTTCAGTAACAATACCTTCGGGGGCAAACCCCAAGTTAGTTTTAAGATCTGACAGATTACCAACTTCTGATGTTAATCAAAACGATGGTTTAAATAGTTTCTCATTACATCAAAATGATAATTTTACATCATATATTTTATCAGAAAATGCCGAAACTTTAATTGTTGGTGTTGGATCAACAGACTCATCAAACAATTCACAAGACTTTGGTCCTGACGTACCTAACGCGGCGAGCAGTGTTTTAAGTTCTTTTGATTGTGCAGGTATGGTTCCATTAAAATGTTATACAATTGATGCGGCAACAAATAGTTTTGGTATAGAAACTCCTTGTGATGATAATGAAGACCCGGTAAGGATTAAATCAGGATGTTATCAATTTATTCAAAAACCATATGTGGTAAACATTAAAAAAGACTTTGAAAACTTTACCGAATGGAAACTTAGATTTAGAATGATGTTTGGTGCATGTAGAGGAATCTTCGCACACGTTTTCCAAAACAATTGGGTTAATGGTACTTTATATATGTTCTCATTTAAAAAACAAACAATTTTTAACATTGTCGGACAACCAAAAAAATATAAGTTTTGTGGTACGTATGATAGTACCATTAGACCTGGACAAGGACCAATTTTTTATACAGAAAATACAACAAACTCATTTTTCTATAGATCAACACCATACGACTCAAATAATTTTGTTGGACAAATACCAAAACAAGGGACATACTCAAACCCAACACTTCTACCTGTTGATTTTGGTGGGGCTAACGAAAGGAATATATTTTTCCCAACAACTATTATGGATTTAGGTGCAAGAGATGAATTTACTAAAGAAATTTGTACTAACCCTGACTTTGAGGGGTATATTGTTGACACAATTAAATCAACATCCTATAACGATACGTCAGATTTATTACAGTTATTTATTGTATCAAGACTTATTAATACTAGTTTTTTACAACAGATATTTAATTTTGGGGATGCATCAATTAATAGAATGTTTTCAAGAAGTGAAGATAGACTGGACGGAGACATTGTACAATTATTTAGTATTAATTCAGAGTATGGCGTTGAAGGGTTTGATGAAGACACATATGATGGTGTTGGTGATATATATATTGCCACCGCAGGAGACGCAACGATTGGAGTATTCTTTACCTCAAACACTGAAAATAGAATAGTCGTGTCACCAGGAATAACAACATTTACTCCAACACTTACAAATTATTTTGGTTACCCTAAAACTCAAGAAGTACCATTTTATCAATGGAAATTGAACCAAGGATCTGTAAATACAATATTTGGTAGCGATTTAAATGATTGGGAGACAAACTTATTAGGTAGTGGAGGATTCTACTCTCAAAAATACCAAGACTTAAGTTTTTATCAGTCACCATTTTCACAATACTTTAATAATTTAAACACAGGTAGAAGAGGTTATATATATAACTCAACACCGGGTGGTTCGACAGATGAAACTATGCCGGCAGGACAACAAAATCCTTTCTTGGTTGGTTCACCATACCATTTTTATTTTGGTTTAGGTAAAGGTAAAAGCTCAATAAACAGATATATAACAAAATACATTTTAAATCAAGATGTCTAATGAAAACGAAATATTAATTGTCTTAGGTTCAAAACGATACGCAGCAAGTACGGATAAAGATGTATGGATACAACCACCATTAATTGGTGATAGAAGGACAATGGTTGAAGGTGACAGATCGATTACTGTTAACCAAGAGGAGTTATTCAATAAAGAAAGACAAGAAAGTGGAACAATTAGAGTTTCAGGTAAAATTGTAAATGTTTTTAACAATACGGTTAGTGGAAAAACATCTTACACACCATATAGAAATACGTTATACTACACTAACGCTATTGCAAATGCTACTGCTAATACACCACCTAACCCATCAGTGTTGTGGGAAGGTTATCCACAATTTGAAGAGTTTACGTTCATTAGAAAACAAGGAATTATCGGACACATCCCGTTTGTTGCAAAAAGTTCAACAACATATAATTGGTCGATTTATTTATCATATGGGTTTAGTAGTGACACCCAACATGCAATGGCGTATACGAGTGAACAATTTAACGTTACTAATAATTTTATTGCGTCCGATGGGATACCATTTGTTATTGATACCTCATCATTTAATGGTAAATCTTTAGTTTATTTTTATTGTGGAACTAAACACAATTTAAAACCCGGAGAAAACGTTGAGTTATCAATACCAACAAACCCATTAGGTTTGGGGGGTAAAAACACATTTGAAGTATATGGTGTTGGTGATGGGACTTACGGTACAGAAGAAAATGTCTTTAGTATATATGATTTAAAATTCCCTGTGGCTCAAACAACAACAGGAACATATGGTAATTTTAAAAGAATAAGTAATATACAAAATAGTGGAGAAACTAAATCTATATACTATGTTAGACTACATAAAATATTAACAAACGCTGAAGACGTTAATTTATTACAGGCGGGGTTTGAAACAAATCCATTTCCTGTTAAATCAAAATTGGAATATTCAGCACTTACACCAAACCAACTACAAAGGGTATCCGTTAAAGATGGATCAAAAACCTTTAGTTATAGTTTTGATAAAGATATTGAAATAAACCAATTAAAAGATAATAACGGTAAACCCGTAATGGATTTATTTGTTAGTATAATACAAAGAGGATACATGGGTTGGTTTAACCCACCATCGATAAACCAAAACGGTAATGTTGTTGGGTTGGATATTGGTTGGGGATTTAACTTCCAAAGAAATAATGTAGATAACTGGTGGGATCACGGATCATCTATAAATAAAGATAATATAACATCATCCTCATACGAATACCCCGTTGGTAGTGGTCAATATTTTTATTATAACAACTTATTAAATGTTGGTGACGTTATTAAAGGTGATTTTTGTGAGTATAATTATATGGAACAAAAAGAATATGTTATATCATCATTATATCACAAATATTCATTTAACCCTATTAATTTTTTAGATAATTCACCATTAAATTTACCGAGTGGTTACGCATATGAACCACACTACGAAGTACCTATACGGGTATTTAGTGACTATTTAGAATATGGTAAAAAAGGTGAGGTAGATAATATCCCTAACTATGCTTGGTATTCACAATACGAAGAGACTTTCATATGGAGGGATATATATACATATGGATACATAGATGGTGACGGAATTGGTATTGATAACCCATTTATAAACGGTGCCCATTATCCATTTAAAAACATATTGTTTTTACAAAAACCTATTAAGAGAAATAATATGGTGACAACATCATTGATAAACGATCCAATTAACGACGACTGTGAATAATAATTACTATAGATTTAATCTTAATGTTAATGATAGAGATGTTATTATACCTATTGAATTATCTTTTGATACCGAAGGTAGGGAAATGGGTGTTGAGGAATATGAATCCGAAGTTGTTAAAAAGGCGATAAACGGTATTGATGATTTTGAAACTACAAAATTTGCTCACGCGCCGTGGGATTTAAATCAAGATAAAACAGAGATATACTACCAATTTAACTTTTTTGATCCAGCAACAACAACAGACTTTATGAATAACCCACCATCAATCACTAATTGGTTAGATGATTATCAGTATGCGACTTTTACTGACAGTGAGATATATTATTTTGCAAATTCATTTAAAGGTAGTTTTTTTAAATTGGATTTTTACGACACTAAAGTACCTGAAAATCAAAAGATACTTTTTTCAGTGGTACTACCAACACAACAAGGATTAAAAGAACCTGGTTTCATTGGTCCAATTTTAAATCCTACACAGGTAGACGTTAAAAAACCAAAATTTTTACTTGATTATGTTGGTGCAGATAAAGAGGGGTTTTTTTATTATTGGTTGAAAAACCCATCATATTTAACAAACACCACATTTTATATGAGTGCTAAATTCTTTAATGCAAAAAAAGGACAATTTGTAAGAATGATGAACACACCACAATCGTCATTAGTTGGACCTACGGTGTACAACTTTGATAAATCACAGTACTTTTACTATAAAGTAGATATAGATTATTCAACATATGAATATAAAATATATAAAGAAACTCCAGCATTAACAAGAGTTGGTGTTGGTCCTTTAGCCTCTGAAGCTATAATCTGGTATGAATACGTTAACCCATAATGGAATCAGAAAAATTTAGTATTTTAATATCACCCGAAACCTTAGCTTTAGACATATACGGGTTTATTTATACCGCAGATACGGGGTATAGTTATGAGGAACAACCGTGTCTAGATCTTGCGGTACCTAATCAAATTTTTAGAACGGATCAAATATATATTTACTCTGGAATGTCTGACATTTTAAGTGGGGGGACAAACGGAGATTCGGTATTAACAGGATTAACGATACCTATCATGTTTACACAAACATATAACGACATTGGGTTTTATTCTGAATTTGACGGATTAATATTACAAAAAGATATAGTAACCAACTTTTTATTTTCAGGAGCAAACCCATTTAATACGTATGAAGTTACATTATATAACACTTCTGGAGATTTTACTGTTAGTTATTTAGACTTCACAACATATAGTGTTGATTGGGGAGATGGTTTATCACAACCACTAACAACGTCATTTTTAAATCATACATATGTAAGTTCAGGTGATTATACAATAACATTATCGGGGTCAAATCCGTGGGGGGTAACCATAATAGAAAAACCAATAACAATACCTTTAGTTTTGGCATCAGTTACGAATCCACAAGGAACTATAACATTTATACCACAACAAGGTAATTGGGCTAATACGCCAATATCTTATAACTACATTTTTGATGGGGACGCACAAAATAATATACCATATCAAATATCAAGTAACTTCACGACAGTACCATTCCCAATTTCTGGATTCACAAAATCAAGGATACAAGATTTAAAAAGGTGGGGTCCAGCACCATACACCGTCGGTTATGTGTTTAATAAAAACAATCAAGTATTTGGTCAAGTTGACTCAATGACTCCTGATTATACTGCCTATACAATTAATAATGTTAATTATTACGATTTAGTTAATGGTAAAACCTTTTATATTGTTAATAGTAGTGGTATAACATCAAATGATATAATCGCATCGGCAATGACTAAAAATGAGTATTTACTTGATTTTGTTATGTCACCTGAAATACAAACGGATGTTTATATAGAAAGGGGTAAGTATTCGGCATTTGAACCACTACAAAGGTTAGGTGAGGTTGATAATATTGGTGATCTTGTAAGATACGGTTATGGGTATTATCGAATAAAAACCACATAAAAAAACAATATAAACTATTTATAAAATAAAAAAATGGCATTAGGAACTTATGGAATAGTTAGACCGGCTGACGTGTCACCAGATGATGTAGATATAATTTTACATTACACCGTCTCAAGAGATGTTACAGATAACTTTCTTTTAAAGAAATTAAACTCAAGAAGTATATTGACACCGTATTTTCATAATGGCGATACAGGTGGTAATGCTAATGTTGAAATTTTAGGTGGATTGTATAGTTTAAAACTTCCGGCTTCAGAGTTTAATAAGAAAGGAATATATACCGTTTATTTACGTCCTGCAGAAATAAGAACAACAATCAGTGATTGTGGAGTATTATCTGCATTACCCAACGTTAAAGGTATTATAATAGACATTAACCAAGTACCTGCACAATTTAGAAATAAATTTACAAACCAAGGACTTGTTGGGTATAGAGTTGAGTACTTAAATCAGGACGGGACAAAAATACCTAATTTTTATAGAATCGTTACATCTTCTTTCTTTTGTGAACCTATTGTTACAGAACAAGTTAATTCCTCACAAAAAAGTATAAGATATAGATATGTTGATGGAGGAAGTGATTTAGTGTTTTGTACGCTATCACCATCGTCGTCACCAACCAATAAACCAAACGCGACTCCATTTATTGGGCAACCAAACCAAAACATCATAGTTACGAATACGTTTTTTAATCCAATCACCATTGATATTCAAATGGCTGATTATGATTTAGATACTATAGCGATTGCTCTTTATGGTAACCAAACTAAAAGTATTGAAGACGGTATTTACACGTTATATGATAGTGGCGGTAATATCTATAAACAATATAACTTGTTTGAGGTTAGAGATAATTTTAATGAATTACTATATGAGGTTAGACAAGATAGAGGAAACAATATAGATTTTAGTAAAAACTTTACAAATATTATTAGTTAATGGCAAATAAAATATTTTTTCCACCTGGTGGGGTTAAAACCTTTTCTGATAACCTTGTAGGATTCCAAATTGTGGATGGGGGAGGTTTGACGCAAGGTAATTTTGAGTTTACTAGTGCAATATATGAAAAGACAAATAGAAAATTTGACACTGGTATATTTTCTAATCCTTATACTTTAGAAAACCTTAAAATAGATAATATTGAAGAGGTAAAAAGGATTATTGAAAAGACTTTTAAAGTTTACCCAAATTTTGATATATCGGAAATCACTAGTTTTTCGTTGTATGGTTCCCTACAGAAAAGAATGTCAACCTCAATTATAAAGGTAATAAATTTTTTCCCTGCGGCTTTAGAGGTTTATCCAAGACAAACGTCAGGATTATATACAGGAAATACTGCATCTAATATTGTTTATGATAGAAAAAACGATGAAACCACTTTTGATATTAATACTGGTTTAATCTATAACCCATTTAGTATTGATTATTCTGAAAACGCCGCTAGAAACATATTAACTAGACCGATAACTGTTAGTCCATTTAGGGATATGACTAATAACTTTGAAAGTTATGCCGTTTATTTTAGAGATGTTAGTACAGAATACAAAGTAACGGATATGATTCCTGTTGAGAATATGACAGGGGGTACTCTTACATTAACAGTGAAAGGGGATATGTTTCCCGGACAAAGTGCATCAACTTTTAATTTAGTTATAAAATTAAATAATGAAACAACAGAAAAGGTATTTTTAGATAACTTTGATGAGGTTGAAGATTTTATGTTAAATAGAAGTGTGTATCCAAAATACAGTGCTAAATTTACATATCCTGATTACGATTCGGCAGGTAAATATACTTTATTTACAAAACAAGTAACTTGGCCGATAGACAAGTATTGGAACTTAGATATTAATAGTACTAAATTTGAACAATATATATCTCAAATACAGAGTATTGCTGAAAAATTAGACGAATATAAAACAAATTTAATAAGTAGATTTTTAATTACAGGATCATTCAAAGAGTTTGATACTGATGATCAAAAAATTGAAAAGGTATTACAAATATACGGTAGAAGTTTTGATGAAGTTAAAAAGTTTATTGATGCGTTAGCATATATGAACTCTGTAAATTACCAAGTAGGTAATGATATACCTTCACAACTACTCACAAATTTAGCTCAAACATTAGGGATTAATTCAGACATCTCACCAATAACAAATGAAGGGTTTTTAAATTCAGTATTTGATCCAAACGCTAAACAAGTTTTTCCTGGGCAGTCAGTTTCAGACACACCAACAGAGTTAAACTATCAATACTATAGAAATATAATATTAAACTCCGCACACATGTTTAGAACAAAGGGGACTAGACAATCTTTGGAATATGTTATGAGATTTATAGGTGCCCCTGAAGCATTATTAGAGTTTAATGAAGTTATTTATTTGGCTGATACTAAAATAAATTATAATGATTTTTACGAAAAGTATTGTCAAATTTCTGGAGGGACAACATATGTAGAGACACCTGTTTTTGATCCGGCTAATACATTTAGTTTATTGGGTGTGATTTACACAGGATATACTACAAGTGGGGTTATAAATTTAATAACAACGACATTAAACGATTACGGAGTTGATTCTGATGGGTACCCCCAAAGTCCCGCAATTACAGACGACAACTTCTTCCAAAAAGGGGCTGGATGGTTTGAGACAAGTCCTGAACATAGATCAAATCAAGAGGCTGACTCTGTAAACTCATCCTTTAACCCAACCAACCCATATTTAATATCATCATTAAAACCATTCACATATGGACAAGAATATATGGATAGGTTTAGAGATTTTCCTGATATTGCAGAAGGGTATACGTTAACTAAGATAAGTGATAATCAAAAATCTTGGGCAGTTAATGATACGGGGAATAGAAAAGACGGGTCAAATTTTAATGGGGTAGATTATACTGTTAGTGATGATAGGTTAGTAATTAATTCTAAAAATATTGAGTTATATACTAACATGGGTCAAGGTATTACTTATGATATATGGGATATGTCTGTAAAGTACGGATACCCTATACCAAATTCAGGATTGACGGCACCATACCCATATCCTGGTAATATAGATTGGACATTTATTAACCCAAAACCAAAAGAAAAAACATTCTTTGAGTTCGCTCAAAGTTTTTATAATAACTTCATTAATGTTAGAAATCGACAAACAATATTTGATGGTAAAACGGGAGGTTACCCTACGTTACAATCAGTTTATTGGAGATATTTGGAGTCTGATCAAACTGTAGGAATACCTTCTAATAAGTTTACATATCAAAAAATGATAGACTATACTTTAGGTTTAGGTGATCATTGGCAAAGACTATTAGAACAAGTAGTTCCAGGAACCACTTTATGGTTAACAGGACAAAAAATGGAAAATTCTATTTTCCATAGACAAAAGTTTGTTTGGAGAAGACAAAGAGGTTGTACATTTATTCCTGTTTCTTGTATTCCGTGTACGTATAACGGAGAACCATTTAGTTATGATTGTATTGATCAGACATTAAAATGTGATGTAAAAACCGATCCGGCAGCAATATTGAATTATGCGTTAAATAACGTTTTAACTAATAGTGGATTCACACAGAGTGATTGTGATATTAATAGTATAGTTACTAATTGGTATATTGACTGTAGGTTAGATTCACAAATTTTAGTACAAGAACAATTTTATACAGGGTATGGTATTGGTGGTTACCCATCAACCACTGATTTGGTAAATGCGGTTAATACATATTTAGTTGAATTATACAATTACGGATTAAATTTTTATTTGGCTGGAAGTACACTTGTAGTTAGTAATTCAACATGTTACGACGATTTTACAAGTAAAACCTTATATCTTAACATAGGGGTTGATTTACAAATAAATTGTTCACAACAAACAGTTTTGACGCCAACTCCAACTCCAACACCTACACCAACCCCTACACCTTGCGTGACATATATGTGGGCAGTAACGTTTAGTCCAACTGGAGGAGCTTATACCACATATAACTGTAGTGGGGTTGGGACGACTACTTCATTTTTAGGTGGAGGAACATTTAATGTTTGCTCAACTACAATACCAACAAGTACATCTCCAAGATTTGTATCAGCAATAAACATGGGGGTTTGTCCTTAATAAAAAAATAAAGAAAAAAATTATATATGGCTTGTGTATCAGGATTAACGGATGGTGTTTATGAATATGTAGACTGTTGTGGATTATACCAATTCGGAGTTTCACTTGGTGAAAGTATATGTATAGATGAATCATATTCTGGTTCGGCAAGAGGGGTTTATATTGCTACAGGGGTAACTTGTACAGAAACATGTACATCAGGACCACTTAGTTACGGATTCCAAGTTACGGGGGTTTGCTCCGCAGCAACAGGTAGTGTGACTTTCACTTCATATGGTGGTGTTGCCCCATACACAATTGATAATATTATTCCGGGAACTTTAACTGCTCAAACAAGTAGTTCTCCTATAACATTTACAGGGCTAACAGGAGGTACTTATGTGTTCAGAATAAATGATACTCTTAATTTACAAAATAATGAATTATATGTTAATGTTAATGTAACGGGATGTTTTGAGGCAAATGTAGTTACCGCATCAGGAACTACTTGTGGACAAGATACCGGATTTTTAACTATAAGTGCAACATCTTCAGGTGCCCCATATACTATTCTTCTTTATCAAGATGGTGTTCCTTACGTTGTAGAAACAACAGGAACTTTACCATATGATTTTAACGGATTACCTAGTGGTATTTATTATGCTACTGTTTTTGATTCAGGTGGTACCACGGCTAACACTGAAAACGCGGTAATATCTGCAAGTACTTCTTTAGATTTTGGTTTTTGGAAGGTGAATACATCTAATTGTGTTATTGATAAAGGTAAATTGGCGGTAACAGGAGTTACGGGAACCGGACCTTATACGTATTTGTGGAGTAATGGAGAAACCACACAATTAATTACGGGATTAACACAAGGAGTATATACTTGTACGGTAACAGATATTAATGGTTGTGAGGTAACTAAAAGTGAATTTGTAGGTGCTGCTGATCCATTAGGTATAGGGTTATTAAGTGCATCAACACCAAGTTGTTTCGCATCTGATGGTAGTCTGACGTATTTTTTAACTGGAGGTACCGCTCCTTTCTATTATTCGGCTTCTACCGCCCAAGTTGGGTATACATTATCAAACGTGTTCACATTAACAAACCTTGCTGCTGGAACTTATCAAGTTGTTGTAAGAGACGCCAATTTTTGTGAAACAACATTAAGTGGGTTTCTAAGTCCCGTAGGAGGATTTAATGTGGTAGACATAATTGTTACCAACTCAGACTGCAATCAGAATAATGGACAAATAGATGTGCAAATTGCAGGGCTTGGAGGATATTACACATACACTTTATCAGGTTTAAGTGGTAACACCGTTTATCAAAATACAAGTCTTAATCAAACTAATAGTTTTACTAACTTACAAAATGATACATATGAATTAACAATTTCAGGTTCAGGAACAAGTTGTGTTTATACAACAACATTAAATATAACATCTACTCAAAAATTTATTGTTAGTGCAACAACTACCGGGTCAACATGTGGGGAACCAAACGGTGTTGCGGTTATTGAGGTATTTTCAGGATATACGGGAGTTTTAGATTATGTATTAAGTAACGGAGACACCCTAATAGATACCACATCGACAGGAATAACATATAATAATTTACTACCAGGAAATTATACGATAACCGTCACTGATAGTGTTGGTTGTGCGGTATCCACAGGTTTTACAATAACAACAGGAGGACAACTTTTAACTTCCATACAAAAAATAGATTGTGTTAATGGAAATGACGGATCGGCTTCCGTAGTAATATATCAAGGAGAACCAACTTTTACGTATAATTGGAGTAACGGACAAACGGGATCAACTGTAAGTGGTTTATCCGCTGGAAACTATTATGTTGAAATAACTGATAGTAATGGTTGTTACGATATACAAGATTTTACAATAGATTGTAACGGTATCTCTCCAACATCTTATCAGTTATTTAATATTTGTAATAGTACTTTTACGACTACTGTTGGAACTAAAAGAGGTTTATCGGAAATGTTAAATGAGGGGTATATTGATATTATTTCGGGATATACCGGATGTAGTTTTAGTGGGGCGGTATTTAGTTGTCAAATAGAAATTGATTGTCCAGGATCTGGTGATACGTGTTTTATTTTAACTGAGGACGTATTTACAATTACAACAGAAAATGGTGATTTCTTGGTATATACGGATTGTGAATCGGGAGATACTATATATACTGTACCATTTTATACTGCAACAACACTAAATGATATTCCACAAGACACTCTTTGGCAATCAACAATCGAAGGTATTTTAGGTAGTATACCGAACATACAAAGTTTTACTATTGATTTATTAACAAATACATTTGAAATTATTTCAAAATGTGTTGGTGATGTTGATCCTTTAGGTGATTGTAAATTTTATTTAAGATTAAAAATAGAATATGAGGTAGTATGTAACGATTGTAGTCAATCATTTATAATATTAACTGAAGATAGTTATTTTATGATAACAGAAGAGGGGTTTACATTAGTTTATCAATAATGAGTGTTATTACGATATCAGGAACAACAGGGGGAACACCACCATTGAGTGTTTACCTATGTGATGAATATGGAAATAACTGTTATTTAACAAGTACAACAGGAGGGACATATACACTTAATTCCTTCTATTCAAGTGCGAATACATTAATGGTTAAAACTATTGATTCAACAGGATGTGAATACTTTGAATTAGTTTCTTGTTATGACCCACCCCCAACCCCTACACCAACTCCGACACCAACTTGTGGTCCAAGCACAGTACATCCATACTACACACCTTTTGGTAGTTCAACTAATATTACGGGATACTTTTATACTTCATTTTTAAGTGCCTGTACCGCATTTAATTGTGTTACAGGTGGTACTTGTGCCGTTAATGCGGCTTTTTTGGCGTATCTTGATGAAAGTGAACCTCAAATCGGTTCTATTTTATATTCTAATAATGTTGGGTGTTCACCAACATTATTAACAGGATACTTTTTAGTTAAAATAGGTGGTTCACCAACATATAATGCAATCGCAGAAGTTACTGCCGGTGTGGTAACCGATTTACCTTCTTGCCCTTAAAGTATTTATAATATATGAACGTAGAAATAACAGGAGTAACGAGCGGACAACCACCATATGATATTTTTATATGTGACTCAACTAACACGTCTTGTTTTTTTGTTTCAGGGAGTACCTTTATACCACCAAATATTATATTTGATACTGATGACTTTTTTCCAAACGAAAATTACCTTTATTTAAGAATTGTTGATACAAATGGATGTGTGTACTCGACAGTTATTAATTGTGAGGTCCAAAAGGCGTTTCAAAATGATATATATTTTAATTTTATGGACGGAGTAGGTTATATTTTCCAATAAATAATATTTATTAAATAAACTATGCCAACATACCAATTATTAACAGATAGAACATTAGCTCAATCATCGGCGATTACTCCGACTACAATTATACATATTGTAACAACTGCAGATACGTCACAAAGCCTTTACGGGTCATCATATAAAGTTGAGTTACAACAATTAAGTACTATATTTAGTGGTAATACTAATCAAATAAAAGAGATTTTCTTTAAAGGTTCAGAAACAAATCCTACTTATATTGGTAACTTTTATGCTGGTACCTGTAATGCAGGTACCGACCCTGTTTATATAAATGGATTAATTCCAAACGATTTATCTTCTATGATATCCGCTGAAGTGGTAACAATACCAACATTTAGTGGTAATGTTTCTACTGATATAAACGTACAATACGGACCCGTAAATTCGTTTTATAGTGCCACAACAATAACGACAGGACAGACATATAGTTATAATATCAATAAATTCACATCATTGGATGTTTTACCTTATATGTCTGGAATAACATCAAATAATGTTTTTGGTTTAAGTGTTTTTCAAAATGATACTAATCTTTATGTTTTAGGAATGAAGATTAAGTACACTTCAAGTTAATAAAGATTTACAAAAAAGAAAAAAAAACTAATTTATTTGTATGAAAATATTTGTACAAATCGCATCTTATAGAGATCCTGAGTTATTACCAACCATTAGGGATTGTATTAATAAAGCAAAACACCCTGAAAATTTAACATTTGGAATTTGTTGGCAACGTGATGAAACTGAATCGATGGAAGAATTCACAAATGATGAAAGATTTAAAATATTAGATTATCATTGGAGTGAAAGTAAAGGGCTTTGTTGGGCTCGTTCTGAAATTCAAAAATTATGGGACGGTGAAGAATACACCATACAATTAGATTCACATCATAGATTTTTACAAGATTGGGATGTGGAATTGATTGAAATGATGAATATAACAGGTTCAAAAAAACCAATCATCACATCATATGCCGGAATGTACCGACCATCAGATAACCAATTATTAAATGTTGAACCATATATGATGGTCGCGTCTAACTTCACACCGGGAGGAACAATCCTTTTTAGACCACACGCAATACCAAATTGGCAAACATTAGATAAACCAATCCCCGCAAGATTTGTTAGTGGACATTTCTTTTTTACAATCGGAAAACATTGTGAAGAATATAAGTATGACCCTAATATCTATTTTGCTGGTGATGAAATTAGTTTATCTATTCGTTCATATACGTTAGGTTACGATTTATTTCACCCACATAAGACTGTGGTTTGGCATGAATACACAAGAGAAGGTAGAACAAAACATTGGACAGACTTTAATCAAGAAAATAAAAATAATGGTATTGTTGAAAAACAATGGTGGGAAATGGATAACGACTCTAAACGTAGATTAAGACATATGTTACAAGAAGAGGATAACAATATAGCTTTAGGGGTTTATGGGTTAGGTGACGTTAGAACACACACACAATATGAAAATTATGCGGGAATAAACTTTAAAAATAAAAAGTTACATCCCGAAACCATAAAAGGAACAAACCCACCGGTGAACGATAATACAGATTGGTACGAATTAAAGGAAATTGAATATGAGTTCAAACTTTACATACCTTATACTGAAAATTTTAAATTTATATATATAGGAATTGAAAATGAGTTAGGTAATGTATTACATAGACAAGACATGTACAGTTATCAGGAATATTTAAACGTTAAACTAAAAACGACAGAAACCCCTGTTAAATGGGTGTATTGGGTAAACGATAATGAAGGTAATTGGGTAAACAGAATTGACTTTAGTTTATAATTTTAAAAACAAACCATCAATAAAATAAACTTTTGATTATTTATATAATAAAGTAATAATTCAATGGCATTAGTTAACATAGAAAGTTGTTTAAATAGTAGTGTAAACTTTAGTGTAAGTGGGTGGAGTTATTCGACAACGCTCGGTTTAGTCTTTAATATTACGGGTGACACAAATATACCTGATGGTTGTTATACTATTGGGTCATTGGTAAATAGTACCGTTACAATCGATGGTGTTGCTACTTTGGTTACTGACTGTAATGACTCACTTTGTAGTGGGTATTGTCAAAATAACTATTGCTTATCAATACCTATTAGTTCATATAGTGGGTATAACGGCACATATACATTAGAAGGTAATTATGGCGGGGATTATTATTGGACAGGAGGAACTAATCCGAGATACATATTTTTTAACGGAACAAATTGGTGTTTAAGTAATTCATTAGGTGGAACCTGTGATTTTTTTGGGCAGAACCCAACAACATACGGATGTCCCGATTTAGATAGTACCATAATGTACGAAGGAATATGTTCAATAACACCAATTCCTACAGATCCGTGTTCAGATTTAGATTTTGACGTATTGTTAGAATGTGATATTCCAACCCCGACACCTACTCTGACACCAACCCCCACCCCTACACCTACACCGACTCCCACACCAACACCAGATATATGTAGTGCGTTTACTGCCACAATAACGATATCCACTTCAGGGACAACACCAACTCCGACACCAACTCCGACACCAACACCATCATATTGCCCTGTAACACCATCGGCGGATACAGTAACATTTGTTGTTGATAGCGGAGATTTTGTTTGTTCGTCAGTTAAAGACTTATTGGACTGTGATACGGGTGAACATTATTATATTACAGAACCAATAACATATTCAGGGTCTGTTGTTAGTACGGGAACTACATTCTTAGCACTTTTATACGGAAGTGCGTCAAATCAAATACAGTGTGTAACGTATATCGGTAAAACAACCGCATCTTCAAATAGAAACTTAATACAAGTATTAGACGTTTATTCAGATTGTTCGGTTTGTGTAACGCCGACACCTACACCAACACCTACACCAACTCCACAATGTTATTGTTATACGGTAACAAGTGAAAGTGGTTGTACTGTAAATTGGGTTGGTTGTTCAGGAAACTCTGAAACATTAATAATAACGGGTAATACAAGTTTTGGTATTTGTGCTCAAGAGAATACCGTATCATTTACTTGTGTAACAGGAACAACTACGATATTATCGGGAAATACTTGTACGGACGATACCGAATGTGCGTTACCAATACCAATATCATACCCTATGGGAACACAATTTATATTCACGTCTTGTACTAATAATACCATGATTATACAAAACGCATATCCACCGATAAACGTATTGATTGGTGATATCTTAAAAACCACAGGGGATTGTTATAATTATATCGGTAACTATGTGGGTTATACACCACCATCAGGATTTATATCAGTAACACAAGATACTTTTACTGCGACTACTGCAACAACATATGTTACTTGTTTAGAATGTTTAGCTCCTGAACCAACACCGACCCCAAAATATAAAGAATGGAGAGCATCAGGAGAATTTTCACTCTCTTGTCCTATTTGTGAACTCACTAATTTTGGTGTCGTGGGTAATTTCTTCACATCATTTAATGTGAATACAATACAAACAGGAGTATATGCTTACGAAGATAGTTCATTAACAATACCTTTGAGTTTAACATACATAAAAGTACCTATCAACCAAAGTGGTAATGCAATATCACAAATATTTGAGGTTGACGGTAACGGTAAGTTAACATTCAGATGCACACCAAACGGAAACTGTTAAAATTATGTCAACAATAGTAACAATTAATTCAGTAACATCAGGAACATCACCATACGATATATGGGTTTGTGACACCTGTTATGGTACTTGTCAATACATAGACACAACACCAACAATACCATACACATTTACATTACCCGCGATATATGAAACATACACTAGTTACGTTGTAAAAATAATTGATGATAACGGGTGTGTTTATTGTGATACTGAAATATACTATAAACAATTCCAAAATTCAGATTTATTTGAATTTATGGATGGAGTACCATATGAATTTCAATAAACTTATATATATTATAAAAAAGAAATGGCAAAATTAACAACAAGAACCTTAGCGAGTGGAGTAACCGTAGACGATTTACTTCACATCGTAATAACAGGAGATACATCACAAGATCCTGCGGGGTCATCTTATAAAGCATCAATACAACAAGTGTTTGACGCATACCCTTCTGTGACTATTACCGGCGGAACATATAATAGTGGTACAGGTACAATAACTATCACTAATAGTACCGGAGGTACGGTAAATATAACGGGAGTCACTTCAGGTTCCGTATTTACGGGTGGTACAGTTCCAGGTGCGACTATTTTTAGTAATGGTGTAACGGCTAATACACTATCCGCTAGTACCCTTTTTGTTAACGGAGTACAAATTACAGGAGACACATATGTTACAGGAGGAACGTTTAGTATTGACACGATTACATTCACAAATAATCAAGGAGGTACGTTCACGGTAACGGGTTTAACTACAGGTGGTAGTAGTGTATTTACAGGAGGAACAGTTAATGGTCCGACTAATTTTACAAATGGTTTAACCGCAAATACCATAAGTGCAACAACATACTATAATCTACCTGGATCATCTTCAGGAAATTGTTTTGTTGATTTTTATGTAAGAAACGTTCACGGATGTTCACCCATCTCAATATGGGATGAAACACAAACTAACGGTTCTAACGCTTATGGAACATTATCATTTTCATTGGGTAACGGTAGTAGAACTTATGGGAACTACTCACATGCAAATGGCACTCTAACCAAAACAGGATCAAATGACGGTTATTTATTAACAGGGTGTACCGCAGGGATATGTACTTTAGATTCTTCATATAGTGACGTTTCACTAAACTTTACGACAGGAACAACTTCATTTGTATTTTTTGATGATATTTCATATTCTTCATTATACCCGTCATCTGTATTTAGTGTTAGTGCGGTAACATTTGATGGTACAAATACTATAGTTTATTTATATGACACATCAGTCGATACATTAGGAGCACAAGCAATTATGTCAGATACAAATCCTCCATCATCATGGGGAGGTAATCAAGTTTTTGGGGGACGTAATGCAAACGCAACAGGACAAAGAACACAGGCAATAGGTGACGGATCAACATCCAAAGGATCTGGTTCTTATAGTATTGGTTTGTATTCATCATCAGAAGGGCAATCGTATACATATGGTATCTATGGACATGCTGAAGGGTTTTTAACGACATCCTATGGTGATTATTCACATAGTGAAGGTTCAGGAAGTAATGCCATAGGTATTGGCTCACACGCCGAAGGAGACTTTACAATTGCATCGGGACAATATTCACATTCACAAAATAAAGGAACATTAGCGAGTGGTGATAATTCACATGCTGGTGGTGTCGGGACGGTTTCTTACGGTATTGTATCCTTTACACACGGAGATAATAATGAGTCTAACGGACCCTTATCAGTATCATTAGGTGGAATGAATAATATAGTAACTAGTGGTGATACTGATGGTGGGGCGATACTTGGTGGATATGAAAATGAAATAACCTTTTTATCTCCGTCTGATGATGTTAAACAATCTGCAATTATTGGTGGTTCAGGAAACACTGTTAATTCATTTATGTCCGCAATTATTGGGGGTGGAAATAACACAGTAAGTGGATCTAGAAGCGTTGTATTAGGAGGAACAGGTATTAATGCCATTAATTCGGATACAACTTACGTACCTAATTTTGTAATTAGTACCTCATACACACCAACAAGTAGTGTTGACACTACAGGTGAACCAGGTTCAATAACTTGGGATAATAATTACCTTTATTATAAGGATAACAGTGGATGGAAACAATTAAGCGGTTCAACATTCTAATATGGGACAATTAAGTGGAAATAGTTGTAATATCATAACAATTTTACCTTTGGGGTTGGAGTGTGATAGTATAAATGCGTCAACACCTCAATCAACCAATGGGTTAATTGCGTTATTTGTAACAGGAGGAACGTCTCCGTATAATGTTACTTGGAACAATGGTTCACAAGGGACATTATTAACTAATTTAAGTCCCGGTAATTATACCGCGACTGTTGTTGATTATTATGGCGATTTTACCGCGACAACAACATGTACCGTTGGTTATGATAGTTTTTATCTCGATACATTTGAGGATTGTAAAACTCCCGGTAATTTTATTTATTATTTAGCAGATTTAGTTAACCCATTAAGTGGTGGATCAGTTTATCAGTTAACAACACAAATAGGTTGTTGGACAAACAGTGGAACAACATTATATACAGGACAAACTTATATTGGTAATTTCCCAATAGTATCTGATGGACCGTTTACAGGTTGTACCGAATGTCTACCACCACCTACACCGACACCCGTATATCCAAACGATTTGTGTTTACAACTTACTCAAGGGACAAATATAACACAATTTAATTTTAATTCAGGATCAACAATAAATGGATATCCGTCTTGGACAAGCAATACACAAACAATATATTATAATACAGGTACAACACAATGGAACGTTAGTGGGTGGACATATCCGGGAGGTTTATATTATGCATCACCAACTATACCACCAACAGGTAATTGGACATTAACCGGACAATTATCGTATGGATCAACTGTATATGTTAGCTCAGGTATTTGTCAAACACCACCATTAACAATGACAGTTAATAAGACAAACCCAACTTGTTCTACAACAAGTAACGGTTCTATAACAATAACCCCTAATGGTGGATTATCACCATATTTATATTCCATTGATTCTGTAAATTACCAAGTATCTAATACTTTTATTGGTTTATCTTCTGGTACTTACACTGTTTATGTTAAGGATTCTAATTTAACAGTTATAAGTCAAACAGTGATTTTAACACCACAACAATTATTTCAAAATTATAACGTAAGTTTGATTTTAACACCTGGTTCAAATATAACGGTAGGTAACTCAACAACAAAAACCTCTAATTGGTCGATAAGTGTTAGTCCATACCCTTTACCTGTAGGTACCGTTATTAATATGAATTTATTATTTAATGTTAATACAACTGCTTATACGATTACTTCACCTACGATTAGTTATAGTAATAATATCACAACAAACCAAACAGGTGGGTTTACGATATCATCACCAACAACCGGATCGACAGTTGGATCAACATCTTTTAATCCAGCGTGTGAAGTAGGTAATATAAATTTAAGTTCTTACACAACTTCTTATACTGTACAATTATCGGGTAGTGGGACCATATCAGGAACTATCGTACAATACATAAACACTCCTTGTGTTGAAAGCGATCATTGCAATTTATTTGGAATGATAAAAGATAGTGTTAATATACAAAACATAACAATAACACCTACATTATGTAAATCGGTTAACTCTTCTGTTAACCCTCAAGAAGTGATATTGGTAAAAACTGGATTAATATGTCCAAGACCTATAAGAGTTGGTTAAATAAAAATATAAAAAATAGTATTTATATAATATGTCATACATCATAAAAAATACCGCAGCATTAATAAACACATTAATGACTGATGCGGCAAGAAAAAAAATATCACAAGGTAAATTTGACATTGCGTATTTCCAAATAGGTGATAGTGAGGTTTGTTATGATTGCGTATCAAACATGGATATGGTTGATTATAATGTATTAATGCCACAGTACAATGCTCAAAATTTATCACCGGTACCCCAAAAAAATAGAATGCATATTAAGTATCCACTTTTTATTGATTCAACATCGGGAAGTACTTTTGGTGTTCCTTTTGATAATTCGTATATTGATAGTGTTTATAATAGTGCGGCACCAAGAGGGTTTTTCAGTGGTTCAACAGGAACATCAATTAATTTCAGTGCCTTTACCTCATCAGCATATACCATTAACCCTAATTTTGTAATTCAAAATTCAGGAATCACGTCAGGTAATGTTTTAACACTTTCAGCTACAAGTATTAACACCTCAGTTTCAGGTACGGTGACTCCGGGAATGTTTTTAACACTTTTTAGTACTGATAACATACAACCATTATCTGCTGCAACACCTATGTTTACATATTTGGTGGTTTCAGTTACAGGTGATAGTTCTACAGCAACAACAATAAATGTTGAAGTAGATAGGAACCTACCTAATTTTAATTCTATGGGGTTAAGTGGAAGTTCTAGTATTGTTTTTTACCCTAGTGGTATGACAGTAATGTATGATACCTTTACCCCTGAACCTTTTTGGGCGACAGATGTTTTTAATTTTGAAACAAACTGTGACGTATCACAAAGAAATGTTTATGTTTGGAATATGAACATACCTTGGACTGAATCACCCGCAGGATTATTCAGTAACACATACCAAGACTTTAATCAATTTAAATCAACGGGATATACCAACACTAAAGAGTATTTAGGTTACAATAGTGAAGAAGGTCAGTTAGATACTGATTCTGTTTATTATTATAATTCATTTTTAGAGGAAATTACGGTATCCCCTGTGGATCAAAAAGCTATTGCTATTGTTCACTACACAAACCAATCAATTGATAACTTCTACGGTGAAAAATTCGCTATGGAAGACTATGATCCAACAAATCCAGGTAATACAGGACAGGCTCGTAATTTTAAATTATCAATTCCGTGGTTAATGTGGCATAAAAATCCAAACGCAACAATAGGTGAGGTATTCTATACTGATCCTTCAGGATTTACTAACCAAAACTTATTTGAATTACATTATATTAAATCTAAAAAAGATCAAAATTTTAACGCACCTGGTTTAAGGTATTACCATTTATGGGATACACACGCAAATACTAACGGACAACCAAATAGAATAGGTAAAGTTTTTCCTGATTTAAAAATAATTGTTTTTGATGACGATGAAATAATTGCGGCTTTAAACTACAAGTCTAATCGTTCTTGGACTTTACCCGCACCTAAATTAGGGTTAGTAACACCAAATACCTTTAGTGGTGTTTTAGGTGGAACCGCAGGTTTATTAACAGGTAGCAGTGAGTCTTTGTTTTTAACATATTTGTTTGAAAACACAGGATTTACCAATTCCTTACATTGTAATTATTATTCTGAAATAACGGGTAATGATCAGAGTTTACTACCAGGAGCATCAGACATATTAGTAAGGTTCGGTAATGAGTTCCCATTCTTACAAGAAAATATATCAGGATTACCTTCAGGGTTTACTGCAAATAATATAAAAATATTGGCTCAAAAAGTTGGTAGCGGAACCACAAGACCATCATCGACATTATGGAAAGAAATTGATGTTTATTCACAAATATCGGCAACAACTGTAAATAATTATTTAACACAAACCGGTATGACGGGGACTACTATACAGATTACAAAAAATATGTACGATACCGCACCTACTTACGATTTAAATAATTACATACAATTACCACAGGTAGGACAAACAGGTTTAACTTTAAATTTTGGGGGTGAATACTATTTCTTTGGTAATATAGAAATAGATATTCAAGCGACTATCTATGTAATGAACTTCCTTTGTAATTTAGGACAGACACAATTCTTTGATTCGTCTAACCCAACTTGGAATAATTCAACACCACCATACGTAACAGAAGTTGCTCTTTACAACGCAAATAAAGAACTTATGGTTATATCGAAGATACAATCACCTGAAAAAAGACAGGGAATACAACAGTATCCGATTAAGTTAGATTTTTAATTATATGTCAGAAAAATCAGATTTTAAAAATACCCCTAAAGTGTTGGGGTTGGATATCTCTACCAAAACAATAGGGTGGAGTTTATTTGATATTAAAACAAAAGAACTTTTAGAGTTAACTCATTTCTCTCCTACTATAAAACCAAAAGTAGACGATAAGATACACGAGTTATTATTAAAGGTAAATCTATTTGAAGAAAAACTACAAGGATATAAAAACTTAGGGATATCTAAAGTTATCATTGAAGAACCACTATTAAATTCTAATAATGTGTGGACAGTAGGAACATTATTAAGATATAATTCAATGATTACCAAATCTATATATGATATTTTAGGTATAGTACCTAATTATATATCTACATATAATTCAAGAAAATATGCTTGGCCCGATTTTGTACAACAAAACGATAAAGGGAAACACGTACTATTTGGAGGATTACCAAAAGACATTGACAAAAAAGAATTAATTTGGAAAAAGGTATCAGACAAAGAACCACAAATTACTTGGTTATATACTAAAAATAACACACTTAAGAAAGAGTGTTATGATATGGCGGATTCTTACACTTGTGTACTTGGTTATATGAACCAAGAAAAGATTTGGTAAACTAGTTTTTTTTACAACTAACGTATATTTATTATTATAAATAATTAAAAAAAAATAATGAAAAAAATTATTAAACTTACTGAATCGGATTTAACTAGAATAGTTAGACGAATAATTAAAGAATCAGAATCTGGAATTTCTAAATTAGATATGAAAGTTAGAGGTAAAGAATTTACGATAATTGATCCAAGTTGTGGTTTAGAAATTATGGAAGTTGTATTACGTGGTGCTGCTTGTGAAACACAAACCAAAGACGGGTTAGGTTGTAACAGCATATTAGAAGTTGTAGACATGTCAAATAACCCTATATTTTTTGAAAATGGACCTGAAGAAGGTTGTAACAAAAAACTACATAAATTTTTATATGAACGAGGAGAAAATTGGGAACCAGGAATGGATACTAAATTAGAATTATTTTATGATTGCGAAAAAAACCAATTATATTTAAGAGGTAAGAAAAAATTCTTTGGTGGAATGCAAAAATTTGAAATAGAATGTTCTGAATTAGAGGATAAGTGTTATGATTATTGCGATGCATCTGACGAATAAAAAAATAAAATATTTTATTAACCCACCCCATAAAGGTGGGTTTTTTATTTTGTAAATATTTATATAATGTATGTGTAAAGTATGTATAATTTGTAAAATTGAAAAACCATTAACAGAATTTCATAAACATAAAAGAAGAAAAGATGGTTATAGGGAACAGTGCAAAATATGTAGATCTAATAATTTTAAAGAAAATTACGAAGATATAAAAATAGAACATAGGAAAAGAGCCAAAACGTTTAGAGAAAATAATAAAGATTATTTAAAAGAATTTTATAAAAACTATTATAAAAAAAACAAACATGTCCATTCTTGGAGGACTTTACTTTATCGGACAATAAAACATTTAAAGATTTCAAAAAAAGATCACACAATAAATATTTTGGGTTATAGTGCGGAAGATCTTAAACAACATTTAGAAAAAAACTTTAAAGAAGGGATGTCTTGGGAAAACTACGGTTTATGGCATATAGACCATATAAAACCAATATCTTCATTTGATAAAGAAGAGGTCCCCAAAGTGATTAATTCATTAGGAAATTTACAACCATTATGGGCGTTAGAAAATTATATTAAAAGTAATAAGTTTTGATAATTTAAAAACTTTTACTATTATTAGTTTATGATGGATTATGACATATTAAAAGACGTATTAGATAATTTTTTAGGTGACCCACATAAATACGACGATAGTATTGGTCAGATTGCGTATGATTGTCCTGTTTGTTCTTACGAAATAAAGGGATTGGATAGAGGTGATGGTAAAGGTAATTTGGAGGTTTCTTTAGAAAAAAGTGTTTACCATTGTTGGTCCTGTGGGGAAACTCACGACACTCACGGACACATAGGAAAACTTATTAGTCAATTTGGTTCAAAAAAAGATAAGAAAACATATAAGTTAATACGTCCCGATAAGTTTGAAAAGAAAGAAAAAGTCTTTAAAGAATTAGAACTACCAAAGGAATATAAAAAGTTTGATGAAATACATCCAGTCCATATACCAAGAAAAGAAGCCTTTAATTACCTTAAAAAACGAGGAATCACACAAGAAATTATAGATAAATTCCAAATAGGTATTTGTATTGAAGGTGAATACGCCGGAAGGATTATTGTCCCGTCTTTTAATAAAAAAGGTGATCTAAACTTTTTCGTTTCTAGATCTTGGAATCCAAAATCAAAACTTAAATATAAAAACCCCGAAGCTGCAAAGGACTTTTTAATCTTTAATGAAAGTCTGATTGATTTTAAAAAAGACATTTATATTGTGGAAGGAGTTTTTGATTCCTTCTTTTTAGAAAACTCAATTGCGTTACTTGGTAAGTATATCAATGACAATATGTGGGAAAAACTCTATACCAAGGCAAAAAAGGATATCATCATTTGTCTTGATGGAGATGCGTACGACGACGCAAAAAAACTGTACGATAAACTGAATGGTGGAGCCCTTTATAATAGAGTAAAACTCGTCAAACTACCAAAAGACAAGGACGTTTGTGATCTAAGGGGTGATATTACACCATATTATGTGGAAGATAAAAAATGAATTTAAAAGAAATAAAAAAAGTTGCGGAAGACATAAGAAATGTCTTATCAATAAGACGAAATGAGTTAAAATTATCTTTTGAAGAAGATGGTCACGAATATACTATGATGGATGTTGATGGAAAATTTAAAAAAGATTTCCCATCGGTTTCAAAAGTAATGAAATTATTTTATGATGAATTTCCTACTGAGGAGGCGGCAAGGGCAAAGGCGAAGGGGGATCCTTATGTGATGCAAACATTACTAGATGAATGGGAAGAGATGGGTAAGATATCCACAAATATGGGTAGTAGGGTGCATTATGAGTTGGAAATTGAAACATTAAAAAGGTGTGGACTAAATAAAGAAGTAAGACAACCAATTTATGAGTGTGACATGGAAATGATTATGAAGGGTGATCGTATGATTAAGGCTGGTTATAATTTTTTAAAACTTATGGAAGAAAGAGGTGCGGTATTAATTGATACTGAAATTGTTTTAGGTGATCCGGAACTGGGTTATGTTGGTCAGGGAGATACTTGTTGGTTAATTATGAATAAAAGTAAAACCGGATATGGATTTATTATTACCGACTATAAATCAAACAAAAAGAAAAATATGGAAACCAATAACTATACAAAACCCATGAGAGAACCTTTTAAACATTTACCTAACAATGCTCTTGGTCACTATAATACACAATTACCTCTTTATGGTAAGTTATTGTTAAAGATGTTAAAAGGATCGGAATATGAAAATTTACCACTTTTAGGATGTATTATTGTCCACTTAACAGATGATCAGGAATTTACAGAATATCGAGTAGATAGAAAGGATATTGATACGATTATGGAAATGGACATAAAACCAAAGTTGACAACATTAAAAAAATAAATTATATTAAACTATGGAAAGTACAATAACACCTATTTGGTACACCAACACAAGTTGGGACCATTCAACAATTAAAATAAACATAAATTATATTATAAAATAATGGACGAAATCATCAAACCAAAAATCAATTTAAAAGACCAACCTACGGTTGTGTGTGAGAAATGTGACTCAATTTATTTTAAAGAAGTCACCATCTTAAAAAAAGTACCTAAACTATTAACAGGTAGTTTGGAGGACACCATCATTCCCTTTCCCACATATCGTTGTGATGAATGTGGTTACATAAATGACGAGTTCAAATTATTTGATAAGTAATGGTAATAGGTAAGATGACCATAAGTGAAGCGTATCCACACCTTAAAGTGATTGCAAACACTTATGGTTTAAAATTAAACATAGCAAAAGAATTTAAGTTTGCAAGGATTATTTTAGCAAACCTTTATAATCGAGAATTAAATTAAATAAAAATGGGAAAAAAATTAGTATGGTTTGAGTCTTACAAAACTATTTGTAAGTATTCTGCCGAGTTAACACATGAAGAAGCAAAACTTTTTGAAGAAGATGAAGAAAAGTTTTACGAAGAAGTTGATTTTAGAGGAAATCAGGAATTTGATTGTGATAAAATCCAAGACGAAGATGAATATGATTTTAGTATAGAGGAGGATTACGTATGATAAGTTTTAAAGAATTTTATTTTTGGTTAGAAGGATATTTACATGGTAAATTGGAAGATAAGAATATCGACATATCACCTATTGTTGAAAAAATGCAGGAAGTTAAAGATGTTGATCCATTTTTTCCGAATCCATCAACCACAATACCAAAACCATTTAATAGGATAAAGGTTCCTTTATTTAATGCTGACGAAGATGAGTTAGGTAAACCACCAAAAATTGTAATGTAATGATAAAAAAACTAGTACATTTTTCAGACCTTCACATAAAACTGTTTAAGGATCACGATCAATACAGAAAAATATTGGAGAACGCAATTGACCAATGGAAAGAATTATCTCCTGACCGTATAATTTTTTCTGGAGACTTAATACATTCCAAAAATCAGTTAACTCCTGAATTAATAAGTATTGTTTCGTGGTTATTGAAGGAATGCTCTAACATTACTAAAACAATCATTATACCTGGAAATCACGATGCAATTATAAATAATTTAGATAGATTAGATTCCTTAACACCAATAATTGAGTCATTAAATAATCCAAATATTGTTTACTATAGAGATAGAGGTGTCTATGAAGATGAAAATATCAGTTGGTGTGTGTATTCACAGTTTCAAGGAAACATTCCACCAGATATTAATGAAGCAACCGGCATTAAAATTGGTTTATTTCATGGGCCAATACAGGGACTTAAAACGGATTTAGGTTTTGAGTTCGGTGAGGAGGCATATTCGTTATCTAAATTTGATGGGTTAGAAATTGTTTTATGTGGGGATATTCATAAACGTGCTGAATTTCAAATTAAGGGAGGTAAGGGGTATATGATTGGATCCACAATCCAAAACAATATCGGTGAAAGTATTACAAAACATGGGTATGGTATTTATGATGTTGAAACAAAGGAATATGATTATGTTGATTTATTCAACCCAAAACCATTCTTGAAATTTTCAATAAAATCTTTTGAGGATATTGAAAACGGGACTGAAAAATTATTAAATATTTAATTAATATTATTCACACTTTTTAATTTATTGATATATTTATATTATATGGGAAGATCTAAAATAAAAGATGATGATAAAAAAACTAAAGTATCTGTATCACTTGATCCTGAATTACTAAAGTTTTATCGATCATTACATATTAATTTATCTTCTTTAGTAAATAAACTACTTAAAGATTATAAAGATGAAAAATACAAAAATATGTAAAATTTGTAATTGTAATAAAAAATTGGATGATTTCCATAAAAGAAAAGGTGGGTTATATGGTAGGTTTACAACTTGTAAAGTTTGTCGTAAAAAAATGGCGTCAGAAAATTATTTAGAGAATGTTGAAGAGATAAAGTTAAAATCTAAATTATGGAGACAAAATAATACTGAAAAAAGAAAAGAAGTGGCATCCAATTATAGGAATATAAATAAAGAAAAACTTAAAATTTTAAGTAAAGAATATCGGGAAAAAAATAAAGAAAAAGAAAAAAATAGATTAAAAAAATATTATGAAAACAATAAGGAAAAAGTTATTGAAAGAAGTATAAATTATACCAAAAATAGGTTAAAATATGATAGTTTTTTTAAATTAAAAACATATGTTAGAAATAGGATTAATAAGTTTATAAAAACTAAAAATATATATAAAAAAAACAAAACATTTGAAATTGTTGGGTGTACGCCTGAATTTCTTAAAGAATATATTGAAAATAAATTTACTGATAGTATGTGTTGGGAATTATTGGGTGAAAAGATACATATAGATCACATAATACCACTATCTTCAGCAAAAACCAAAGATGAAGTTTATAAACTTTGTCATTACACAAATCTCCAACCACTATGGGCTGAAGATAATTTGAAAAAAAGTAATAAAATAAATGGAACTGAAGTACTCAGAAATATTTAATAAAACCATATTGAAATCAGTATCTGAATACTGTAAACTAAACAGTATTGAAGATGTTGATGGGTTTATTAAAAAATGTTTTGACACCGGATTTAATATTCAGAAATACGGACTTTTAGGAAAAACACTTAATGAAGATGAAAAAGACTTAAAAACGGGTATTGTTGGTGAAAAACGGGTAGAAATTGAGGTAATCCGTGAAAAACGGGTAGAAGTACCAGTTGAGGTAATCAAAGAAGTTGAGAAAATTGTCACAAAAATAGAATATATTAGTGACAAAAACATTGAAAATGACCTTAATGAAACTATAACTAAAAAAGATGAAGAAATATCTAAACTTAGTCAAACTTTAGACGAACTTAGACGTAATTTAGACATTCCTGTAGACGATAATAAGTTAAAGATGTTACAACAAACAATTCAAAACCTTACTTCGGAGGTTAGAGAATTAAAAAAGAAAAACGAAGAATTAGAAAAACAATTGTTAGACATACCAAAACAACTTGGCAATATTCCCGCCAAGTTTCATGGTGGATCTAACCTAAACAATGATTTATACAAATGATTATGAATTTATTAATTTGGGCGGTCGTAGCCTATGGAATGACGACAATTTTAGTTTATGGTTCAATCTTTAACGGATTGAGAAATTGGATACACAAAAACGCACAACCAGGTAATGGATTGAAAATATTAACTTCTGTGTTTTCTTTTGTGTCTGACTTAATAAAATGTATTTTATGTACTAGTACGTGGGTTGGATTCTTTTTATCCTTAGCTTATTTTTCACCAAACGTGGAGATTATTGGACTTAATAAATATTTATCCGTATTTTTTGATGGTATGTTATCTGCTGGATTTGTATGGGCAATAAATGCGGTGATAGAATGGTTTGAAGAGAATAGACCAAGTAATAATAAATAAAACAAATATAGAATGGGAAAAGCAGCAAAGGCTCATAGAGCGAAGGTAGCGAAAAGAAACGATAATTTGAAAGTACAAGAAAAACAAATGAAAAAAGTTTGGCAAGACGCTTTCCAAGAACAGATGGAAAAAATGAAAGAACAATTTGCTGCTATGTCAGGTGATACAATGTCAGGATTAACAGGACTATTTGGAGATGAAGAGAACGTACAAGAAGAAACAACACAAGAAGGATCCGAATCAGTTGAACCTGTTCAAGGAGAGTAAACTATTTAATTACGAATTGATGACAAAAGAAATAGACTTTTCGAAGTTTGAAAACCCATATATACAAGTGGTTTGGGAAGACGTTAATGAAAACTTCACCCAAGATAAAATTAAGGGGGTAAAACACTATTTTCAAAAAAAGTATAACACAACCAATGTTAATGTTATAACTAAAGTTAAAACTACACAGGAAGATAGTGAACAAACTGTTGATGTATCTATGAATGTTATGGATACAAACTATCAGGTTGATTTGTTAAAACAGTACTTAACAAGTAAGGGTTACGATAATTATTTAGATCGTATTTTGAATCACAACAGAATGGTTGAGAATAAGATGCAGGAAAATGATACCGAAACAACGGTATTCAAAAAATGGTATATTAAAAACATTGAGTTTTCTAATTTCCTTTCTTATGGAGAAAACCAAAAGATTGATTTTGAAAAATGTAATGGGTTAACGGTTATAGAATCAAACCCACCTAACTTTGGGGGTAAAACTGTACTATCGGTTGACTTACTTTTGTTTTTATTCTTTAATGAGACAACAAAAACAACAAAGGCTGAAGAAATCTTTAATAGGTTTACAGACATAGATAAAGTGTCCGTAAAAGGAGATATTGTAATTGATGGTGAAGAATACATCATTGTAAGAAATATCGAAAGAAAGATGTCTAAAAAGGGTGAATGGAATGTTAAAACTGAGTTGGACTTCTTTAAAAAATTATCTGACGGAACACTTCAAAACTTTACTGGAGAACAAAGACGAGAAACTGAAAAGTTTATCAAAGAATCTATCGGAACTAAAGACGATTTCTTGATGACAATACTTACAACGGCAACAAACCTTGAGGAGCTGATTGATGCAAAACCAACAGCAAGAGGTCAGGTATTGTCACGTTTTATGGGACTTGAGTTTTTGAAAAGAAAAGAAGAATCTGCAAAAGGAATTTATTCAGACTTTTCAAAATCAATGTTATCAAACATTTATAATACTGAACAACTTAAGACTGATAACGAAAATAACGAATTAAAAATTACAGAATTAAACGGTAATCTTGATACGTACAAATTGGAACTTCAAACAATTAATGAAAATATTGTAAAAGGTAAGGAATATCGTGATGATATGTTGAAGAAAAAACATACTGACATAGATGTAGAATTAAGTAGAATGAATCCTAGTCAAGTAAACCAAGAAATTGAAGGACATACGTATCAGGTAGAACAAACAAAATTAAAACTTGACGAACTTAATGTTGTTGAACCAAAAGAATTCTATAAAGAAGATGAGCACGATAAAGTAAAAGAAGAGTATAATAACGTGTTTAAAGAAAAGGTTCAGTTGGATACAAAAATCTCTGAGATTGAGAAATTGAAAAGTTCTGTTAAGGGAGGTATTAAGTGTGAACACTGTGGTATTGACTTGATGAACGCATCGATTACACAACAAAAGATATCCGAACTTGATGGTTATATTAGGCAAAAAGGGGAAAAAGAGGGGTTAATGACTGTTTTAACAAGCAAAGAAAAGGGATTTGTTCATATTAAAAAACAGTTTGATGAGTATGAGAAAAACAAACTAATCAAAGAAAAACACGAAGCAACTATTGAGAACTATCAGTTAAAAATAGGGACTCTTCAAACCAAGTTAACAGAATATGATAAAATGTTAGATAAAATTAAAGCTAACGAACATATCGATAGTATGTTAATTAAGGCTGGGTTGAGATTGGAAGACTTAGAAAGACAAAAAACACAAAAACAAAATCAAATTAATTCTGATGAATATTTGATTAAGTCTTTAGAAGAAAAAATTAAAACAAATTTAACTAACATCATAAAAATTTCTGAAGAACAGGAAAAAGAAAAAATTCACAAAATATATTTGGAAGCTTACGGTAAAAACGGAATATCCAAAATTATAATGAAAACTATGATGCCTTTAATTAACTCGGAACTTCAAAGATTAATGGAGGATAGTTCATACTTCAAGTTGGAAATTAGAATCTCCGATAAAAATGAAGTTGAGTTTTTAATGATAGATAATGGAACGGGAATTGAAAAACTAATGTCTTCAGGTTCGGGTTATGAAAGAACGATAGCATCGTTAGCTTTAAGATCTGTGTTAAGTAAGATATGTTCTTTACCAAAACCAAATATTGTGGTAATGGATGAAGTCTTTGGTAAAATATCTAACGATAATTTAGATTTAGTAGGTGAATTTTTTATAAAAATAAAAGACTATTTTGAAAAAATATTAATTATATCACATAACCCATTAATTACAAATTGGGCTGACAATCTTGTTAAAATTAAAAAAGAAGATAATATTTCAAAAGTTTTTCAATAAAAAGTGAAACGATATTAAATATTGTTTGTATATTTGTAATATGAGAACAAAAGAAGAGTGGGAAAATAGATATCAGTGTGTTAAAAGACTTATGTCTGTAATGGATACACTTTCAGTTGATTTCGAAGGGGATACTAAAAAATTACAAACATGTGCAACCATGTTGAGAAATCCTATAATATTTGATAACAATGTTAAGGTAGTTAAAACAATACTACCTTATTCTATTGAAAATATGAATAAAGAAACCGAGGATCATTTAATTGGTATTAGTAATATTGTTTTATATATGTACAAAAGAGGGTTACATAATAAATGGAATAACGTTGAAGATTTTAAAAAAACATTGAAGGCTTTGAATGTACTACTACCTATAGAAAAAAGTTTAAATAATAGTAAAGTTTTTAAACACGAATGGAGTTTTAATTATGATGATATTGAATCGTGTATTAATTGGGATAAAAAACTTGAGTCTGTTGGTATTACTGAATTAATTTGCGATAAAACAAAACAAAAAGTACCCGTATCTAAAATTAGAGAAGATTGGTACGAATCAAATAAACAATATTTATAAAAAATATGAATGAAGTAATATTAGGTGATGCTATTGAGGTGTTACAAAGTTATGAAGATAACACCTTTGATTTGACGGTAACATCACCGCCATATGATAATCTTAGAACCTATAACGGTAAGATTAAAGATGAGGTAGTATATGAGGATGGGTTTAGTTTTCCGTTCGTTGAAATGGCTAAAGAACTATACCGTGTCACTAAGAAGGGTAGTGTGGTTGTTTGGGTTGTTAATGATCAGGTAAAGAATGGAGGAGAAACAGGTAGCTCATTCAAACAAGCACTTAAATTTATGGAGATTGGTTTTACTTTGTATGATACTATGATTTATCATAAAAACGGAGCACCATTCCCCGAAACAGGTAGATACTCACAAGTATTTGAATATATGTTTATATTCTCAAAAGGTACTCCTAAAACAGTAAATCTACTTAAAGATAAGCCAAATAGATGGGCAGGACACAGTAACTTTGGGGAACCATCTAAAAGAGAAAAAGATGGAAATCTTAAAAAAGTGGATAAGTTTGTGGTATCGGAGTTTGGAACTAGATATAATGTTTGGTACATTAATAACGGTAAAGGTTTTTCATCGAAAGATGATATCGCATTCCAACATCCAGCAATATTTCCTGAGTCTTTGGCTGAAGATCACATACTATCTTGGTCTGAAGAAGGAGATTTAGTTTTAGATCCAATGTGTGGTAGTGGAACGACATTGAAGATGGCAAAACTAAATAATAGAAATTACGTTGGAATTGACTTAAATGAAGAATACGTTAATTTATCTAATAGAAGAGTAGAAAATTTAACACCTTACAGTTTTGAAACCCCAAACCCAAAAAGTAAATTTTTATTATCTAAAAAAGACGCATTATTAAAGAGAAAGAATAATAAAACATCTAAATAAAATATTTATTAATAAAGATGTTTGGAATCGGAGAAAAAATTTATAACTTTGTTTTGTATATAAAAAGTAAAATGATAAGAAAAAAAACAATAAAGAAAGATCCGTCATATATGTTATTCATATTTGGTGATTTTGAAGAGTCTGAAGCGATAACACAGGAATTGTCAGGTCAGTTATTAACGGTTGTTAGTTCACCATTTTTAAAATTCACATATGGTGAGTACGGTATAGTGTTTCATTTTAGAAGTAATGAAACGTTTTTAGATTTAAAAGAATATATGGACATGGCATTTAATCAAATTACTGATCAATATTTTTTATTGGAAGTTGGTAAGAATTTTGATATAAAAATGCCAAAAAAACTTAAAAAGGATTTTTTAAACATAGACGGAGATTTAAAAAGAGAAGAACCAAAATTAGGTGGTTTTAAAGTGGATGATTTAAAAGAAGAAAGAAAAAAAGATTTTAAAAATATGAGATTTGACATATTTTTACCTATCTTTGATCCCGAATCACAGTTTAATACAGAAACACCTGTCGAAATTGTTGAACCATCAGTGGACGACATATTAGACAAAATATCAGAGGAAGGAATAGATACACTAACAGAGAAAGAAAAAGAAATTTTAGAAAATTATGGCAAGAGAAAAAATGGATGACACTAAATCAACAAACCCGTTAAATCAAGACGAGATTCAAATCTACTTAAAAGACATTAGAAAATTTAAAGTTATGACACCTGAAAGAGAAAGGGTGTTATCACAAAGAATTATGTCTGATAATTGTAGTGAAAATGAACGTGAAAAGATTTATAAAGAATTACTTGAGGGTAATTTAAGATTTGTCATCACCGTGGCAAAACAATACCAAAATCAAGGAATAGACTTGGCAGATTTAATTGCTGAAGGTAACTTTGGGTTAATGAAAGCAATTAAAAACTTTGATTGGACTAAGAATAACCGATTTATTTCATACGCTGTTTGGTGGATTAAACAATCTATTTTGCAGTCTTTAAATGAGAATTCAAGAACAATTAGATTACCTGTCAATGTTGTTCAGGATATGTATAAAGAAAAAAAGGAGAATGAAAAAACTAATAAGGATTTATCCGATAAGTTTGCGACGTTACCTAAAATCATTGATTTAGATATGCATATTAATGAGGACGGAGATACGTTAGTTGATGTGATAAAAAACGATAATGCAGAATCGCCAGATGAGGTTTTCTCCAACAAAGACGCACTAAAAGGAAAGATGATAAAAATCATGTCTATGTTAGATGATAGAGAAAGAGCGATAGTAGAGGATTACTACGGAATAACAGGAACCCCACGAACATTAGAAGATATCGGATCTGACTTTTCCTTAACAAAAGAACGTGTTCGACAGATTAAAGAAAAGGCACTTCGTAAGCTTAGAAATGAATGTTCAGATTTATTTGAATATTTATGATAAAAAATTTGGCAGATTGAAATGAAGAACATATCTTTGTATTGTTAATCTGATTAACGAATGGGTTGAACCGAGAATACCCACACAACTCGGCGGAATGAGACACGAGGTTCTCAAGGTGAAAATCCTCAATCTTATCTATATGGTATGATGAAACTACACTCCCCCATTGGTACCAGTGGGGGTTTTATTTTTCAACCCAAATTACAAGTTGATATTCACCAACCCTAAAAGGATTTACTAAAGACTCCCTAAACACGGTACCGACGTTTAAAATCCAATATGTTCCACCCTGAAACATAGGATATATTGTGAGAGCCATTTCCCATTTCAAAGACTTTATTATAAACGGAATATCATTGTTAATTTCTCTTGATACAATTTTTTCAGCAATTTCTTTTTTTGCTAAATTAATAACTTCTTTTATTTCAGGGTTACTAATTTCTCTTTGGTTATATTCATAACTGTGTTTACCGGTTAACTCAAATCCCTTACCTTCTAAATCTTTTCTTTGTTTTCTATTAAAGGCGTGAACACCACGATCAATCTCAAGATTGAATGAAACCTCTATGGTTGAAATAATTTGTGCAATAGTCTTTTCAACTAATAAGTGCTTTCTTATTGACTCTCTAAGTAATGACATAACGTTAATCTTTATTTATAAGTATTTATATATTATAGTTTAATAATATGAAAGAGAAATTTTTGCCTTGGTTTTTATTATTTTGCGCTTTAGGGTTATCAGGAACCGCCGCGTATTATAGTGTTGTTGGTTTATCCATTGTTTTTGTTGGAGTAGCATTACCTGTAATTATTATGGGTTCGTTTCTTGAGATATCAAAAATAGCTATAGCCACTTATCTACACGATAAATGGAAAGAAACGTACGGGGTATTAAAAATATACCTTACAATTGCTCTTGTAACATTATCATTAATAACGTCACTTGGAATATATGGACTATTAAGTACAGGGTTTCAAGGGAACATTGCAAAACTTGAAATTAACGAAAAACAAGTCAAAAATGTTGAGGTAAAAAAGAAAAGGTTTGAAGAAGTTAAAGATGAACTAACCAAAGAAAAAACTACATTAGACGGAGACATCACCAAATTAAGAGATGGGTTATCTAATAACACTACAACACAGTCTGTAGATGGTAGGACAGGACAAATAATAACTAGAGCAAATAATGCAAATAGAAAGTCATTTGAAATACAATTATCACAAGCACAAGTAAGAAGAGACACTATAGCTAAAAGAATAGATAATATGAATGATAGTATTACAAAACTTGATGTTGATATTTTAAATATGGAATCAGAAGAAATATCAGGAAGCGAACTTGGAGCATTAAAATATGTAAGTGAATTACTTGATTGGGATATTAAAAGAACTGCAAATCTTTTTATTTTAATTTTGATATTTGTATTTGATCCATTAGCCATTACGTTAGTTATTGCAACAAATCAAGCGTTTAAATCAAGACGAAAGGAAGATGTTACCCCCCAAGTTACCCCCCAAGTACCGACTAGGTTCCGACCAAGTACCGATCAAGTTAAAAGGATGTTGGAAAGAGTTAAAAAATTAAAAAAAATATCACCAACAGAAGAATTCCTTAAAAAGTTAGAAAAGGTTTTAGATGAGAATTATAAAACATCTGAAAACAATAACGAAGAACCAATAACTCCTACAGAAGAAGAGTTAAAAAAATTAGAGGAACTATTAAGTATAAAAAAAAACGATAACATAGATGGTATAGTTGAAAAAGAAGATAAGATGGTAAGTAACGAACCGAATCCGATTAAGACACCACAAACTAAAAAATTATCATACCTTAATAGAGACGGATATGGGAAATCTTTACGAATTAGCAGAATTTAAAGAAAAAGGGGTTAATAATAAAAAAAAACAAATTATTTTAACCGACACTAAAAGAGACTATAAAAATTATATAAACTCTTTAAGGTATCGGTACAATAAAGAGAACCCATTTTTACCAAACTACCTAATCACAAAAGACGGGGATATATATAGAATATTAGAACCTGAAAAGTATTCTGATTTTATGAATGATGAGAATATTGATAAAAATTCAATAGTAATCGCCATTGAAAATAATGGGTGGTTAAAAAAAAATCCATTAGATAATACGTATGTAAACTGGATAGGTGATATTTATAAAAAAGAGGTATACGAAAAAAAATGGAGAGACTATTTTTTTTGGGAACCATACAGCGAAGATCAAATGAAAACCTTATCAAAGTTAGTCATTGATATTTGTATAAAGTTTAAAATACCAAATGAGTGTCTAGGACATAACGTTAAAATGGATGGTGTTGAATTTTATAAAGGTGTGGTTTCTAAAAGTAATTTTGATTTCATTTATAAAGACGTAAACCCCTCTTTTAATTTTAAACATTTTAAAGAACTTTTAGAACATGATTAATGAATATGATGAATTAAAATCGCTATTAAAAAAATCAAGGATGTTAATGGAACAACCTGAGGCAGTTAACTTAGCAAAAAGTATTGAAAACAATATTGAGGATGACGAAATTGCTCAGAGTGATGAACCCGTTAAACGAGATAAAAGTAAGACTTATAGAATCTCTGGTGGGTTATTAACGTTACATGGTAAAGAAAAACGTGATTTAGAATTAACAACTGAAGAAAAATCGGCATTTCAAGAAACTATGGACGAATTTGTTGAAGATGTTTCCGACTTATCAGATTTTGGGGTATTAAATATGTACCAAAACGAAGTTCAATGGAGTGGTAAAGTTATTGACTTTGATATTGAGTTCTTCTTCTCTATTGGTGAGAATAATGGAGTATACATCAACGGAGATATGATTAAATTAGATGAAAATCTAGGAGAACTTATTGGAAAATTAACTGGGTTTTACGATAAGTTTAAAGCTAAATGGGCAAAAGTAATATCAGGTCGAAAAAAGACATCACAAAAAACTGAAATGTAATGAAAGAGTTTATAAAAATATATTATAAAGAGATAATTCAAGTAGTTCTTGGGTTGTTATTGGTTTTTTTATTAGTAAGGACATTTACACCGGCACCTGATAAGTCAGAACTGTTAAAATACAAATTAGAGCAATTGAATCAGAATATTAATAAAATGAAACAATTACAATTACAGTTAAATGATTCGATTGTATCATATAAAAAAGATATAAAAAAAATTGATGAGAATATCTCAAAAATAAAGATTGAAAAATCTACAGTTAATAATTTCTTTGAACAAAAGAAAGAAGAAATAAAAGGAATGGATAAAAAAGAAATTGATAGTTCATTTAGACAAAGATATAAATATTGATTATGAAAAAAATTATTTTAATAACGTTTTTAATGTTTTCATTTGTTGGTTTAACTCAAACAAAACCACAGAAAGAAGACACCACAAAAATTTGTTTTCCTGTAAATGTTGGTAAACAAATTTTATTGGATTTAAATGATCTTGATAGATTAAAAAAACAATCCGACTTAGATAAAAAAGAAATTAAACAACTTGAAAATAAAGTGGTTAAAGAAGAAGGGGTTATTAAGTTTTTAGAACAAAAAGACAGTACAAATCAAGTTATTATTAAAGATACCGAAGAAAAGGTTACTTTACTTGAAGATGATAATAAAAATTTAAGAAAAGACATTAAAAAAATTAAAACTAAAAACACAATAATTGAAATCGTATCAGGAGCAATAGTTGGAGCATTAACATACATAATTGTTTTTAAGTAATGGCACTATCACCGGCAGACAAGAAAGAAATCGAAACTATGGTTAGAAAAGAGATTAAAGATTTCTTATCTGCAACAACACTTAAACAGTTTGAAAAAAACATGATTGACACAATAAAATCAGAGTTAAAAAAAGGGACGTTAAGAGGGGACATTAATGATATTATTGTACACATGATGTCAGAATTTTACTATTTAATGTGGAGTAAAAAAAATCAATGGCAAACAACCTTAAAAAATAAAAAATGAGAAAAGAACTATTAGATTTTTTAATCGGAGAAGGGTTAAAAAAAATAAAAAACACTAAAGAAACTAAGGAAGCGACAGGAACTGGTGGTGGTTATTCGGCACCGGCATTTAGTATGTGGTCAGAAGACGATGAGGCGAAGTCAGAATACAAAAAAGGTGAAGCTATCGAAGGAGAATTTACAGAAGCAACAGGTAGTGGATCCGTTGGTGCCTACGATGCAAATAGCTTTGAAAATATAGGAATGAATGGGAACACCCTAAAAGGAAGGGGACGATCTTGGAAGAAACCCCAATTTAAAGGAGGTTCGTTTGTAGATATTAACCCAAAATGTAAAACTTTTCCCTATTGTAGTCAGGGTAACAGTAAAGATAAACCTGTCAGAACAAGAAAATCATCACCAATGAATGAAGCGATATATAATGTATCTTTAAAAACAGGATTAAGTGTTGATGAAATAAAAAATATCATATTAAATAAAATAGATGGTACTTTATAAAATATTAGATATTTATAAATATGAATAAAGAAATCGCAAATATAGTCAACAAGGTTCTTTCTGAAGAGATTTCAGGAAGAATTAAAAACGTTAAGAATAAAATTTTTGAAACTAATAACATGAAAAAAGAAATATGCTCAGAATGTGGTTCTAAAGAAATGTATGAAGGGGAATGTATGGAATGTGGAAGTATGTATGAAGGAGACATTCAAGAATTAGGAGGTATGGATGACGGACACCCAAGACTTGGTAAAAAAAGACTACCTAAAAGAATGGGTCCTGAAGAGATTGAAAAGTTACTTAGAGGTGATGACGAAGAGGAAATATCATCTTCAGATGATGACTACCCTACCAAGCCTGGATTTATTAAAAGAAGAATGTCACAACATTCAAATAGAAAACATAATGATGGTGAAATAGATGAAAGACTTTACGGTAACCAAAAAAGAATAGACAAAAACAAAAACGGAAGAATTGATAGAGAAGACTTTAAAATGTTAAGAAAAGAAATGTATGAATTAACATTAGATGGTACAGATAGAAAGTTTGTTTTTAGTGAGAATGAGATTATTGATATCATTGAAAATATTGTTTTAGAAGAAAAGAAAAAAACTAAATCAAAACCAAAAAACCCAATAAAGTTAACTAAGGCTAATCAAGATAAATCTAAAAAAGAAAACGACGACTATATTGATAGTGTTGTTAAAAAAATGAAAGCCCATCTTAAGGATGGTTCTAAAGGTGAATACAACATGAACCCAAAACATTTCCCTAAAGGTAATGGTGAATTGGCTAAAATGAAAAAAATGGCTTATATACCTTCAGATGATGTGGCTGAGTATATTACCAATTTTACCGCAGCGTCTTTAGAAAATATTGATTATGATGGAATTCATCCTAACGAAGATTGGGTAACTGATAACGTTGTTGGGTCTTCAAGAACGGGAAATAACCCTGAATGGGCAAATGCAGTTGAGACGCCAAATAACAAGTTAAGAAATAAAATTAGAAAAGATAATTTACTTGCTAAGATAAAAAGAAAGGCATATAACAAATCACCACAACCGATTGTTAATGATAGTACTGGTAGCGATAACGACAAGGCAAGTAAGATTATGATGAAATTAGAATCCGAAAGTGAAAGAAAAGTTATTGGTGACATTGAAAAAATGAAAACTTTAATAACTTACGGTAAAAAAACACAATAATTTAAACTTCATTTTTAATAAGACCCATGTTATTATTTGTATATGAACACAGATAACAACATGGGTCGTTTTTTTGATTGGTTAGCCAAACCAATGTCCCAAGAAGATATCACCGCTTGGTATCTCGCAAATAATATTATACCTGAACTTACTGAACTTTTTAGAGATTTCTGCATATCTTTTTTAAACTTATTAAATGACACTTATTTAGGTGATGATTTTGAAAGTAATAAAGAAACAAAGGTTGGTATGACTAATGATCAAAAAAAGAAACATTTTAAATGGTGTTGGGACAAAACCGTTGAAAATTTTACCAAAGAAAGTATAAGATTTAATTTTAAAGAAGATGACTCCGAGTTCTTTGAAAGTTTTTTCTTTGAAGTCTTTTATAACCAACAGGATCAAAAAATAAAAGATAATATTAATTCTTTTTTTAGACAAATTTTTGATAACAAGTATAAAAAAACAAAATCAGATATTGAAATTTTCACGGACATATATAAGGTACTTGAAAGATCACTTAAAAATTGATGTATATTATTTACAAATAATTTATAATGCATATCATATAATAAAAATAAAAATAAAAATATAATTTTTTTAAAAATGGACACTTTAGAACAAGTAAAAACGTTGGTTGAGACTTTATCTGCTGAAACTACTAAATTCTACACGAAAGGTAATCAATCAGCAGGAACAAGAGCAAGGAAGGCGGCTCAAGAAATTAAAGAACTTATGCAAGTTTTAAGAAAAGAAATCTTAAATCACACGAAAGAAGAAAAAGATGCATAATAATATAATACCTATTTTTGGTTTTATTTTAATTTTCTCAATAATGGCTCTTTTGAGGTTAGGGATTAATTTCCTTAGAGCCATTTTTTCTGAAACACCAAAACCTTTTGAAATGACAATATTAGAGACAGTAATCTATGGATTATTTATTTCTTATGTAATAACATATATAATATATTAAAAAATGATATACAGCAATTTTATAGGTAAAACATCAAAATACCTTAAATCGGTTAGAGTATTAAAAAACTATATAAGTTTTGACATGATATTCCCAACAACGTGGTTAATGTTAAAAAACAACCCAAACGGTGTAGAAATACTTCAAAATGAAGGACAAGACGGTAAACAAATTACTTCATTTGTGTGTGAAAATAAAAAAGAATTAATTGATGGGTTGGAAAATACTTTAGATTTGGTAATTAAAACTAACGTAGAAAGAGAAGAAAAAGAAAGACTATTTAAGACTAAAGTACTAGAATTAAAAAGTATATTTGAAAACCAAAATTTAGAAAACCTTAAAGGTTTAAAATTTGATATTGAAGAACTAACAAAATTTATTGAAAATGAAACAAACGAAATCAATACTGGAGTTACAGAAACAACTGAACCAGCTTAATGAGGAAAGAGCTTTAACTCAAAAACTTAATGACGATTCTAAAAATCGGTTTTGCGAAGAGATTAAAAAAATCAAACCAGAGGTTATAAAAAACACCATATTCGTTGAAAAAAAATATACTATATGGGAACGAATGAAGAGAGTTTTAGGAATCAATTAATAAAGATGGCTCAAATGGTAGAGATCATTGAAGACACCTTTAAAGAATCTAAAAACATCAAAGTTAATATTGAGTTAAAAGAGACAGACTTCGATAATATGTGTCGTGAATTAAATAACGACATTAAAAATGATAAGTCTATTATTTCTATAGGGAATGTTGAATTTATCTTTTTGAAAAAGTAGTTTTTAACCTATATAACCTTTTTTTATCAAATCCTTTATCCTCTAAAACCTTATATATCCATTTCCTTTGTGCTGATGATATGTCCCTAACAAATATTGCGTCAACCCTTGAGTTGTCAATAAAATATGTCTGTAAGGATTCTAAAAGTCTATCAGATTCGTTTTTATCTTTTAATGAAAAAATAGACACATCCTCATCTATTTGAATACAAATTTTATTATGTAATGTAAAAATACTTTTTAAATTTTTAGTTTTACCGTACTTTTTTATTAAATCTAAAAAAGTAATTTTACTTTGTGTTTGCCAATCAAAAATTGTTTCTTCTACTTTATATTTTTTTATATCTAAAAATACGTATTCCGGATTTTCTAAATTAACCGGAGTATTCCTACCCAAGTCATCTGTTAAAAATAGACTTTGTTGTATCTTTGTTTTATTTGTTAATAAACCCAATTCATAATTAGACGGAGTCGCATTTTCTATGACTTTTTCAAAATATATGTCATCATTTTTTAATAACATATCATTAAATTTATTAATTGCGGTGTTTTTAGTTAAGTAAGATTTGATAATTTTTCTTTTTTTCTTATTTTTAAATAAAACAATTAAGTAATCCCCGTTCATGAAAAATTATTACGAAATATTAGGAGTTGCAGAAAATGCGTCTCAGGATGAAATAAAAAAATCATATAGAAAATTAAGTAAACAATATCACCCAGATGTAAACCCTGAAGGTGAAGAAAAGTTTAAAGATATTGCTGAAGCCTACGACATTTTAGGAGATGAAAATAAAAGACAGCATTATAACCAAAGAAAAAATAACCCATTTGCCGGTAGGGGGGGTAATTTTGATGCTCAAAGTATTTTTGAGGAGATGGTAAATGGCGGTAGACGACAAAACACTAGATCACCTGATAAAGTCATTTCTATATCAATGACACCTATAGATTCATACTTTGGGATTGAAAAAGAAATTTCATACGATTATTTAAAAGTTTGTAAACCATGTGACGGTAATGGGGGTAATAGATCGGTTTGTAGTACGTGTGCAGGACAAGGATATGTGATGCAAAGAATGGGTACAGGAATGTTCCAACAAATATTTAATGTCACTTGTAACGGTTGTGGAGGACAAGGTAGTGTAATCACTAAAAAATGTGACACATGTAACGGTAATGGAATGGTAAAAGAAAAAGAAAAAATCGCTATTTCCATACCAAAGAACGTAGATAACGGGGATTTTTTAAGAATCGCGACTAAGGGGGATTATGGAAAGACTACTGGAGTTAGAGGGGATTTAATTATTAAAGTTGATTTAATAAAACATGATAATTTTGAAAAGATAGGTAAGGATTTAGTATATTCTTTAAAATTAAACGTCATTGATATATTAACGGAAAAACAAATACGTTTACCTCATCCTGATGGGGATTTAATTATTAATATGCCAAAAAATTTAAATTCAGATAAACCTTTAAGGTTAGTTAAAAAAGGGTATAGAGATGGTGTAGGTAGTGGTGATTTTTATGTTAAAATGACAATAACTAACGACTATACTTTAACTAGTGACGTAAAGGAAAGTTTAATGGAGTTATTAAAAGAGGTTACTTAAATCTTTTATTATTTCTACTGTTCCGTATATTGCGGCAAATAACATGTAGATAGATACCACAATTAATGATTTTTGCGTTAAGTTTAAACCTTTTTTACATTGTTTACATCCTTTAACTTGTGTTGCTTTTTTAGTTTCCATAGTTATATTTTAATTATAAAGGGGTTGAAAATAAATATTTAAAAAACTATATTTGTATTATGTTAAGTTATATTGGAGGAAAAAGTAAAATTGGAAAGTGGATTGTCCCTTTCTACAATAAAGATATGGAAACGTATGTGGAAACATTTGGAGGGATGTTTTGGTGTTTCTTTAATATGGATTTAAAACAGTACCCAAACCTAAAGAAAGTTGTTTACAACGACTTTAATCCGTTAAATTATAATCTATTTAAATGTGTTCAAAATCCTAGTGAATTGTTGAAGGCGATTAATGATATTGATTGTCAGAAATTTGGTGAGGAACCTACACCACCAATCTACAAAGAACAGTTTATAAGGTTTCAGGCTGAAATTTTTAGTGAAGGTTTCAGCGTAGAACCTGGTAATTATGATGTTGCCGCCAAATACGTATATGTTTTAACACAAGTGTTTAGTGGTTCTAAACCTGAAAAAAGTTCATTCATTGATTTAAAAGGTAAGTACAAATCAAAATACTTAACATTCCGAGATAAGTTAATGAAACCTGATTGGGTTGAGTACTTTTTAAAAATCACTGAAGTTGAAAATATGGATTTTGCTGACGTAATTAAAAAGTACGACTCACCAACAACATATATCTATTTAGATCCACCGTATTGGAAAACAGAAAATTATTACTCCAATCATGATTTTGATAGACAAGATCACGAAAGACTTGCAAATACATTAAAAGAAGTTAAAGGTAAATTTAGTTTATCTTACTATGATTTTGAACTTCTTCACGAATGGTTCCCTGAAGAACAATATACTTGGGTTAAAAAAGAATTCGCAAAAGCCGCAGCAGCAAAAAAAGGAACAAAACAAAATATGGGGGAAGAACTATTAATAATGAACTATTAAAGAATATTTTTCTTATATTTGTGATATTTATTAATAAAACTATTTAAAATGGCGATTAAATTTACGAACATCCTAAGAGATTTGATTATTGAAAGTTCAAGATTCCAAATCTTATTTGACAAATATGTAAATCCAAACAAGGAAACAAGAAAGGCTTTAATGCCGTTCCCTACATTATTTGAAATCATTGCTGCTGACCCCACTTCAAGAGTACCTGAAGGTATGACTGCGGAAACAGCAAAACCAGAAGATATGGAGAAAGTAAAAATTGGAAAATATGTTCAATGGTTACTTAAAAACTTTACAACACCTAAGATTGAGTCGGATAGTGGGATTTCTGATCCGAATAGTCCTGCAGCAAAACAGTTAATTAAACAATACCAAGCACAATTTTTAGAAGACCTTTATAAGGTTACAGGTGACTTAATCAAGTATGAAAAATTTAAAGGAAGGTTACCACAAGAATATAGAGATATTAATAAGTTGACACCTGAAACTCTTTATGATAAAGTTAAAGATTTCTCATTAGAAAAAACTAGAGCAACTAAAGACGAGAAGATTGAGGCGTCCACAACATACAAACACCCTGGTGCTGATATCGTTTATCGTGGATCTGAGTGGACAGTTGCTCGTATTTCAGATCAAGGACAATTAGGTAAAAACGCGGCTTGTTTCTATGGTGGAAACTTTAAAGAACCACAAAGAGGTGAAACAAGATGGTGTACATCCTCTCCAGGTTTAACTTGGTTTGATAGATACATCAAAGACGGACCTTTATATGTTGTTATTCCTAATTCACCACGTAAATTTACAGGTAGTATGGATATTGGTGAAGAATCTGGACTTCCAGCATACAGAATCCAATTCCACTTCCCATCTAATCAGTTTATGACACCTGACGATAGAAATATTGATTTGGTAGAGTTCTTGAATCAGCAAGAGCCAGGACTTAAAGAATACTTTAAACCTGAGTTTATGTCAGGATTGGCATCTAAAGGAGGAACTAAAGTATCCGTTAACTACCCTAGCGATTCGGCATCTAAATTCATTGCACTATATGGTTTTGAGGAGTTTTTTGAAACTTTACCTGAAAACATTGAAAGACTTGAGTTTGTTAAAAAAGGTGGCGCTGATATATCATTAAACATTCCTGAAAGTATTGGTAAATTTAAAAATTTAACAGCATTACATTTAGTTGGGTGTGTTAGTAAATTCCCTGAATCGATTTGTAATCTTGACAAATTACAATTCCTTTCATTACCTGATAACCCAGGACTACAAATGTTACCAAGTTGTCTTGCAAACCTTCCTAGATTGACTGTAATCAACTTGAAAAATAGTAATGCGAGTAGTGTTATCCCTGATTCATTAAAACAAAAAATAGATCAGGACGATAATTTCCATTTATTTGCTTAAAGAGTTGTGTACGTCAAGAATAATACGTATTTTTGATAAACTTTAAATGTATTGATAATGAGTGTTGACATTGATATTTATATGACACAATTTAAGGGGTTCTTTGATAAGAACCCCCAGCAATTAAAAATGTTAATAGGAGACGTTAACCCTGAAAAATTCTTTGACGGTGTTAGATCCATTGTTGAGGAAAATACCAAAAAAGAAGACTCACCACTTGAACCAACAAGAAAACAAATCTTAATTTTAATTGTGGATTTAAATGGTGGTACAAAAGAAACCGTAGAAAAAAGACTAATCCCATTTATGGAACATCATATGGGATTTATTTATTTGAATTAGTAACCTTATAATATTATTTTTATGTCTGAAATGACAAACTTGTTTAAAGTACAAGACGTTATATATACAACTGAAATTTTTGAAAATTTTAATGAAATTAAAAATAAAAAAAGCGAAACGCATGACATTTTTAATATTTTAGATTTTCAAAATACAGAAGTAAGTTATAGACCTCAAGGGGTATTTAAATTAAAACTTAAATCACACGATGAAACTGTTTTTTTAGAAAACTACGGAAACCCATTTGCTGAAGTACATATGAAAAGAAAGACTTTGGTGATTGAAGAGAATGAAAATAAAATAGCGTTAAAGTTTTATTCATACAATAATTATAGAGACGTATCAAAAAAGTTTTTTAGAACTAGAAAGGAAATTAATTACCTGACATTTAATATTAAAAGAAAAACTTTTTATTCCGGTGAACTTAAACTTAAAAAGAAAGTTAAAATTAGTTCTAAAATGTCTATACATAAAACGGATTTACGTAATTTATCGATATATAACAACATGATGTATTTTTATATGACATCTAAAGAAGGTGATAATATAAGACTTACAGATGAGGTAATTACTACGTTTCTAAATCTAGTTGCAGAAAGAACGGGAACTAAATTTGACACTGAATTAGACAACAACGATAAGTTTTACCAACTGTACCTTAAATTTTCAGGTATTAAATACCCTGACGCTTTTTCAAAGTTCAAGACATTTTACACCCCTAAAAAAGAAATTAGAGATCATGGAAATAATTTAGTTACTTGGTTTATGAATAAAAATGAGTTTAAAGGGACTAAAATCAGAGAACTATTGAATAGATATAATAATATTGATTTAAATGGTATTATCACTTTTTATAGGTTATTTGACCAAGACTTATTTAATACGATTAATAATGAATCATTTTTGACTGAAAGTAAACTTGGGGTTGAACATTATGGGTATAACGGTGTGGATATTTTAAATATTAATAAAAAAGAAATTAAAAATATTTCTAAAATATTAAATACAACAACATCAGAAACCTTATTAAATTCTTTAAATGATCATCTTCAATATAAAGAGTCTTTAAAAAAGTATGGAGAATTTGTTAAAATTACAGCAACAAACTATGATGATTATGTAAAAGAACACTCAGAGTGGTCGACACTTGTTCAATCATATCGTTCAGGGGTTGTTACAAGATTTTATGGAGAGGATTCGTATTTGATTGAAAAACCAATTAACCATAATGGTGAAACGTATTATCCTGTATTATTAAAAACTACAGAACAATATGAAGGTGAATCTATGGTACAAAGTAACTGTGTAAGAACATATAGTGAGGTGCCTTACTGTTTTATTGTTTCTTTAAGAAACGGTAGTGTAACAGGAGATAAGAGAGCGAGTATTGAGTTCAGATATGGGGTTGACGGACTTAAAGTGGTTCAGAAATTAGGTAAATATAATAAAGGGTTATCAGAAGAATGGTTGTCACCGATTCACGAGTTGGAAGGGTTTGCAAACTATCTTTATACTAAAGGTATGATTAAATTACCCGAAATGTCAAAAAGATTTCCAAACGGTAAAACCATTAAATCTTTTGCAGAGTTTAAAGATGAAGATAAAATTAGAAATATGTATCCTGTGTGGAGTGATGATAACTCTTTACTAGAAAATGAACCTAATTATTATTTATTTGAAGATTTACCTTAAAAATGGAAGAAAAAAAAGAAAATACTATACCTGAACACGTTATTAATATATTTTTAAAAAAATATGAAAATTACCCTTCCATAACTAGACTTAGAAATATAACATATGATGGGTTAAAAACGTTAATGGTAAAAAATAAAAGATTGTGGTATAATAAAATATTATTATCTGATTTTACTATTGATATTGAGGGGGTGATAGAATACGGTAAGTTAATAGTTTATTATGACAGAAATAAAGATGAAAATGTATATAAACTATATATATTAAATGATGGTGTTGAAGATCAAACATTCACACTACTTATAAATGGTTTGAAAAAATTTTATACAATTAATTAATTATGAAAGTTACTGTTGTCTATACAATGAATGGATGTCCACATTGTACACATATTAAAGAAGAATTAACAAAAAATAATATTCTATTCATTGAAAGAGATATTGACGAATTTGAGGAGGAGTATGATGAATTTACTAAAATCACTAATAACGAGTATGTTCCTGCACTTATGTTATTAACCATAGGGGAAAATGATGAAACAAGTAATGTTAAATTATTAGCCCCCGATAGAGACTATCAAGACATCTACGAGGGCGTTAAAATGGTTAAAGAATATCTTTTAGATTAAAATCATTTCATGTCTTACCGATAAATCGGATAATGAATAATCTTCTAAATTACATTCAACAATAAGATTAATTAAATTCTCACAATCTTTAAATTTATCTTTTAATGTTGGTAAGTCAAAAGGAAATACATCCATGACTAAAGATTCTAACCAATCTTTATTAACAATGTGATTAAGATTTTTAATTTTAAGATTAATTGTCTCGTTATTCAAATCCAACGTATTTAAATTAGTATTAATTGATAAATCAATTTCTTTACTTATTCCTAATTTAAATAAATGATCTGTTATGAACTTTAATAAAAATAAATATGGTTTTTCATTATGCATCGATAACCCATACAATTTTTCTGAAACATAAATCTCATTTGAAAAGTCGTGTTTAATGTATTCGTAACCATCAAAGTGTTTGTCAAGAATTAACTTTATCTCGTTGTATTGGTTATCGGTACAATCAAAAAATAGTAGTTTAGATTGTTCATCTACTTTGATGTTAAAGTAGATTTTATTTTTTGCAAATCCGTTAATAAACTTTTGTAGATTAATAATTTTTTCAGATTCAGATTTAACTTCTTTATGTGAAATATTTAACGGCAAATCGTCAAATTGTTTACCGTATAATACCATATCAAATACTCTTATTTTTTTTGATAATTCTTCATCATACAGGTTTAAGTAATTTTGGAATAGTTCTGCAATATTAATAAGTGTTTCACAAGTAGTTTGTCCTTTTATAATAAAAAAATTCCTGACGTTTATAACTGTAATTTCAGTTTTTGCGTCAGGAACTAATTCTTTTATATTTAAGACTATTAAATTTGCGAAAATATTGCAAAGGTTAACACCATCTAAGAAGTTGTAAACGTTTACTGTGATCATAGTTTTTATTTAATTGTTTATTTTAAACAATCTTAAATAAAAAAAACAATACCTTAAACAGTAATTATTTTTTATTGTAATATTTTTCAACAATTTTTGTAACTGCACTCTTAACAGACTCATTGTTTTGTTGTTGTTGTGTGTTAACTACAACTCCGTTAGTCGTTTCTGGTTGTGCTTGTTGACCGTTGTTTTTGTTTTTACATCCGCATCCCATGGCTTAATGTTTTTTAATTAGTTTATGTTTTATATAAATATTTGATAACAGTAAAAGAATCATTTGTAAATAGAAAGTATTTATAATATATGAATTTAAAAAATATAATTAGAAGGGTTTTAAACGAACAGGATGAGGAATGGGCTGATGTTTCACCTGAATATTATGTGGATATTTTAACATATGTTAATGGTAACGGAGCAATAATAAAAAGACTACCTGATTATAACGGTAAAAAAATTAGAATTACTGGTGACTTAGACTTAAATGGACATAAAGACATATCAAATATTGATAGTATTGATTATGTTGATGGTAGTTTAAGTATTGATAGTACAAATATATCTTATTTTGATAAAAATAAAGTTAAGGGTAGATTTAGTTATTGGTACAGTACAATGCACAGTATAGAAAAAAAGAGAATTTTAAATCAAAAGTTAGCCACTCTTGATGGGTACAGACAAGAAGGTGAATGGGACGTTAATCATAATGATGAAGAATCAAATGAAACTGAAGCACTCTTTATGCATTTAAATGAAAATGGTAATGTAAGTAAATATGAAAATGACGAAGGGGAAGAAGTAGAAGAAGATAAATATTTTATTTGGAAAACTAAGTACAAATCCTATGGAAATACATCAATGTTTGAATGGTTAGGAGATGATATGTTTGAAAGTGAATGGATCGTGATACCTGATGACAAAATTCACTCCGCAGCAACTGAAGCATTAAAACAACAAATAGATCATTCGGGTTATGAATCGTTCCAACCTTTGGTTTGGGAAAATAATTTAGATACTAAACAAGTTGAGTCTTGGTTATATGATTATTACGAAGATTATGTAATAAGTGATCCTGAAAATTGGGATATAACAAAAGAACTTTCATCACAACAAGAAAAATATGTTGAAATATATGAACAAAAATTAGAAAGGTTAAATTATAGATTAGAAAACGAAGAATTAACAGACGAAGAAACTGAAGAAATTGAAGACGAAATATCAAATATTGAAGATATTGTTGAAGAAATAAAAGAAAACCCTGAAGGTGATTATAGTGAGGATGAAATTGAAGATAGAATACAATCACTTGTCGATGATTATTCTAATGATTTCCCAGGTTATTTAAAGGATAACGGATTTGATGATAAATATCTTTTAGAATTTGTTGATATTGATGGTGTTTGTGAAGACATTATAAGTAATGATGGTTACGGTAATATTTTAAACGGATACGATGGAAATGACGATGAATATATGGTAAATGGTAAGTGGTATCACGTAATGAGACATAATTAATTTATTTACACTTATTACAAATTCACTTACATTTATTTTAAAAAAATTGATGAAAACAGATTGGTTATTCCAAGAACCTATTGATTTAGAACATAAGCAATACGTACTTTTAGATTATCTACAAAAATTAGATAAAAATCTAAACAATTTAAAATTATACCCGCAATTCCAAGAGATATCCTTACATCTTGCAAGTATCAATTTATTAATTGAAAAGGGACAATATCTGACAACGAATCGAACATTGAAGTCTCCTGACGACGAAATACTAATATCTGATTTAGTGGCGGTAGACTGTCCCATCCTAACAAAAGATGAGATTCTTGAGGTTTACCACGTATGTAGATACTCAACTGAAAACTTACGAGACTACTTTAATCACGCAAAAGCAATATGGGATATTGTTAATTACACTGTTTCTATAGAAGTAGTACAAAACCCAAAAAATATAGAACCAAAACAAGGACTTTTCTTTTTAGACTATAAAGAAAAAACATATCTATATGAGTTTATTATTAAACAAATTAAAAAGGATAGTGTAGAAACAAAATGTCAGATTAAAAAGATATGTGAATGCCCAAATGGGGAGTTTAATGAAAAATTAAAATCTATTAAAACCCCACTAATTAAAAACTTACAAGATGAAGACGTACACGGAAAATTAATTGTGTTTACAGTAAACCACAATAATAATTATCCACTAAGAGAAACCCTACTACCAATGGTTAAAAGAAAAATTATGAATTATATGATTCAGTCAAAAATTATTAGACATAAGAATTTGACAGGTAAGATTTAATTTATTACTTTTTTAATAAAAAATTATGGAAGATATTAAATTAACAGTTTTAGAACAATTAGTAAAAGAAAATCCAAATGATATGGATTTAGGTAAACAAATCAGAAAAATGATGTTGGAAATTAAAAATCAAAAAAATGGGATTCTCAAGAGGTTTCTAAGTAAAAAACATATTATTCAAAACATTGATTGGATAATGAAATATCTTGATGCTGATGCGGTATTTACAACCGACGAGTTCTCAAGAGAAGTTTATAGAATGTTTAATCAAGGTAAAACGGAGGAAGAAATACTAAATTATATAAATGAAAACAAATGAACAAGTAAACCACCCAGAACATTATGGGGGAGAATCAAACCCATACGAAGCAATCAAGGTGATAGATAATTGGGACTTAGGGTTCTCACTTGGTAATACTGTTAAGTACATATCAAGAGCCGGTAAAAAAAATAAAGAAAAAGAGTTAGAGGACTTAAAAAAAGCATTATGGTATCTACAACACCATATAGAAACATTAGAGAAAAAATGATAGAAACAGGAAAAATAATAAATGGGGACTGTATTGAGGTGATGAAAACATTACCTGAAGGTTGTGTTGACTTGATTGTTACATCACCACCATATGGTGTTGGTATTGCTTATGATGTTCACGAAGATGATGCACCATTTGATGAGTATTTGGTGTTTGCTAAAAATTGGTTAACAGAAGCGTATAATGTTTTGAAAGATGACGGACGTATCGCGTTAAACATACCATATGAAATCAACAGACAAAAGAAGGGAGGAAGAATTTTCTTTGTTTCTGAGATGTATCAAATAATGAAAGAAATTGGGTTTGGGTTCTTTGGGATTGTAGATTTAGAAGAACAATCACCTCATCGTAGTAAGACAACCGCTTGGGGATCTTGGATGAGCCCGTCAAGCCCGTATATTTATAACCCAAAAGAATGTGTTATTTTGGCATATAAAAAATTACACATCAAAAAAGTTAAAGGAGAACCACAATGGAAAGGGACACCAACTGAAATTGAACAGGAGGATGGAACCATAAAAAAGAAAGTGGTATATGAAGAACAAGATAAGAAGGAATTTATGGAACTTGTTTTTGGTCAGTGGAATTACTTTGCAGATACTAAATCACTCACCAAGGCAACGTTCTCAATGGACATCCCAACTAAGGCGATTAAAATATTGTCCTACAAAAACGATATAATTTTAGATCCATTTGCTGGTTCAGGAACTAGTTTAGTTGCTGCGGAAATATTAGGAAGACGTTGGTTGGGTATTGAACTATCACCAAACTATGTTGAGGTAGCAAAAACAAGAGTTGAGTATTTTAAAAACTTACAGGCAGTATCAGAGGAAATCCAAGAGTAATTTTGGATTTTTTGTTTTTAATGGTATTTATTATATATGAAAAAAAGCACTATTAAAAATGTAAACATAATTTTAGAACAAAGATATTTAAAACAAAAATATATTATTGTTGAGGAAGTGGATACACCAAATAATGATACTGAATACATTAACTTAATTAAAGATAATGGGTTCACTCTTAAACCTTACACAACAAATATGGTTTGGAAGTATGAAAACGATTAATACATTGACATTTTTATTTTGTCACCTTTTTTAATATCTAATTTTTGACAAGTACCACCAGCAACTTCTAGTACCTTATCACCAACCCCCCCATATTGTTCACAAGCATATTCATCATCACAAGGTAAACAGTTATGGTGTACTTCTGTTATAGTATCATTATCTATGAATATTATATCTAACATTTCAATACACTCATACATCCAAAAACTTTGTTTTCCATTACTTGGCATAATAAAAAACATACCATTAAAATTCATGTTGAATGTTTTGTGTTTCATTCCTTCTTGAACAGATTGAGGGGTTACGCAAACCTTACATCTAAATTGATTATCGTGTATAAAAATATTCATATAGTATAAATACAATTAAAAAGAATAAAAAATTTGTATTTTAAAGTAACTTTTGGTGTACATAGTTATATTTATATTTACTTCCGTAAAAAATCAATTTTTTTCATTTAAATATTTGACAAAACAATTTAATATAATTAGATTTGTAAAACAATTAGGAAACGTCCTAACAATAAATTGAAATATTAACCTTTAAACTCAAAAAAAATGGGTGAAAACACTGAAGTGGTTGAGAACGTAATGTACTACTACTACGGAGCAAAAGGGGAGAAGTTTTACACACCTAACGGTGAGTTTGCTACTGATCAAGCTAACAAATACGGAACACACGAGGTGTACGTAGAAAAAGTTTAAAAAAAAGTTCATAAAGTACTTGTCTAAATAAAAAAAAAGACTTAACTTTGTAAAACAAATCAGGAAAAGTCCTGAAACGTTCTTTGAAAATCTAAATCCGACCGAAACAGTCGTCACATTTAAAAGAGAGACTTAACACCTCCCTTACTTTAAGAGTGAAACTAAATTAAGTCATTGGGCCGTGTATGGTCCATTAAAATAAACTACGAAAGTAGGATAAAGTGAACCTAACGTGTAATGGGTTTGCGTCTTGGTGAGTCTTCGGACTTGTTGAGATTGAGTACACAAGCGGGATACCGTTTAATCTTTAGTACCGAGGGCAACGCTGTAGGGAAAGTGGTTAGATGAATTGGCAATGTGGGTTGTCAGTTTGAGATGGGAACATCAATAGGAATAACTCGTAGGGATATTGCAAAAAATAAGGTTATCCAATTTTATTATTGCGTGTTCCATTATGATAGGATACTTAAAACCGAAAGGTATGTTGGTGTACAAGTGGTGTTGTTACTAACCTTGATTGAACCTTACCAAAGGTTAAATCTCGAAGTAGTCTTGAAATATTGAGATGGGGACATTTCACGAAGCAGTTTGGTATTTCGTTGTTCAAAAGACAACGAATCTGAAAGACGGACCACTGCTTTGGTCAATCCACAACACAAAAACTTTTATGGAAAAGGTAAAACTAAAACTAAAAAGCAAAAGTGTTCGTCAGGTAATAGTGAAAGGTGACTACATAGTAATGAGCCGTTCATTGCATCGTTTAAACCGCAAGTTTAACGATATTCTTACCAAAAACCTCTATTCCCGCAAGGAAGAGTTGGGACGGCAGTCTCGAAGAGAGTTGAGTAATGAGAGAGTAGCTAGTACCTCAAGGAGTGATTCACCTAAATAATCGTCACTGAGAAATACCATTCAAAAGATGGTGGATAAGAGTAGAAACAATAATGACTCTAAAGATTCTCAACAAAAACTGTAATCTCAGGTTTTTATTTTTAGGTTTAAAATCTTATAAGGAAAAAAATTGATGGATACAGATAATATTTGTATCCATTTTTTTGTGCATTAAATTTTTTTTTCTATCTTTGATGTATGGAAAACGGGGACAAAATAGGAAAGGCAATCTCAGACACACACATTAAGTCTGTTAAAAAACTAACTAAAAATATGTTAATTAGACCATTACAAAATGATGGGTATTATTTGGATAGTGATCTAAATAACTCAGTGATTAAAATTAAATCAGTTAGAAAGTATTCACACAGACATACACAATGGTTAGAAAATAAAGAAAAATACGTATACGAAATTGATGTCATTGTTGATATGAGATCTCAGGGAGAATACTTTTATTATGGAAGTAACCGTTATTGTCAACGAAACGCTAAAACACACAACAAATACTACAGAAACGCTATTTTAGGTGCAGTAACACAAGAACTAAAATATTTTGGAATTGATAACCGTGAAATGAATATAGTTATTTCAAAAATTGAGTACAAAGAAATTTGATAATTTAAAAAAAAGGTATTACATTTACATAAATCAAAGATATGGCAACACTAAAACACGTAACGATTGTTCACCCTAAATACGGGGAAGTTTTGAATGAGACATTTATGGATGACGTACAGTTCAAATTGTTTTTAAAAATGATACACGCATCCATAGAGTTAGGTGATAACCTTTCAACGTTTAACGGGAAAGACTTTTTGATTCACGTACCGGCACAAATGTTAAAGGAGTGTATGGTAATCGGTCTAGCAAAGGAGGTGTCCATGGCTGAAATGGTGGTTGCAAAATCCAAGTTAGAGGGGTAGTTTCTTTGTTTCTCTTTAAAACAAAGTGGTGGTAGTTCGAAACATAATCCGTTTCGGCCCTGAAAGGTGAGAGAAATCTCACCTTTTTTTATTTATGTGATATTTATTAAAAAAACATCATGAGAAATAAGTTTATAATCACTGAAAGTGAAAAAAATAGAATTTTAGGTTTACATAAACAAGCAATAAAACAAGTTCTTTCAGAACAAGAAGTTAAGCAAGGAGGAAAGGGTGACCCTTATCAATATAAAAAAGAAGGTAATAAATATTATTACGCATCTAAATCAGAAGGATTAACGCCTAATTGGAGAGAACAAACTAACCCAAAAGGAATTGAGGCTATTTGTACAAGAGTCTTTGGAGAACCTGCAGGTTGTTCAACAGGTACAGGTGGTGGTACCACACAACAAAATTTAGGAACACAACAATCGACAAGTGGTGGTATGGATAGTGGAGTAACCGCAGGAGGACAAACAATTATTGATGGTGTATCACCTTCAGCTCTTGGTGCTAATTGTACGAAGATAACTGTGATAGGTAGTTTTGCTGCCAAAGTAACGTCAAATCCTGCAAACATTACAAATTTTATTAATAAAGTTAAAGCTGAATTACAAAATAATCCGGCAGTTAGTAAAGACTATGCTGCGGGTAAGGCGTACATTGCTGGAATTAAACTTATAGGTGGGGCAAGTAACAAGTATTCTAAGGTTATAAAACCTGAAATGGACAATAATTATAATGTTCAACCATATCCTGATAATGTTTCTTATAGTGCATCAGACGGACTTAAAAACAAGGAACTTGCGGTTCAAAGAGCCAATGGTTTATATGCTGAACTACAAAAACAGTTACCGGCAATAAAATTAAATTTTGGACCAAATGTGACTGCACAAGTTGTTGGTTATACTGTTGATACAGGAGGTAACATCGACTCGACAAGAGACACGTCAAAATACAAAAATCCGGGACAAGTCGTAATAGTAGAAATGGATGTATGTGCAACGGCATCAAGTAGCTCAACAGATAATACACCAAAAGACCCAATTGGAGGTAAAATACCAAATAATATTGATGAGTTCAAAAAATTAGGTAGAGATGGGTTTGTATTAACCGGCGCTTATTTCTGTAACGGTAAAAACTCATTAAATGCTGGAGCACAAGCAAACACCTTTGATTCGTGTGGTCAGGTACAACTTCAGGTAGACAAAGATAAAAAATCGGCAGACTCACACATGTCTAGTTACGAGATTAAATATCAAATGAACGTAAATGGTCAACCATACGTTAGACCTGTTGTTAGGTGGAAAATATATTGGGACACAAATAATAAAATTACAAAAGTTTTACAACAACAAGTAAATAAAGAGTATGATCCAAAAGGTATCTTCCCAAGTAAACAAATTGACCCAAATGACGAATTCTTCAAGTTAGCATTGAAAGCCGGTAACCCTGACGCTCCTGATACTAGATTCGATAAATTTATTAAACCATATTTATAAAATATGAACATTAACCAAATCATAAAAAAAGTATTAAACGAAGAATTTATTAATGATTCTTTAATCTATGAGGACATATTTGGATCGGTTGAAGAAGTTAATTTTTTAAACGAGGCTGAGTATCAGGGAAGAAATATTCAACTTGGTAAGATTATGCAAGGAGACATTAAAAAGTTCAAGGTGTACGTTAAAAACGACAAAGGAAAGGTTGTTAAAGTAAACTTTGGGTTTGGTGGTAAATCAGCACATGGTAAACGAATGGTTATAAAAAAGAATAATCCTGAACGTAGAAAATCGTTTAGGGCAAGAATGAACTGCGATACTCCTGGACCAAGATGGAAACCAAGATATTGGGCATGTAAATCATGGTAAATTTATAAAACAATAAACTATTTATATTAAAAAAGTAAAAATGAAAAGTTACACAAAAATTAGACAAATGCAAGAATTGAATAAAATTGCAGAAAAAAGATTTATTCAAGAAAGTAAACAAAGAATTGAACCATTAAATGAAGGATGGTGGGATAGATTAAAGGCAAACGCTGCAGGGTTCTTTAGTCGATTTAAAACGTTTGGACAAAATCTTGGATCAACATTTGCTGGAGGATCCCAATTAAATCCTGCACTTGAGGCGGCATATAGTAGAGTTAGAAACAGAGCAAACTCAATGCAAAATGAATTAACTGAAATGGAAAACGATTTGTCGCTTTTATATGATGAAGCAAACAAAGAAAAAGTTGAAAAAAGAGTTGAAAAATTAGGAACAACAAGACGAGGAGAAGATATTGAAAATAGAATGGAAAAATTAAATGAAGGTATGAAAGCATACTCTGAAGCGATATCCCAACTGAAAGGAATAAATCAGGGGTTTTTAGAAACCGTTAAATCCGCTTAATACTATATTAGATGAATAAAAGTTTTTTGATTACCGAACAAGAAAGAAAACGTATTATTGGAATGCATACTTATGCAACAAGAACACAACATCTTAATGAAATTTACGAAGGAGGAATAATTCAAGAAGGTGATGATTTATGTGAAATTATTTGTAAAAGAAAAATGGCAGCATACGGATCAAATGGCGATGCGGTTAAAGAAATACAACACGCACTTGCTAAATGTGGTTACAATGCAAAGTACGAAGGTGGTGGAATGAACACCGGTTGTGCAAAAGATAAAAATAGTTGTGATGGAAAATTTAGACAACATACAAGAGATGCAGTAAAAGAGTTTCAAAAAGATAACAAATTGACTGTTGACGGTAAAGTTGGTTACAACACTTTAATGTCATTACAAGAAGAAGGATGTATTGATTTACCTGATTGTAAATGTGATGATGATAATAATCAAAAACAAGACAATGATTTAAAGTTTGATGACCCTAAAAAAATGTTAGATGATGTTAATTGTGATACATTAAAAAAATGTGTTTACGATCACATTATAATGGTTCCTGTTCCTGATTATAATAAATTTAATAAGTGTATTGGGGTTGGACAAAAAGATGATACAGATCTGAAAGACAATATTAATTTAGATAAAGATGGGTTTGTTGAGGGATGTACATGGCATATAAGAACAAACGACACAACACAAGGATATAAACGCATAATTGAATGTCCTAAATCTTTAAATTGTATGCCTGGACCAAATAAAGATATGAAATATTGTAATTCTAAAGCAATAAAAGCATGTGAGGCTAAAAAATGTACTAATATAACTTACTAATGAGCAAAATTATTATAACAGAAAAACAATTGGAACGAATGGTTAAGATCCTTAAGGAAAATAATCAGGACGGTTCTTATATGGCGAAACAACAACTTTTTACAATGGCAACACTATGTTATAAAATGTGGGAGTTAATGGAAGAAGGTGATGAACTTGAGGATTGGATGGAAACCAAAATTGCACAAGCGGAACAATCTGTAACTGCAGTTGTAAAATCATATATGTACGATGAGGTTGAAGGTAAAATGAAAGGAGCAAACGACATTAATTTTGATCAGATAGTTATTGGTAGATAATACTAATTATGTTTAATAATCCCCCCCTTTCTTTATTGACTGGGGGTTTTTTATTTCTTATATTTATAAAAAAATAAAGATATGTACGTAATAGTTAAACACGTTAAAATGAATTCAAGCCCTATGAGTAGGAAAGTTCCTGTAATACTTTTAAATAGTGATACTGAGGTTTGGGAGTTTGAAACTGAAAAAGAGGCTGAAGAAATGAAAGAGATTTTCCAAACCAATTCAGATTCGGGACACGTTTACGAGGTTAAGAAACTCTAATAATATGGTTCCGTAGCTCAGTTGGATAGAGCAACTCACTTCTAATGAGTAGGTCAATGGTTCGAATCCATTCGGGATCACTAACACAATTTTATGGAAGAAATTTTAGAATTAATACACAATGAGTTCATAAACTCTGAAGATTACTACGTGTTTTTACGTAGGTTGGAGGAAGAACAAGAAGAAGAATATTTAAAAATAAATGACAAAAACACTTGTCAAATAGAAAAAAACAACTAAATTCGTACAAGAATTAAAACTTTTAGAAACAACGATATATTTATAACAAGATGAAAACAACTAATAGACATATGAACATTTGTAACCCGAGCATTCAGTGGTCGTTTAACGTGTATCGTACGCTTAAGTCGCATATTAGGGCATTTTCATTTATGAGTTGATAAAGATTAACTAAAAATATAAAAGAAATATAAGACCCGAACTCAAAACAGTTCGGGTTTTTTTATACCCAAAAATTCGGTTCCTTAGTATAGTTTGGTAATACCCCGGCTTTGTAACCCGGAGTCGTCAGTTCGAACCTGACAGGAACCTCAAAAGAAAAAGTTCTTTGAAATATTGGCTTTATTTTGTTCCCTCGTCTAATGGAAGGACACGCGGTTTTGGTCCGTGGAATTGGGGTTCGAGTCCTTGGGGAACAACAATAAGGAGAGATGGTAGAGTTGGTTTATTGCACCGGTCTTGAAAACCGGAGAACTTCACGGTTCCGCGGGTTCGAATCCCGCTCTCTCCTCGAATCAATACAGAATGAATGATACGAATCCTCAAAGTTCGAAAGGAGTCAGGGTATTGATTTTTTAACTAGGGTAGTTGACTAATTGGTAAGTCACCACGTTTGGGACGTGGACGATGTCGGTTCGAGTCCGGTCTACCCTACTATAAATAAATAAACAAATAAAAAACAAGTATCATGGAAAGTGACAAGTATGACAAGAGTCGTAAATAGAATCCCTCGAAGCTTTAAAGTGAAGCTTTCCGCTTTTAACGGAAAGAAGTCGGAGCGTTACCGTCCGGGGGAACAAATTTTAAGTATTTTTTAAGTTTTATGTGTTTTTTAGGTTCGACTTGATATTTATTAATAAATGGGAATTATGAAAAATTGTATTAAATGTCAAAAAGAGTTTGAACCAAAAAAAGGTTTGATTAGTTATTGTTCTTTAATGTGCCGTAATAGTAGGGTGTGGTCAGAAAAAGATAAGGAAAAAAAATCTAAATCAAACAAAAATTCTGAAAAAGTTAAAGAAGCAAATAGAAAAAGACCTGATGGTTTTTGGAACCAAATCGCGGAAAAAAGAAAAGAAAACGATAAGATAAAAATTATCAATTCAAAATATGAAGATTTAAAATTCGAATCACTAAAAAAAAGGATTTACTATGAACAAGATGGTTCATGTAATAAATGTGAATTAAAAACTTGGATGGGGGTTGAAATTCCATTAGAGTTAGAACATAAGGACGGAAATCACTTTAATAACCAAAGAGAAAATTTAGAGTTACTTTGCCCAAATTGTCACGCATTGACTGACACATGGAGGGGTAGAAATAAAACAAAACAACTTAGAAATAAAATTTCAGATGAAAAACTTTTAAATGTCTTATTAATACATAATTGGAATATGAGACAAGCATTAATAGAAGTTGGTTTAGCGGCTAAAGGGGGAAATTATAATAGATGTCACAAGTTAAAAAAAGAATACCAAAATTTGAAGGATTAAAAATTTAGTAAAACTGAGCGATTTATACCAAAAAATGGTTATATTCGTAAAGAAAAACTAAAATAAGCACTCTTAGCTCAGTTGGTAGTAGCGGTTGTCTTACATACAACAGGTCACAGGTTCGAATCCTGTAGGGTGTACGAGGAGACCGTTACTAATTCATAGTCCTTATGTGACGACGGAATCATAGAATTAGATTTTTGGGAGAGTTGAGCAATTGGTTGGCTCAGCAGACTGTAAATCTGTCGCGAAAGCCTTGGGGGTTCGAGTCCCTTCTCTCCCACGAGTGAAAAATGTCGGTTCGAGTCCTCCCTTAGTGTAATTAGGTAACACGTTCAAGTATTGGACCAGAAGCTTAAGTGGTTATAAGCTTTCTCCTGTTAAGCGAGGGATAGTAGGTTCGAGCCCTACCTGACCCGCCAAAGATACAATGTTGGGTTCCCCAGTGGTAACGTCTCGAGTAAGTAGACCACAAGAATCTAGTAAGAAGTGACAGATGGGTTCATCACGACTAAAGTATCGACCACCGAGACGCTGGCGAGCTGAGGGGGTGGTTAAGAAATACTCCTAAATACGCACCACGGCACATATACCCTCCGCCTGATACGCGGTTGAAAGGTTAATTGGTTTCATGTAGGTTCAATTCCTACTGTGCCGACAAAGAGGAGTAACTTGCGTAGGAGCCTTGGGGAACTGCAGTCCCACTACGCTCTTTGGAAGATAAACCCTGATGGGGATGGGGTCCGCCTGCTAAGCGAGATGTACCTTCGGGTATTTGGTTCGATTCCAATATCTTCCGCAATAACCCGTATGATCAGGGATCAAAGTTGGCTCATATCCGACTTGAGGTTGGTTCAAGTCCAACATACGGGACAACATGGTGTATGTAGCTCAGTTGGCAGAGTGCTTGATTGTGGTTCAAGAGGTCGCAGGATCGTAACCTGTCATACACACAAAAGAATTTACAACGGACAAGGCTTAGGCAAGTGAGTTGAGAATGAGTCGTAGGAGATATAATCGTTTGGACTACAAAAAGTTTGATACAAGAGATTGGTGGGATGCGAGTGGTTGACCAAAATTCTTTAATTACCCACATAGTTCAACTGAAGAGAACACCCGACTACGGATCGGGAGATAGGAGTTTGAATCTCTTTGAGGGTACAAAAGATGATACAAAACGTAGAATGACAGACGTGGAGAGACGTGTCGTAAGGGTACACACTAAGGATAGGTATTCAATCTTAATTGTATTGATGTAATAACCCGACTCTCTAATGGTGTGTGAAGCATCGTAGTGATACGAACCCCAGATTCCTGATAAAGTCATTTATCATCTTTTATTTGCCCCCATCGTCCAACTGAACAGGACGTTCCCCTTCTAAGGGAAAGATCGGAGTTTGAATCTCTGTGGGGGTACGGATCCGATGTCGGTCCCGAGATAGGTCGGGCAATTTACATGGTACAGACAAGGTGTCGGTCAGGTTTCCAAAACCTCGACGGGTTAGTTCGATTCTAACACCATGTGCTAAAATTAAATTTTGCCAATTAAAAAAGATTTCGTATCTTTACAGTATGAAAGACGCACTACCATATTGTACTACAGGAAAAGCCATTAAAGGTTATGAAGAATCTGCAATCGCAAAAAATGAAACCAACGATTGTGTTGTAAGAGCATTTGCATCTTGTTTTGATGTATCTTACGATTACGCTCACAAATACGTTAGAGAAAATTTTTATCGTAGAGATCGTAACGGTACTTATGGTACTGTAGATAAAATGACTAAACTTGCAGAAAATAGAAGTCAAGTAAACTACAAAAAAGTTAAGTGTGTTGGTAAAGTAAATAATAACAACAGACGAACTTTGGAGTACGAGGTTAAAGTAAATGGTGAAAGAGTTAAACGTAAAATGACTGTTGGTACATTTGCAAAACAAAACCCTGTTGGGACATTCTTTATGTTAGTTAGTCGTCACGCCTTCACAATCAAAGATGGTGTGGTAATCGGTAACCACGAGGACTCAACCAAGAAAAAACGTATATTACTACATGCGTTTGAAGTTAAATAAGGATAGGTAGCTCAGTTGGTAGAGCTCAGGATTGAAGCTCTTGGAGTCGGGGGTTCGAAACCCTCTCTGTCCACAAAAAAATAGAAACAATGAACAGAGTATTTAGAACGGTTAATGGTGATACGGTTCCTGATGTGGTAAATCACACCTTAGACGTTTTAAAGGAATGTCCTTGGGTTGAGATACACATCGGTACAGATTCACAAAACCACAGAAGAAGTACCGTATACGTTACGGTAATTGCTTACAGGTATGGAAATCGTGGTGTCCACTACATCCTTCATAAACAAAAGGTTAAGAAGATTAAAGATAAGTGGACACGATTATGGAATGAAGCTGATTATTCAATTGAGGTTGCCGAATGGTTAACTCAAAAAGTAAAAGTTAAGGTTGAAATAGATTTGGATTATAACTGCGAAGAAAAACATTACAGTTCAAAACTAGTTCCTCCCGTTGTTGGGTGGGCAACGTCGTTAGGTTACAAAGCAAATATTAAACCTGACAATCAAATTGCAACAAGAGCGGCAGATCACCACTGCCGTTAAAATATGTAAGTGTGGGTGAGTGGTTGAAACCGCCGGTCTGCAAAACCGGTATACGAAAGTATCACGTCAGTTCAAATCTGACCACTTACTCAAAAAAATAGGTTCAAAATTCGTTATAAACTCTTTTTTGTAATATTTATTTATATGAAATGGACGAAAGAAAAGGACGAGGAATTGGAAAAATTAGTTGACGAAGGGGTTAGATACCAAACTATTGCTAACCTTATGGGTGTAACATATCGATCAATTATGAATAGATCCAATAGGTTAGGGATTAAAACTGTTTACCATAAAAAAATAACTTGTCTTAATTGTAGTGATGAGTTTGATGGGTTAATATCCCATAATAGGAAATTTTGTAATAGTTCTTGTGCTGCAATGTTTAATAATAAAGGTAGAGTTGTTAGTGAAGAACAAAAACAAAAAGTTAGAGAAAAATTAATTAAACCTAAAAAAGAAAAGATTACTGAATCTAAGATTTGTCGATTTTGTAAGGAAAGTAAGGTTATTGAAAAACACAAATTAATTTGTGATAATTGTAAAACTAAATTTTATAAATTTTATAAACCTTTGTGTGTTTTTGATTTTAATATAAAACAGTATGTTGAAAAATTTGATTTAACTATTGTAAATGAATATGGATGGTATAGTCCTAAAAATAAAGGTAATAATTTAGGTGGAGTTAGTAAGGATCATATGTATAGTGTAAGGGAGGGTTTTATAAATGGAGTTGACCCTGAAATCATTAAACATCCTGCAAATTGTAAATTATTATTACATAGTGAAAACAATAAAAAGAATTATAGTTGTTCAATAACACTTGATGAGCTGAAAGAAAGAATTAAAAATTGGTAATATAAATGCCTCCGTGGTGGAATGGTAGACACGTCAGATTTAGGATCTGATGCCAAGCGGTGTGAGAGTTCGAGTCTCTCCGGGGGTACAAATAAAAAAAAGTGAAGATGGAAAAGTTGATGACAAATAAAGAAGGTGAGTTCCTATATGTTTTTGATATGGTTGAAAACAATAAGGTTATAGGTTCTAATATTGTGTGGAGTAAAAACCTCATCCATGCAAAGGCAAGTGTTAAAAAAAGGTTTAGTAATTTTAATATTGATGAAGATTCGTTTAAAAGGTTAACTAAAGATGAATACCACACAATGATGGAAGAACAAAAAACCAAAAAACTTGAGAAAAAAAGAAAGTGGTAAATAATATTTTATACCTTTGTAAAAAACAAATGAGATGAAGACATATGATCAACATAAGATGAAAAGAACACAAGTAAGAAAGGATCAAGTTGAGGATGGATTCTTTGATGGGAGATTTGTATCTAGAGTTGAAACGCCAAAGAATCTTTATAATAGAAAAACAAAACACAAAAAAACGTTCTTATAATTAATTGGTGATATGAAATCATTTAAAGACATAGTATTTAAACCCCACCCAAACTATGAGGGGTTACACGGACTATTATTTTTCCCTAATGGGTATGGTATATCTGTTGTTAGGTTTAAGTTACCAAGTCCCACATCTAAAAAAGGTTTTAGATATGGTTCATATACATCAGATGAAAGTGAATGGGAAGTTGCAATACTTTATGGTGACGAACATGATTGGGATATAACATATAATACACCAATTGCGGAAGATATTATTGGAAACCAAACTGAAGGAGAAGTAGATTGGATAATGATTCAAATTCAAGAACTATGA